GTTTAAAATAAATAATAATGGAAAGAAAAATAATATTTGCAGTGTAATTAAACATTAGGGGCAAATCCATTTTAGGCAAAATATAAATAAATGTAAATATTTCGCCAATAAACCACATTGCAATAAAACCCCAAGTTAATCCATCGCTGGATTTTGTTTTGTAGGATTCTATGGCTTGCGGTAATCCGCAAAATGCCAATAATATAGAACCCAGCCAACCTAACATTTCCATGATAATCACCTAACAATTAAATCTGCCGTAATATGGATATTATACGGCATTTCATAATGATCGTCAATATCATATCTCTTGCCGTTGTAAAAAAACAATAGCAAGAGAATAATCCACATAATCCGATTAATATTAACGTGCGACATAATGATTTTTTACCTGAAATTTTTGCCAGTCATAAGCCATAATCTTAGATTGCCAATCGCGTTTTTTGATAATATTAGTCAAAATCGGCAATTCAAAATCTCGCGCATCTTCAAGGGCAGTATGCGGCTCATCAATAAGATTATTATTAATAAACCCGCAAACAGTTTCGGCATTGGTTTTGAATGTCATATTGCCATGCTTGCTCACATTATTAAATAGGTGATTATCGAGGGCAAATTGACGATACTTTTTAGTATTGCAAATATTACCTACAGAGGCTTGCCACAAACAAAAACGATTATTAAAACCAGTCAAATCAATACCAGTATTGGCACATTTTGCAACATCGAACGCGAGATTATATGCAGTAAGTGTAGGATTATATTTGCCAATGGCTTGATTAATCCATTTATTAATTGCATTAACTGAAGCAAGCATACGGACGCCAGATTCTAGCATAGCAGAATATTGCGCTTTGCGTTTTTGCAAACCAGCATAACCCCAAATGTCATTAGATTGTTTATCGTGGAATAATTCCATTGCATCATAATGCCCGTGAACCAAAACCGCGCATTGGTTATAAATATTACCATTGCGATCACAAATAACAATTGCAAAATCTGCAACAGTATCATTAATGGTTGTTTCAGTATCGAGAATGGCAAAATATTGTTTGCGTGACATTTATTAAGTCCGTAAGTTGAAAACAGTTTGTATTATACACAAAAAATCGACCATGACAAGCCCAGTGCAAAAATACAACATAGGGGAAAACACCTATTGACACGCGCCCAATTATACTAGTATAATTGGCGCCCCTGTTGTTTTAAAACAACAGTGGGCTTGTTTCACGTGAAACATTAGTCGCGGCTTATATACCACGATTCCAATATAAAGTAAACCGCAAAAAATATAATAAAACCCAAAAACCACATAATAACCTCAGTCATAATTAATGCCCCTGTTTGCTTGGAATATAAACACCGCGAATATTGAAATAATCGCAAACTGATTTTAGATAGCTTACATTATCTTCGTAAAACACGCAATTATCACGATTTACATTAGGCAACATCTCGAAAACCTTACGCAAACCATTAATTTTTAATGTACCGCCTGAAATAGTTTCACCATCAGGACGGGAAATAATATAATCAGGATCGCCTAGTTTCTCAGTAACAAATGCATAATCAGGGGCACGCATAACGCGGGCAGTAGCGATAACGACAAAACAGCTAGCATCTGCCAAGTCTCGCTTGTAATTTTCGGCAAGGGGTAGCAGAGAATCAGAACCCGCGCGATATTCATTTTCGCGCCAATAATTGAGGTCAATACGCTCACCATTGGCATCAGCAATTGTGCGATACCGATGCAGAGAACAAACGATTGTGCCATCCATGTCATATATTGCAATCCTTGAAATCATGTAATTACTCCGAAAAATATTGAGCCAATGCCGAATTATACTCGATCATATTTGCAAATGTCAAGCCGTGACGCTTGCAAAATTCTGCAAATTCTGCAATCTGTTTTTGTGTGTAGTTTTCTGTTTTCATGCCTCAATTATAGCGGTATGCGCGAACCTGTCAACCTAGGACAAACCCTAATATGCAAAAATACAACATAGGGGAAAGTACCTATTGACACGGGCCAAAATTATATGTTATAATTTTGGCGCCAATAACCCCACAGATTGTGGGGTTATTGTGGTTACCATGAGTCTATGCTATCGTATCCATAATCCTCATCAGTACCCCAACCTGCGCTAGCCAATGCGCTAGCGTGATCGCCATCCATATCCCCAGGATCAGCCTCATCAGATTCAAGCGAATCAATCATGCCATCCCAAATGGCTTGCTTGCCATCATTATCCGACAATTCCCATTCACGCCAAAAGTCATAGCTTGGACGGAATCCATATGCATCCTTGTGCAAATCAGAAACTTCGCGTTCGACAAAAGTGTATTCCATAATTTCCTCAGTGAGTTAGTGCGCGATAAACTTGCGCGGAGTCTACATTATATCTGTTTCCTACAATTCGGGAAGCATCATGCATACCCATGCCCGTAACTTGCATCAGTTTGCGAGCAACTGCAATTGCTATTTGAAGTCTAAGCCACATTTCTGTTCTCCTGTCTATGTGTCCATTATACACAAAAAACCGACCATGCAATAGCTTGTGCTAAAATACAACATAGGGGTTTATCCCTATTGACACCTCCCATTTTACTATAGTAAAATGGCGCCCTGTTGCAAAAAAGCAACAGTGCGGGGATTATTCTTCGTCAACCCCTTCTATATAAATCTCAGTAAGATTAAAGTCCTTTTCCATTTTACGGGCATATTTCTTAAAATATTTGCCGTGGGTTTCTTGTTTCTTATTCTCCTCTTGCCATGCATGGATTAGCTCATGTGCAATCAGAGTATCTAAACCCCTAGTAATTTCTTTATAGAAAATAGTAATCTTATGTTCTTTGAGCCTACCTGTTTTGTCAGAATACTCAGGTTCATATTCTGCCTCAGCATATTTATTCTTACGAGTAATAATGCGTAGGTTAACTGGCTTCTTTAGCCCAAGATACTTAATGTAGCTATATAGATTGTTCATAGTCACATTGTAACATAGTAAGCATACAAAAAGAACAATCCTATAAGAATTGCTTTAAGGCCAATTATATAAGCCCAAAATTCGATGTCATATTTGTTCATTTTGATTTCCTTAAAGTATGCCTATATTATATCACAGTGCAATAGCCCTGTCAAGTGTAGGGGCATAAGCCCCTACATTGTATCAGGATTTCTCAGCCCTGATAAAATCCGCAATCTTAGCGAGTGCAGTTTTATTTGCCTTAGTCAGAGAATCTACATCATTCTCAGACAAGCCTAGGGCAGAGCCAATGAAGTCAGCGTGAACATCCTTCTTAATAGGCTTCTCTCCAGTTTTGCTAACATAAGCCTTAGCCTGATATACTTTCTCCCGTGAGAGTTTAGCTACCACGCTACGCACAGTCTTACCCATATCGCTAGCAATTTTCTCAACGCTAACGCCAGCCTGATAATCAGCGATCATGCTAAGAGTTTGCTCAGGGGTATAGTTTACAGTCTTTGCAGTCATTTCGATTTCCTTTCCTAACAGTGAACCTCTAGTATAGCACAACAAATAACAATTGCCAATAGTATTTTTCTATCGCATACATAAATATAATAGAAAAAATCAATGATGAACTACTTGACAAAATAAAAAGATATGGTACAATATAGGGGGGTTATAAGACTATCAAAAGTTGAATACTCACACAACCCCCTCACACGCGGCCTGTATGGGATTTTTCTAAAACCACTAAGGTGCCAAAATTAGCACTTGCTAAAAAATACCCAAACTGCTATAATCGTACAAAACAGGAGTGTAAAAAATGAGTGCTCAAGATCACAAAACCAAGCATAGTTCCCGTATACATAAAAGCCAGTGCAAACAATTAGAACAACAAAAAATAGCTAAACTGCATGGCATAGAGGACACAAGCAAGCATTACTACAACAAGCACCATGCCCTAGACTGTGGCAATCCAAAGTGTGTTATCTGCGGTAATCCCAGACGCAGCCACAAACATACACTCACCTACCAAGAACAAAAATTTTATCAGTATGTAGAGGATACAGATGACAACACACCTACCGGCCGAGACCCTAAAGATCAGCCCTGAGGCACTTGAGGTAGCCAATGCATACTTGCAACTTCAAGACGCCCGCAAAGTTGCACACGAACTGGACATTGACCCTGAACTGGTAACCAACTACCTGGATCGCCGTGAGGTCAAGCAGTATATTGACATGGTGTTTCACGACATGGGCTACAACAACCGATTCCTTATGCGTCGTGCAATGGACGCACTTATCAAGCAAAAGTTTCAGGAGCTGGAGGAGTCTGGCGTTGGATCCAGCAAGGACATTGCCGACCTACTACAAATGTCACACAAAATGTCAATGGACATGTTGGACCGCGAGATTCAACTGGAAAAAGCACGTAATCAGGTGTCGGGACCACAAAAGCAGGTAAATGTGCAGATCAATGAGGGCTTGGAGGGTAGCAAGTACGCACAGCTTGTGCAGCGCTTAATGACAGGTGAAGGTATTTAATGTTAACCATTTCAAGACCGGATGTTGAGCGCGACCACATAGTAGACTTTCCCAGTGACAAACGATTTATCAAACTGCCGATCGACAACTACTTAAAACTCTTAGGCATTTACGACACCATTAATCGTCCGCAAATTGCCTTAATCAATGCAGTTAATGACCCCAAGTACCGTTTTATTTGCGCCGCACTTGCCCGTCGCCTAGGCAAAACTTACATTGCTAACGTGATTGGTCAACTAGTAACACTTGTACCCAACTCGAATGTGCTTATCATTTCGCCAAACTACAACTTGAGTTCAATTTCATTTGAACTGCAAAGACGGTTAATAAAACACTTTGACTTGGAAGTTACGCGTGACAACCTTAAAGACAAGATTATTGAATTATCTAACGGCAGCACTATACGCATGGGTTCGCTCAGTACCGTTGACAGTACTGTTGGACGCAGCTATGATCTCATCATATTCGACGAGGCCGCTCTTGGAGAGGGAGGCGAGGCTGCTTTCAATGTAGCACTACGTCCTACCCTGGACAAGCCCACTGCAAAAGCTATCTTTATTAGTACACCTCGCGGTAAGTTGAACTGGTTTAGTCAATTTTGGAATCGCGGCTTTGACGAAGCGTTTCCGGAGTGGGTATCGCTACAGGCGGACTACAGTGAAAATACCAGGATGGCCGAGTCGGACGTGCAGGAAGCGCGCCGCAGTATGTCAAAAGCAGAGTTTGAGCAAGAGTACTTGGCTAGCTTTACCAGCTATGCTGGTCAAATCTACGAACTGCGCGAGGATAATGTCGTTGAGGAGCTACCCAGTGATGTGTTGGAGCATCGTCGTTGCGAGTTTATTGCTGGTTGTGACCCTGGATATCGCGATCATACTGCTTTTGTGGTAGTTGGCTACCACTTTGAGAGTGACAAGTTCTACGTTGTTCGTGACTATCAGGAGTCGGAGCGGACCACCGCCGAGCACGCCAAAGATTTTCAGGCGATGTGTCAAGAGTGGGGTGTAGAGACCATATTTATTGACTCGGCAGCCGCACAGTTTTCAAGCGACCTTGCCTACCAGTATGATTTAGCAACAACAAAAGCTAAAAAAGATGTGCTGCCCGGTATTGCCTACCTGCAAACGTTAATCCAGCAAGGCAGACTAGTTATACACAGTGACTGCAAGCATGTGCTAGCTATGTTGGACCAGTATCGCTGGGATGATCGTGAAGGTCTGCAGCGTGAACGACCAAAACACGACGATTATTCGCACATGGCTGATGCGTTGCGATACGCCCTTTACACCTATGTTGTATAGGTACCACAAAAATTAGTATTGACATAGTAGTGCTGTTGGTGTATAATACATGTATCCGTTTATGTAGGTAAGGGCAGCTGTGGCAAAAAATACAAATAAACGCATACCTGTAAAGTGGGTGCGTGATAGGGCTAAATCGGCCTATGAAAAACAAACAACTTGTTTTATTTGTGGCAGCCAACAAGATTTAGAACTGCATCACCTACATTCAATAACTGTACTGCTGGAACGGTGGGCACAGGCTCAAGGCTATGACATTAGCACTGACGAGGGTATTTTAGCTGTTCGTGATGAGTTTATTGAACAACATCGCGTGGAAATATATGATCAGGTGTATACCCTATGCAACCGGCATCATGTACAACTACACGGAGTTTACGGTAAAACGCCGCAACCTGGTAGCGAACCAAAGCAGGCTCGCTGGATCCAACTACAGCGCGAAAAACACGTTAGTGGTGAAGTAATCAAAACCCCAAGCTATGGCAGCCACTTCAGCGAATTTTGCTAAGGGGTAGCACATGGGCATGGTAACAAATATGCGTCATTGGCTGGTCGAGAAATTGAATCCAGCACAAGAACGTATTGCACAAGGCGAGGGTAGTAACTTAGGCAGCGAAGCCAAGTTGATTACTTATCGTCAGGCATTTAAAAAATTAGAATCTGTAAATCGTAGTGTCAGCATGGTTGTAAACGCAGCTGCTTCGCTAGACTACGATATCAAGGATAAGGTACACGATGGAGTAGTTGGTGGTTTACGTCAAAAAACCTTAAACACTCTACTTAACTTTCGCCCTAATCCTTATCAAAGTGCACTGGAATTTCGTCAGTGCATTTTTACTGACTTGTTGTTGGAAGGCAATGCATTTGTGCATTTTGACGGTACATTCCTGTACCACTTACCAGCAGAAAGCGTAGAAATTATTACCGATACTAAAACTTTTATCAAAGGTTTTAAGTACAATGGTATAGTAGACTTTAAAGAATCTGAAGTATTTTACTTCCGTGATACTAGCAGCGAGAGTATCTATCGCGGAGCTTCGCGCCTGGAAGCAGCCGAGCGCAGCGTAAAAATTTTATACAGCATGCAGCAGTTTCAAGAGCAATTCTTTGATAACGGTGCTGTATTTGGTTTAGTGTTAACATCGGACAACACTCTATCACAAATAGCAAAAGAAAAAACAATCAACTACTGGCTACAAAAATATTCAACTAAAAATGGTGGTAAGCGTCCAATTATTTTGGATAGTGGCTTAAAACCTCACAATATTACTGACGCAAGCTTTAAAGAAATGGATTTTGATCAGTCGATTAAAACCCATAGCGAAAAGATTATGACTGCAGTGGGCGTACCGCCTATTCTATTAATGGGTGGTAACAATGCTAACATTTCCCCTAATTTGCGTTTATTTTACTTGGAAACAATTATTCCAGCTGTACGCAAGTACGTGTCTAGTATCGAACGATACTTCGGATATGATGTGGAACCAATTACAAGCAATGTTAGTGCATTACAGCCAGAACTTAAAGACATAGCGCAGTACCATGCTTCGCTAGTTAATGGTGGCGTTATCACTCCAAACGAAGCCAGAAAAGAGTTACGTTATGATGCAATTGATGGTCATGACGATTTAAGAATACCAGCCAATATTGCTGGTAGCGCTGCTGATCCATCGCAAGGTGGGAGACCACAGCAATAAAGGAGTATTATGGTAGAAAAAGATAAAATACTTTACTTTAACAGTAAATTTACTGCCAAAGCACTACCCAAAGAAGATGATGAAGATCAGAGCATAATGATTGAAGGTTATGCTAGTACCAACGACAAAGACAGACACGGAGACGTAGTCCCAACTGGCGTTTGGGAAAAGGGACTAACAGATTATTTAAAGAATCCTGTTATTCTCGCCTATCATAATCATACGATGCCGGTAGGCAAAATGGTAGAACATAAAGTCGATAGCAAAGGTTTGTGGATTAAAGCCAATATTACTGATGCTGCAGGCGATGTGTACAAGCTGATTAAAAAGGGCGTGTTGAGTGCCTTTAGTATTGGGTTCCGGATCAAAGATGCGGAATACAATACAGCAGCCGAGGTTTTCTTAGTTAAAGATTTGGAACTACATGAAATTTCTGTCGTGTCAGTGCCAGCAAATCAAAACACATTGTTTAATTTAGCCAAGTCATTTGATACTGACGAGGAATATAGTTTGTATAAACAGCAATTTGCACCCGGCAGCGAGTCAGCTAAAGGGCTAGAATCCTCAACGGAAGCAAAGAGCGACATTAAAAAGGAATGGGATATGGATCCAAAAGATTTAGAGAAGCTGCTAGCTGATGCTGCTGCTAAGGCTGCTGAACAAACAGCCAAGGCTTTGATTGAAGCTCAAGAAAAAGCCGCTCAAGAAAAGGCTGCTCAAGAAAAAGCAGAAGCCGAGCTACAAGCTCGTATTAAGGCCGCTGTTGCTGCCGTTACTCCTACAGAAACTGGTGCTGACAAGCTACTGGCCGAAGTCGAGAAGCGTCTAGAAGCAGAACGTGCTGACAGCAAGAAGGCCCTAGAAGGTCTTGAAGCTGCTCTTAAGGAAAAAGCTACTGAACTAGAAGCTATTCAAAAGAGCCGCATGCAATTTGGTGACAACAAGACCGAAATGCAATATGCCGACAAAGAAAAGGCAGTTCTGCTAGCTAAGATGAGTGGCAAGAGCCTAGAGAGCACCAAGTTTGGTAATCAAATGGTTCAAAAGTATGGTGCACACGTACCTAGCGCCACATGGGAACTAGAAGTTAGCCTGCAAATGGAAAATGAAGTTCGCCGTCGTTTAGTGATTGCTCCAACACTACGTGCAATTAACATGCAAACCAATGTTATGACTATCCCTGTAAATCCAGAGGCTGGCATGGCAACTTGGGTACAGAACAACCAGTTCGGTACAAGTGGTAGCACAGGTGGCAATGCTACACACGCCCTAAAGGAAATCACCTTGAACGCATACAAGGTTGCTACAAACGAGTATGTCGCTTTCGAAGAGGAAGAAGACGCTTTGTTAGCAATTATGCCTGTTGTTCGTGACGCCATGGTTCGCCGTGTTGCTCGCGCAGTTGATAAGGCATTCAGCCTAGGTGCTGGTGCAGGTGCCGATCCTGTTAAGGGTCTAGCTTCTTATGACGCAACAAGCGCAGTTACACTTGATATCAGCAATGCTGACAAGCTAACAGTTAACTCACTACGTGCAGCTCGCCGTGATCTAGGTGCATGGGGTCTTGATCCAAGCGAAGTTATCTACGTTGTTTCTACAGAAGGTTACTACGACCTACTAGACGACGCTAACTTCCAGACAATGGACAAGGTTGGCACACAAGCTACATTCTTGACCGGACAAATCGGTACAGTTGCAAACAGCCCAGTACTAGTAAGTGCTGAGTTTGCTAGCAAGGCCGCTGGTGAAGTAGCATGTATTGCTTTCAACCCAGCCAACTTCTTAGTTGGTAATCAGCGTGGTCTACGTGTTGACACAGACGACCTAGTTGAAACACAACGCCGTGTAATGGTTGCAAGCCTACGCACAGGTCTAACACAAGTTACAACTAACAACGGTGCTGGCGTCAGCGCTATTCGTTACGTAGCTTAATGTTATTTGGACAGGGATCTCATGATCCCTGTCTTTTAACTGGATTCTTTGAGTCCAGTTAAAAGACAGGAGGGCTAGTCGATGGCAGATTTAGTTACTAAACAAGAATATAAAACATATGCTGGCATCAATAGCACTAACCATGATGCAGAGATTGATTTTTTAATACCAAAAGTTTCGCAATTAGTAAAAACATATTGCAAGCGAACTTTTGTAGACTACTTTGATGAAGCAAAGATTGAGCTATTCAAGGGCGGTCATCAAAACCTAATACTAAAAGAAACACCAGTTACACAAGTGATTAGTGTTGAACGCAGTACAAATTACGGGCAAACCTACAGCAAGCTAACTAAGTTTAGCGACTGGGTTCAGGATGGTGATAATATAGTATCACTACACGCGACAGGAGTTTGGCCAGAACTGATTAACGGATACAAAGTTACTTACTTTGCAGGTTACGAAGTAGTACCACCAGATCTAAAGTTAGCAGTGTTAGATTTGCTCACCTACTACAGAAAAAATGATGGTGCAATACACAGTAGTAAGGCACCTGGTACAAATAGTGTACAAATTGAATATGTAAGCACTACAAACTTACCAGCACATATTAAGCGTATATTTGACCAGTATGTTGCGGATTATACATGAGTGTAGCACAATTTTCACCAATACTTCGTCAGCGTATTCTGGACATTTATGGTGACGGCTCTAATAAAATAGACTTAGCCAGTTTCAAAGGCAAGACTAGAAAACAAATATTTAAAGAAGTACCTGGCACAAAAGATTTAAGAAAAAAGTTTGAAGCATCAGATTACCATACTTCCAGTTTAACTATAGACGGCATGTCAGCACTATCTAAAAGAATAGTGGAAACTATGGAAGAAAGTAATGTTAAACAAATAGTTGCCAACTTCTTAAATAGTCCTGAGTTTTTCTTTGATTTCGTTAGTTACATAGAAAACGAAAAAAGAGCCAAAGTATCTGAATACTCTGTAACGGATATAAGATTAGAGAATGTACCACAAGATACATTAAAAAACTACTTCATAGATTATATTAGTAGTAATTTAAAACAAGTACCTAAATCTGTAATAGATAACATCAGAGAAAATGTACAGTCAGGACACCTTGCCGGTATATTCTTTCTAAAGCTAAAAGTGGCCCTGGGCGTAACTGCAAAAACCAGTACGAGTGTAGAGGCCACATACAGAGACTTCACAGTCAGCATGCCAGGACTAGAAGATCCGCAAGCACTACAAGCACTGGACTCTATTTTAAAAGCTGTATTAGATGCAGACTACTTAACCAGTAATCTGGTAACTGAATCTCAAGTATTTATAGATGCTACTAAGTATGCATTGGGAGAGAATCCTAGGTTAATAACTGAACTACAGTTTACAGCCGATAACGAGGCCGCAGGAAGATTACTTCAGCAAACAGGTAAGTATTTAAATAATTTAATACAAGCTGCCGGAAAAGGCGAAACTGGAGTTACGCAAGAAGCTATTAAAAAGCTAATACAATCCTTACAGCCTGTAGTAGATGTTATACTGCAAAAAGCGCAAGAATTAAAAGAGCCGCTAAAGCAGCAAGGAATATACGATCAAATAGTTAAAAATGCAAATTTTTTAGCTAACAATTTAATAAATGCACCAGGTTCTGTTACTATAAAAGATGGCATAGGTAAATCTATAGCCAGTATTATAAAAACAGGCGCGGCAGCAAAAGAAACAAAAACTAAAGTCAAACCTAGACCTATTATTACTAAGCACAAAGAAATTATTAATATAAGTAAGGTTGCAAAAGATTTTAAACAGGCAGTTGACAAAGTAAAACAGTCTGTTAAAAAGAATAAGGTGGCAAAAACTGTTGCAGTTAAATCAGCCGCAATTAAGCAAGTTTCTAATATTACTAGCTTACAGAAGATTTTAGATGGAAGTCTAGTAGAGCAAGTCAAGCGTAATATGGGTACCGGTAATCGTCGTGATATACTCAATCTACGTACCGGCAGGTTTGCTGAAAGCGTAAGAGTAGAACGACTTAGTGAAAGCAGACAAGGCATGATAACTGCCTTTTATACTTACATGAAAAATCCATATGCAACTTTTAGTCAAGGTGGTAGACAGGAGATACCTAGAAGTCGAGATCCTAAACTGCTAATCAGTAAATCTATCAGAGAAATTATGCAGCCGCAAGTTGCTAACAGGATGAGGGCAGTATTAGTATGAGCAGACGAACTAGTATAGTCAAAGCATTGAGTGAAAAATTCAAAGAAATAGACGGCACGGGACAATATAAAACTAACATATTCCAAAACAGTTTTGCTAAACTAAAATTTTGGGATGAAGTACAGGATTTCCCGTGTGTTTATATCCATCCAGGTAGTGAAACACGCGACTACCTGCCCAGCCAATTTACCTGGGGCGTGTTGCAAGTATGTGTAAAAGTTTATGTACAAAGCGAAGATAGTGCACAAGAACAGCTAGAGGACTTATTGGACGACTTAGAGCTGTGCATAGATCAGAATCGCGTACTACAATATGATGTGGTCAATAGCCTGGAAACAACTGAAATTTTAATCCAGAGTATTACTACTGACGAAGGTTTGCTGGCTCCATATGGCGTTGGCGAAATTAACTTAGAAGTGCGCTACGCACTTTAATAACTCAAGTGCACTAGCGCAGATAATAGTCTAGTAAAGGTGCTCAAAGTTATAAATTAAAAAGGAATAACTATGGCAGTTAATTTAATTCGTAATAGTAGAGTTTTCTTTACTACCAACGTAGATAGCCAAGGTCGTGTAAGAGCTGGTGCACTAAAAGACACCAACCACTTATTCAGCGAAACCAATACTTTTGAAATCCAGGTATTGGAAGGCATGACCTTTAGTCAAAACACAACAATTGACACTGTTACACTAAACGAAGCTGGAGAAGCACCCGCTCGTGGTCAACGCAGTTTCAACACAGCACTAGAGCCGCTAGACTTTAGTTTCAGTACTTACTTACGTCCATATAATAACGGCAGTAATGTTACTGCTGAAGAAGCATATTTATGGAATGCTTTTGCTGGTAGTATTGCAATTGGTACAGCAAATGCTGCATGGACCAATGGTACTCCTGCTACACTAAGTGTTGCACAGAGTAACAAGCACCAGCTACAAGCATTTGGCCTAATCATCATATTTGATGACTTAGCATACGTGCTAGATAACTGTGCACTAGATACAGCCACTATCGACTTCGGAATTGATGCAATCGCAGCAATTCAGTGGGCAGGTAAGGGTAGTACTATTCGCCAGCTAGATATTAAAGCAGGTACTCCAGCTAGCGCACAAGTACCACTTACAAGCGCAAGCGGTGACCTAGCAACTGGCACAAACGATGCCAAAGAGAAGAATACTGTAGCCAAGTATATTACTAACAAGTTAACAGTACTACAAGTCAATAATACAATTAATGACTTTACAGGCAGTGATTTTACAGTACCTATCACCGGCGGCAATATTACGCTTAGTAACAACTTAACGTACTTAACACCAGCAAACTTGGGCGTTGTTAACCTACCAATTACCTATTTCACAGGTACACGTAGTGTTACAGGTACGCTAACAGCTTATCTACGTAGTGGTGCTACAGCTACTGGTGGATTGTTAAGTGGCTTGATTGCAAATGCAGCAAATGAAATTGATCCAGACTATGCTATCAATATTCAAATGGGCGGCGCTAGTGGCACACACGTTGACTTAAAGATTCCAGCAGCTATGTTGCAGATTCCTACAGTTAATACTGAACAAGTTATTAGTACAACAATTACATTCAACGGACAGGGCTTTACTGGTTCAGACTTCGATATTGATGCAGCTAATGAAATCAGTATCGAATATCACGCAACAGTTTAAGCTGTGAACTTACAGCAGGTGCCGGGCTGATCTCCGGCACCACTTTTTAGTTAAATCAAGGACAAAAATGGCACAAGAGATTAGCCTAAAAACATTACTAGTACCAAGCAAAACAATTGAAGTAGAATTTCCAGGATTTCCAGAATTTAAACTGGAAATTAATTACCTAAGTCGTGATGGCTTAATTAACTTGCGAAAGAAATCTACTAAAACTACCTTCAAAGGCCGTCAAACACAAGAAGAATTCAATGAAGATCTTTTCTTGGAACTATACGTTGACGCAGCTATTAAAGGCTGGAAAGGTTTAAAATTCAAATATATCAACTTGTTAGTACCTGTTGATGTATCTCAGTTTGATCCTGAAGATGAGCTTGCATACAGCAAAGAAAACGCACTAATGCTGATGAAAAACAGCAGCGACTTTGATAGTTTTGTTAGTGAAAAGGTAAATGACCTGGGAAACTTCTCGAAGAACAACTGATTCTAGTTAAAGATCAACTAGTTAGCTATATGCAAAATGCTTCTGTGGGTATGACCAAGGAGCAATATTTTGATATGTGCGAGCAGTTGGGCTCGGAACCAGTCGACAGTGAAATACCTGTAGAATTTGATGATTTTCCACTGGAAGCACAAACCGCACTAAGTATTTACAGAATACTGAGAGACGAGTGGGAGTTTGTGGGAGGAAATTATCTAGGCAAGAATATCAATGGTATCTTTGAATTATTTGATGCTTATGATATTGCTCGTTGTGACAGAAGGTTTTACTTGGAATTAATACATGTTATTGACCAAGTTAGAATTGACGAGATTAGAAAGCAAAAACAACAAGAAAAACCCGCTAAGTAAAAACTAGCGGGTTTTTTATTGCTAAAAATTTTTTGGTTTGACAATTATAGGCCACAGTGATATAATGGTAGCAAACAAATTATCTCAGTTTAGAGAGGCCAAGGAGCATCTATGGCAGGAAATACAGTTAATGTAGACTTAACAGTCAGCGACAGTAGTGGTAGCTTGAAGCAAAGAAATCAAGAAGCCAAAGAATTAAATCAAAATCTTAGCGCAGCCGCCCGCAGTGCAGAGAAAGCACTACGCCCAGCTGCGCGTATGCAACCTCGCGGTGAGGGTACTGAGTACGGCCGTGCTCGTGGCAGCATGGGTACAACTGGTGCAGGCGCCAGAGACTTTGCAAACCAAGCTCAAGGCTTGGGCGGATTAGTACGCGTATACGCAACTGTTGCTGCTAACTTATTTGCGGTAAGCGCTGCTTTTAATGCTCTAAAAGAGGCCGCCAATACTACAAATATGATTAAAGGACTAGATCAGCTAGGTGCTGCAAGTGGTGTTGCTCTTGGTTCACTAAGCCAAAGACTAGTAGCAGCTACTGATAATGCAATTAGTCTGCGTGAAGCAATGACTACAGTAGCAAAAGCAAGTGCAGCCGGCTTAACGAGTAAGCAAATTATTGAAATCGGTCAGTATGCAAAAACTGCTTCACAGGCACTTGGCCTAGACATGACCGACGCTATTAGTCGTTTAACACGCGGTATTACTAAGCTAGAGCCTGAACTATTAGATGAACTTGGTTTATTTACTAAAATTGGACCGGCTACAGAACAGTATGCACTAAAGCTTGGCAAGAGCGCAGCCACACTAACAGATTTTGAACGTCGTCAGGCTTTTGCTAATGCGGTACTTGCAGAAGCCAGAGACAAGTTCGGCAAACTGCAATTAGATGCAAACCCATATCAAAAACTAGAAGCTAGTATTAGGAATTTGGCTACTGCTGGATTAGAGCTAATAAATAAGTTTTTGACACCTCTTGTCGATTTACTATCAAATAATACTGGATTATTAACTGTAGCTCTCGGGCTAGTTGCCTCTAAGCTAACCACTATGGCAATACCGGCATTAGTTAGCTGGCGTAGTGAGCTTGTAAAATCTGCAACATTGGCAAAAGAAAAAGCCAAAGAAATTAACGAGGCTTTTGGTGCCAAATTTACGCAGCAGAGCGCAATAAAGTTAAACATTCCAGAATTAGAAAAGAATTTAGGCGAAGCTAAGAATCGTGTAAAACAAGCCACACAAGACTTGTTAAAATATCAAAAAGATAACAACTTACGCACTACTAAAACAATAGCTGCAACTGCTGCCGGAACTTTTGGACAGGATCCAAAAGATATGGAACGTGCTCAATCTCAAATTCGCGGTTTACAGAAACAAGCAACTGTAGATTCTATAGCTTATGCAGAAAAATTAAAGGCACTAAAAGATGCAACTAGTAATCTAACAAAAGAACAAAATTTGCTAACAAAAGCTTATGAACAACAAGAAAATCAAGCTAAACGTGCAAGTTTTGGCGAAATGATACGAAACAGAATCAGTGCAAATGCTGGTGCTCGTGCAGAAAGACTAAATATACTGTCTCAAGTAGGAGCCAACACAGAAACTGGCGGATTTATTTATGCAATGTCAAAGCTAAATGAGGAAGTTAGAAAATCTACAGAGATGGGCGGTATTAATAAGTTTAGAACTAGATTTGTAGGTACAATGGCTGCAGCTGCAACTTCGGTAGGCATGGTATTAAGTGCTCTTGGAAATGTAGGTGCAGCAATAGGAATAGTAGTAGGCATAGCCGCAGTTATGCGAGCACAATTTAGCAAAAATGCTAAAGAAATGGATATTTTTAATACTGCTGTAAAAGCTAGTAACGATACTGTTAAAACTAGTATTCGTACTTTAAATAACTATGGCGACGCAATTACCACAGCGTCTCTAGCAGCTAGAGCAAATGTATTTAGAGAGCTTGCATCAAATATTGATGAAGTAACCAGTGCTTTTACAGCTGCTGAGAAAAAAGCAGGTTGGGTGGATACACTTTTTGAGGGAATATTGGAAATAACCCCTGGCGTTAAAAGCGCATTTCAAGATTTAACATCTACAATTAGCGGCAACTTAACACAACAACTAGCACAAATACCTGAAGGCCCTGCACGAGAAGCTATTAAAGAAAAATTAACAAGTATACTCTCTACAGAAGATTTAACAGAAGCTGGTATTGAAAAAGCTCTTAAAAAATCTGGAAGAAAAGGTGCTGTTAAATTAGCAGAAAATGCAGCAACAGTATTTTTAGAACAGCGTAATGCCGTAGTTAAGGCCGGAGAGGATGCTCAAAAATTTGCCGAAAGTATGAAGGGTGCTAATACCGAAGCCGAGAAGCTAATTCAAAGCTTAGCAGTTACTGATCCAATGGTTAAATTTGGCGAAAGCTTAATAAAGCTAGGTATAGACTTCAAACTGGCTGCCCAAGATGCAAAAACCAGTATTGCAGCAATTAAAGAAGCAATAAAAGATCCAAAATCTTTAGCATTAGTAAGCCCCGAAGCGGTAGTCCAATTAAAACAAATGGCTCAACAGTTGCCAGAAGTAGAAAAAGTTTTAGTTCGTGGCGAACAAAAGCTGATGGACGCAAAACTGGAAGTGGACCGTCTGCAAGCCTTACAAGATAAAATAAATGTTCGCGCTAGAGGCGTGGACACAACTCAATATACACAGCAGCTAAATGCCGCAAAAGAAGTAGAGCGCCAAGCCAGAGAAGATATGGCCAGCGTTAGAAATAAAATGCAGGATATGCAAAATGCGATTATCAAAATTGGTAATGATAGCATCAGGGCAGGCTATAAGTTAATCCAAGGTGCTGCAGATCGTGCATTTAGACAAGGTATAATTGATTTACAGAAGAATCTGCTACAGGGATTAAGTGGTCCTGAGATAGTAACTGCACAAGCTAGTTTAGAGCGCGAAAGTATTAAACTAAGACGCGAAGAGCTAAACGAAACAGCTAAGTTAATTGAGACAATGATTAAAAATAATACTCTAGCTGAAGCTAGATTAGCATTTGATCAAGCTACTCAATTACAGAAAGAAGCGGATGCGCGTGGTGGTTCAACCGAATCTGAAGGTAAGTTTATTAATCAGCTACTTAAGCGTGCCGAAGAGCTTGGTGCAGTAGGCGGATTAGGTAAACTAGGACTTCGCAGTGATGGCAGTGCAATGACTACTGCTAATATTGAGCCACAAACAGAAGCAGCCCTACTGCAACTGCAGAGTGCTCGTAGAGGTACTGCAGCCAAAAACGTGCAGCTGGATATGCAAAGTAGGGCCGTAGATCAGAATGAGTTTATACAAAAACAAGAACAGATTCGTATCCGCGATAATCAACGTATAGCAGACTTAAATAAACAAAAAGATCTCGAATTACAACTAACAGAAATTAAGTTAGGTGCCAGAGATATACTGAGCGATACAGAGATTAAACAGCGTCAGTTGTTACAAACTGAACAGCAAGAGCGTAATCAAACTGCGGCAACCAAAGTAATACGTGATGAAATATCCGGTATTACAGATAGAATAGCACAGATTGAAAAAGATGGAATAACTTCCGCAACGCTGGATACTTGGTATGCTTTACTTAAGAATAAAGCAGCAAAAGAAGATATAATAAAAGCACTACAAGCGCAACAAAAACTTGAGCAAGAAATATTAAAAGAACAACAGCGTCAAGCTGAGGTAGCTAACTACTACAGTAGAGTTAGAAAAAATATGGAGATGCAGTATGCTATTCAAGAAGCACAGTCTGCAAAAGACCAACAAGTTCTAAAAAATCAACAAGACATTCTTGGTGTACGCGCTCAATTATTTGCATATACAGAAGATGAGTTAAGAACTCAGCAACTTAAATTAGAGGGCATAGCGGCAGTAAAAGAAGCAGAAAAAGCAAACTTTGATGCAAAGAAACAGTATGATTTACAAATACTTGCAATTGCCCAAAAACTTTCAGCAGCTAACTTTACAGAAGATGCAATAGCAGACTACCAAAAAGAAGCGCAGGCATTATATGAAGTACTGCAGCTAAATCTACAAACTATCGATCAAGCCAAACAAGGAAGATTAGAAGTACTTCAAATACAATCGCAACTAACCAGTAGAGTTCAAGCATATGACCAAGTATTCCGCAATGCTTTTAGTGGTATGGCTGATGCTATTGTAGACTTTGCCAAAACTGGTAAACTTAGCTTTAAGAGTATGATTGATAGTATGATCGAAGGGTTAATACGATATGAGCTGCAACAGCAGGCCCTATTAGCCTATAGTGCCGCAGGTGGGGCTAAAGGTATAATAGGATTTTTAACTAGCATGGTAGGGGCCGGAGCAGGACCAAATGCAAATATTACTAAGGTAACTGGACCTAGTGGTAATGCTGCTGGTATAGTATATACAGGTGCAACAGGCGGAGCATTTGAATATGGTGTAGAAAAGTTTGCTAAAGGTGGAATGTTTACTAATAGCGTAGTAACAAATCCTACACTGTTTAAATTTGCTCGTGGAACTGGTTTAATGGGCGAAGCAGGTCCAGAAGCTATTATGCCGCTACGCAGGGACAGTGAGGGTAACCTCGGTGTAATGGCAAAGCCACAAGGTAATAAAGTAGAAGTTATTGTAAATAACTTCAGTGGTGAAAAAGCTGAAGCCCGTGAAACAGTGGATAGTCGCGGTGATCGCAAGATTGAAATTATAGTGGGCGAGATGGTAGCAGGAGAAGTAGGTCGTAAAAATAGTCCTATGCAACAAGCTATTAGCGGAAACTTTATGACTAAACCATCAGTAACAAGGAGATAATACATGGCAATTCCTAGTTGGCCTACAGTAAACGGATTTCCACAAACTCCACAAAAAGGATTTAGCGAATCAGTAGGTGTAAATATACTTAGAACTCAAACTGATGCGGGCCCAGCAAAACAACGGGTTCGCAGCCGTAGGCCTAGCACAATGCAGTTGAGTTTTATTATGACTACGCAGAATACGCAAGATCTGGAAACTTTTGTAACACAAACTCTTCGCGGAACAAAACGATTTACATTTACGCATCCAAGACTATACAGCACCGTTGAGGTGCGTATAGTTCCACAGCAAGATGGTGAGTTTTTTAAACTGCAGTATCTTGCACCTGGTTATTGGCAAACACAAATTACTTTTGAAATATTACCATGAGTAGATTAACGAAACTTAGTCCTGCAGCTATTAAGGCTATGTTCTCTAGTGAAACAGATGAACAACTTATCACACTATTAACTATACAAAATCCTAGCCAGCCTAATGCACCAATTAGGCTGGCTGATAGCTATATTCAGAGACTAAATTCGCTAACTACAGATGATGAGGTTGTATATGGTGTAACTAGTCGAGGCAATAATTATGTTTTTTTGCCACTGGAGATTACGCTTCCAAGCGAAGAGGATGCCGGTGTAGGGCGTTGTAACATAGTTTTAAACTATGTTACAACGGAAGCTATACAGTTAATACGCGATCACTTAACAAATCCTACACAAGTAAACTTAGAGTTAATTTTAGCAAGTAATCCGGAATATGTAGAAGCCAGCTTTCCAGGATTTTTTATAACTAATGCTACTTATACCTCTAGCCAAATTACCCTGACTCTAGACATGATTGATTATACGCGCGAACCTTTTCCGTGCTATAATTTTACTCCAAACTATTTTCCAGGACTATTCTGATGAATTTTGATAAGTACATTGGTTTACCATACCAGGAAAATGGTCGTACTACCAGCGGCGTAGATTGCTGGGGATTAGCTCGTTTATTTTATAAACAAGAACTCAATATCGAATTGCCAGACTATAGTGATCTGTATACTGGTAGTTGGGATGAGCAAGTTACTAAACTTATACAGTATCATAAGGATAGCTGGAGCGAAGTACGAAAGCCAGAAATTGGCGATCTTTGTCTATTTAATATATACAATGAGCCTGCACATATAGGTATATATGCAGGCGATAGCAAATTTCTACATGCACGTGATGGACAAGACAGCGTTATTGAGTCTCTTAACAATCCACTATGGAAGCGTAGACTGTCTGGGTATTTTACATACAGACACACTTCTGGCGAAGTAAATGTTACTGGTGCTCCACACCCACTACGTATTCAAAAGTTAACTGATTGGACGGCAGCAGGTACTACACTAACAGATTTGGTAAAGTTTTTACACCACAAATATCAAATCAGTGAAAAACTATCTAAGCGATTAGTATTAATGGTTGATGGTGTGCCTATTAAAGAATCAGAGTGGAGTACAACAGTACTGCGTGAGGGCCAGCAAGTTAGTTATAGAACAATTGCACAAGGTCGCAGTACTACTAGATTACTACTTATATTCGCAGTAGTAGTTGCTTCTGTATATTTTGGACCACAAATCGGGGCTGCGCTCGCCCCTTCAGGAGCAAGTGCGGCCACAATAGCAGCATATACTGCAGCTGCACAAATGGCGATTACTATGGCTGGCATGGCTTTAGTAAATGCTATTGCGCCAGTTAGACCACCAGATGCTGGCAAAGATCCTGGGCAGCCAAATCAATTAAATTTATTTAATGGTTCAAGCAATCAGTCAAATAGACTGGGAGCAATACCTATTGTACTTGGCAGAGTAAGATATGTAGGACTATTAGGAGCAGTACCATACATTGAGACCAATACTACCACCAACATTTTAAATATGTTAATTATTTGGGGATTTGGCCCACTAGAGGTTGAAGATATTTGTGTTGGTGCAAGTAATTTAAAGGATAGCTACTACAGTGATTTGGCTGCAACCCCAACATATCCAATTACATTGAAGGGCAGTCCTGCTGAAGATGCCACACAAATAAAGCTATTCAATGAATACTATCCAACAGACATAGAACAAGTATATAAAAATATTGAACTTAAAAATACTTTGGGATTTACTGAGCCGGGGGTTACACAAGAAAACCCTTGGTCAGAAATATCGTTTGTACAGCAAGGCACTTCCATAGATGTAGCTTTTAGTTTTCCAGCTGGAATGCGCAGAATCAAGTCCAAGGGTGATGGAGCGGGAGATGTTAGCGAAACAACTTGCAGTGTAGAGTTACAAGTAGCTCCGTACTCTACAAGTACTAATGACTGGCAAGCAACCCCAGCACTTAATCCTGGTGGAGGGAGTGTATCAGTAACCGCATATAGCGAAGTATTAAAGAGTCCTGCAATTACTTATTATGGTGATACTGCTGAGGGATACAGCACAATAACTGCTCCAGGATATAAATGGTTTGAAATTTGTTTAGGTCCTGGCGGAATTATACGATCTTTTAGTGGTGCTTCTACTCTGTCACCGCTTGATGAGCCAAATGCCACACTACAAGAAACATTTAGAAGTGGCAATTATAATAGTTTATTAGGTATTAATAATACTTATAAAAGATTACCTGAAATACCGGCCGGCTATATAAAATTATATCGTATATGCATTAGCTCTAATGAAGGTATACTACCCTCTTATACTGTAAATTATTTATCTGGCCAATCAGGATATTATGGTTTACAGGCAAGCTACGAAGACATAGTAGTAGGATATTTTGGAGAAGATAATTCTCCACAAAAAAGTGGAGAAGTTCGAGTAAAAGTAACTGGCGGTACCTATTACCCAACCACTGCTCCAACAGGTACTAATACCGGAAAACAAACTATTTGGGAAACAAGTCCGCTTACAGTACCAAACGCTATTGAAGCCCCACCATACTATAAATGGTCGGATCTATTAAAATCCAACGGTGTATGGATTGGTGCTAATGGTGCCGGCACTAGCATGGATGTAACTGTACAAGTAACTTTACCCTATACAGGATTCTATGATTTTGAAGCAAGTGTTGATGATACAGCACAAATAACTCTAGATAATAGACCATTAGTTTCTGATTTAGTAGAAGAAAGCTATAGCAATGTAATGGTTAATAGTGAGTATTTTGTTGCAGGCACTTATCCACTAAGAATAAAAGCTCAGGATACTAAGGGCGGAAAAGCAGGTGTTGCGGTACGTATTACTTATACACCAAATGCCGGATTAAACACCCCTTCTAGCCCACAAACTATATTTACTATAGGTGGAGTTGGTAGTTTTCATAAAAGAAAAGATCCATTTAACTATGTATATAAAATAAGTGGATTACCAAGAGGAAGATATAAGCTACGTGCACGTAGAGTAACACCAGAAGTAGAGGAGCTATCTACCAGCGAATATAGATACTATGATACTGTAACTCTTAGTAATGCAGTATGTTATGATAGTACTTCGCCGCCAATACGAGAACTACCTCGTGGCAGATTAGCAAGAACAGCCATAAAAGTACAAAGTACTAGTAAGGCAAATGGTAATGTAGATGGAATAAATGCACTGGTGCAAACAGTTGCCTGGGATTGGGATAGGTCAACTAATTCTTGGAAATTCCGCGCCACTAATAATCCAGCAAGTTTATTCTTGTATGTACTAATGCATCCAGCAAATGCATATAGACTAGCTGATATAGAGAGTACTAGTGTATATCAACAAATTAGCCAACATGTAGATGTTAATAAAATGATTGAGTGGCATAATTTTTGTAATCCCATAACGCCAACAAAAAATATGCCTATACTAAGTTATAATGCTGTAATAACAAGTACTCAAAGTATTATGGATACATTACGAGACATATGTGCTGCCGGAAAAGCAAGCCCTATATTCGTAGATGGCAAGTGGAGTGTAATAATAGATAAACCTAGAGCACACAGTGTTCAACACTTTACACCACATAATAGTTGGGGATTTGAAGCTACAAAAACATTACCAAGACTTCCGCACGCATTTCGTATGACTATACAAAATGAGCACAATGCTTATCAGGCAGAAGAAGTATATGTTTATAACTATGGATATGCTGCTACTGCTGGAAATGGTAAACTTGGTGCAGAAATATTTGAAGAACTGAATTTACCTGGCGTTACAAATATTGCACAGGCAGAACATCTAGCAAAGTGGCACCTTGCACAGTTAAAGCTAAGACCAGAAACTTATACACTAAATACTGATTTTGAATATTTAGTGTGTAATCGCGGCGACTTAGTAAAGGTTACACACGATATACCTATGTGGGGTCTTGGAAGTGCACGTATTAAAGCAGCCAATACAACCACTAAAACAATTACACTAACAGAAGATATATTATTAGATGCAAACCCTAGTCCTGCAGCTAATTATAAGATAAGAATAAGAACTAACGATATTACTACAACTGCTGGAAGTGGTAGTGTTTATCTTACACTTGCAAGAATAACTACTGCCGGATATTACTCTACAATTACTGTAGTAGAAAGTATACCTAGCAATGTAGCAGTAGATAATTTGGTTATGCTGGGAGCTGAAAACTTAGAGTCACAAGAACTCATAGTTTTATCAGTTGAACCGGGAAATAACTTAACAGCAAGACTTACCTTAACAGACTATAGCCCTGAAATATATACTGCAGATTTGGATAATGAATTAGGTCACAGATCAAACACTGGAATAGCTAGTTCTGGAGTTGTGCAGAATACTATTGTTGGCGTACCACTGATTGGAAAAATTACCAGTACCAGAGACACTAGTCAGCAAATATCTACTGGCACATATCAAACAACTGCCCTGCTAAACTTTACGAATGCCACCGGATTAAGTGTGCATGCTCAGCGAGTACAGTTTGAAATGATACGTAGTGATCAAACTTTTAGTGATACTAGTCCAGGTACACTTCTATATGCAGACAAACAGTCTAGCAGTATAACATTTACTGGACTAGAAACTGGTAGAATGTACAAGGTTAGAGCAAGATATACAAATAATGACAATACTATTTTTGGTAGCTGGAGTGTCAGCAAGGCATTTGTTGCTGGCTCAGCCGGATTAGATCCAACAACACCACTACTAGAAATGGATTTAGAAAATACGTATATAGTTGCCAAAGTACCACAAACATATGTGCGACCACAAGATTTCCAAACTTTTGAATACAGACTATACAAAGATACAGGCGTAGAAGATTTCTGGGAAATTGAGCCAAACACTACTAATAATATCAAAGTTATTAAAAGTGCGGCGGAAGCAAGGTTTAACTTGTTAGATTTACCTGCTCCCAGAATTTCTCAGGCAGGCGTTACTTATAGGGTAGCCTGCAGAACTATGAACAGAAATAACGAATATAGTGCCGAAAGCGTATTGGGCACTTTAGTAGTTACAACAATTACGTAAGGGATAACTATGTCAGTAACTATATACCCAGGTATTAGACGCATACATTTATTATACACTACAAGATACGATACTATACGTACCAGTGATGTACGCGACGACTTACTGGGTATAAAAGTTTGGTATAGTACTACTGTAAATTTTAATCCGCAAACAGTCACCCCAATTGAGTTTGGGGTTGGCTCGTCTATTAGTATTGATAATTTAGAAACCAATACACAATACTATATTAGATATGCTTTTATAAGTAGGATAGATCCAAGCGTATACACAATTTCTAATCAGGTAGCGATAAAGACCTATGATGAATTCACAAGGGTTTATGGCGAACTAACCAATGATCCACACTATTTAGCCCGTAGCGCAACAACTGGGGCTCCAGATTGGCAATATGCAACAGGCACTTTTAGAGTATGGAACGTTAGTCAAGAAGTAACTGGAAACGGCCCAGTGTACAGCGTAGTAGCAAATAGTGCGAGTAATGGTATACAGGCAACTATAAATCCTACTACTGGCGTATTTACAGCCACTGGTTGGACAGGCACTGCTACTGCTGGTAAAATTACATTTAAAGCAGTTTATGACGGTATAGAAGTTCTACGCGATTGGAACATTATAAACGGTATTGGTCAGGACGCACCACAAATTCGCTTAGTAATGGTTCCTGATAATTTCTTGTATAGAGATGCTGGTGCTACACTAGCAGAAACTGCTCAAGTAGTTGCAACTGCTAATCTAACTAATTTAACTGGTACTGCTACCTTTACAGTTAAAGCTTATAGAGCTGATGGTACAGAAATTACCTCATCCAATCCACTATTTACTCAAAATAATAACACAATTACCATATCTAGGCAACAGTTTCATGTAAGCAATGAAGTCAAGTATGCCGTTGTTAGAGCACAAATTGGTAATGTATATGACGAAGATACTATACTGAGGCTGGATAATGGTACTGATAGCATTACCATTGACGTTGATAATCCTGTTGTGCAACTACAAGCAGACGAGGATGGTTTAGTAGATCCAACCGAGTACCTAGAAACAGGCACCGTTATAGAAGTTTATGAAGGCGGAGATAAACTTGCTGTTGATATAAATAGTCCATACTCTAGCGGTACGTGGAGAATTACAAATATTGACGCAACTGGAATAGTTGCCGAAGATCAGCCTGTTTATACTAGTTATAGTATAGCATTCCCACAACATGCAAACATGACTGCAGATACTGCAGAAATTGCCTACACCGTGGAGTGGAGAACAAAGTCTGGAGCAATTGGTTCCAGAGTAGTAAAACAAAAATTTTCGAAAAGTAAACAGGGTATAACTGGAGCAAGTGCGCCACAGGTAACATTACGCTCTGCCGCACTAGCATTTGTACGACCAGCAAACCAGCCAGAAACTGCTACTAGCCCTGCCTATATAGATGTAGTCGCAAGTACATCTAATGTGCTCAATCCACAGTACGTTTGGCGCATAGAGGGCCTGGTACAAACTGGCCAAACTACTAATACACTGCGTATTAATAAATTCACAAATGTAGCAAGTAAAGAGATAAGAGTAGACGTAACTGGTCAAAACGCTCAGCAGGAACCAATAACTCTATTTGATGAGCATACACTATACTACCTACAAGAAGGTAGTAGTGTGCTAGCTGCTGCTGCAACTCCTGAAAATACACCAATTTCTTGTGATAGTAATAACGTACCCGACCCCTCACAGTTTCCACTAGAAATTAATACCACAGTTGTACGCGGTTCCGAAATTATACCAAGCAACCAAATAACTTATAATATTGTGGAAGTGGTTGGTGTAACTTTTGCCAATCCTGCTGTTAATACTACCACAGGTAAAATAACTGTTACTGGTATAACTACCAGCTACGCCAGCTTTAAAATTAATTTTACAATTGGCACCGAAACAGTTTACAGAATAATTAGATTTAATAAAGTAATAGATGGCTCAAGTGCGCCTGTGGTAAACATAACCGCAGACCCTGGACTAGCTTTTGTTAGATTGAAAAACAGCACTGCTTATAACACACCAAGCATAGAGCTAAGTGCACAGGTTTTAAATATTCCTGGAGCACAGTACGCTTGGTATGTGGATAATGTCCTACAGTCTGGACAAGTTGGCAGTGAATTTATAGTGAGTGCTTTTGCACCTACTGCATCAAAGCTAATCAAGTGTGTGGTAAGTGGCAGTGGTGGAATAACTGCACAGGATATATTTACTGTATACAGTGTACAAGAAGGTGATGACAGCATTAGTGCTGGACTAGTAAATGAAAATCAAACTCTGCAAGCAGATAAAGACGGAGTAATTTACAGTGGACAACTTCCTATTACTACTAACTTTTTAGTCTTTAGGGGTGCACAACAAGTAACCAGCAATATATCTTTTAGTAAAGTCGCCGGTACAGAAACTGGTATAACTAGTACTATTGATGCTGCTGGAACAATAACTGTAAGCGCTTTTACAGGTACTTCCTCAGGAAGCTGCACTTATAGAGCTACCATAAGCGTGCCTGGAACTACTACAGTAACTGTAGATAAAACCCTAACCATAACTAAAACTAAAGACGGTGCAACAGGACAGCCTGGTGCGCCAGGCAATGGTGTAACCACAGTATATCAACGATGGGCTACGCAACCAGGTATAGCAACTAGTACTACTACTAGTCCACCGCAATTTTGGTATGCAACTGTTGCAGAAGCTACTACTGCTAATCCCAACTATCCACTATGGGCTTCTGATGCTACAGTAGTAACTGCAATAAATGGATCAAAAGTTTATACTTGGAATGTGCCTTATCGTGTAGAAGGCATTGATGGTACTAGCGGAAGTAGTACAGCACAGGCGTATATTCGTAGCAGCGATTTGCCAAATCCTCCTGGTGCCGGTACTGCGAATCCACCTATTGGTTGGTATGATACTATTGCTGGTACTCCTGGCACTGGGCCTGTGTGGACTACTTTTGGTACTAAAGCCGCTGGTAGTAGTACTTGGACTTGGCAGCAGCCTGTGCGCGTAAGCGGTGAGGCTGGATTACCACTAAGAAATGCAACCGGATTCTTATACTACGGCACAGCCCAAGGCAGCGCACCCGGCCCAGTCAGTGCCAGCGGATATAATTTTAGTACAGGAAATTTTAGTAGTGTTACTAGTGGTTGGGATACAACATTTACAGCACCATCTCCTAATAATGGCGTAAGCTTGTGGGCTGTAAGGTATAGTGTACAAGAAACAGAGTATGGTGGTGCCCAAACAGTCACCATTAGCTCACCATTTACACACCAAAATTTTGACGGATTGGTTACCTTTACAAATAATCAGTATGTAACCTCCACTACAGCTACTAGTATCGCAACTACTGCCGCAAGTACGGCAGTAAATAATGCTGCAGGTAATTATGCTACTAATACACTTAGTAATGTTACAACAATAGATGGTGGAAAAATAACCACAAACTCAATATATGCAAATCAATTAAGACTAGGTAATACTAGTGGTAGTACCTACATGAAACTATTCGAGAATAAGATTGAAGTGTACGACACTGGAGTACGCCGTGTGGTAATTGGTAACTTAAGCTCACCAGCAGGACAAGCATAATGGCATATGGAATGAAAATAGCAGATGAGTATGGTAACACCGCCTTTGACAGTACTAGTCAGGGTGGTGTATTTGTGCAATTTGCGGTATTTCCACCAAATACAAGCGGTATAATTTATTTACCAAGTTATGTTGTGCCAATGACTTTAACATTTGTACCACTACAGAGTGGAAACCATACTTATGAGGTTGTTACAGATAATAGTACTTTTAAAAGAATTGTTTATAATCGTGTAGTTTATTCAGAGTGGGAAAGCGTGGGAGCAACCTTACCAGGCAGTCTTAATAATCCTACAGTTTTAATGGTGTTGGCAAAATGACTTTTGGATTTAAATTTTATAACGACAACAACCAAACTATTATTGACGATAATAATTTGAAACCATGGTTTCATAGCCAGTCACAAGTATTAGGTGTAACTAATATTACCGCAGAATACCCTAGACTAAATATAAGTGTCTTTTGGGGTTATGGAGCATATACTGCAAGTCGTGTAGGAACCTGGAAAGTCTACCGACTACGCTATAGTATGCCTACAGATAAAACTACGTTTCCAGCTATTACCTTACCAAGCAGTAATAAGAATATTTGGTACTATTTGGAAAAACCTTATTCACTAGCAGCACCTAGCCCAGGATATGGCTACATAGATATAGTTGCCTATGTGCCTATTGACGCAGTACCAGTTGCGGCAGACTTCCCTGAAGTATATGCATTTGCTATAGATCCAATAATTCCTGGTAGCGGATACGGGGCTCAATTATTTAATAGTCAGGGTGAGTGTATGTTTGACTCAACCAAACGTCACTTGCAGATATATCAATATCCACAAATACAAATACCTGATAACATAAATTTTGTAGGTCCTGGGGTAGATGCGTATCCAAATGATATAAGTGGATTTTTACCAGCAAACCCAGCCTTTGTTTTTCCAAATGTAGTGTTGGGCTATACTAACGGTGGTTTCCTTGGCAGTAATGCAATAGTATCACCAACAGTTTTTTCCAGAGTTGGAAATACAGTATACACTAGTAATCCGCCCGCTATTTATACGAATGCTGGATTAGGTAATCCACCACCAAAAATACTTAATGCTGGTACAGTGGGTATTCAAAACTTAATAGTTGTTGATAAAACGCCGCTATACCAAGGCTATAACTTTCCTGGACTGCCTGTTGGATATGTTTTAACAGCTGACAGAACTAGTATAAATGAAGGTGAGAGCGGATTTCCCATAACGTTTACGCTTACAACTTCAGGTTTAGATAACGGTACTGTAGTTCCATTTACCATAACTGGTACAGGAATTACGGCTAGTGATTTTAGTACTAATACACTAACCGGTAACTTTATAATTAATACTAATCAGGCAACTTATACTTTTTATGCAGTAAATGATGGCAGCATGGAAGGCACAGAGTCAGCAAGTTTAACGCTAAATAACCAAGCTGCAAGCATAAGTTTTCAGATAAATGATTATGTTAGTTATTCACTTACAAAAAGTGCCAATAGTATTGAAGAGGGGCAAGCAGTACGTGTTACTCTTACCACAGTTGGTTTGCAAAATGGTTCACAAGTACCCTGGATTATAGATGGATTGCAGGGCGGCGATTTAGAAAGTTCTCCGTTCGGTACTTTCATAATAAGTAACGGCGTTGCCTCCACAGATATTAAAACACTGCAAGATTATGTTTATAATGAAAATGATACAATAACATTCAGAGTTTATGACGATGAAGGAGATCTGGCCTCTATACAAATACCTATAGTAGAAATATCTACACCATATAATGAAGTAGTAAGTATAAATCCTGCCAACATTGCCACAGATGAAACAACTGCAGTTCATTTTTATGGTGGTCAGCCATATGATACTGTTCGATATGTAATAGCACCTGCTACTTATACAAACAATGATATAATTGATTATTTTACAAACGATTTTAAGTCAACACTGTCACCAGGAACAGTTTACTTAGATGAAAATGGTGAGTACTATAACCCTAGTCCTACAGGTGCTGATTTCGGCGGCGCAGGAAATTGGAAGATGTGGGTTAGGTTTGGTACAAGCAAACATTGGCGAACTACTAATACTATAACTGTTACACAAGCTGCAACGTACAGTGTTGCAGCTGCAGGCAGTGCTACCAGTGTAAACGAAGGTAGTGCACTAATTTTTAATGTTGCAACTACCAATGTACCAAACGGCACTACCCTATACTGGACAGTTAGTAATGCTGGGGATTTTGGCACCAGTAGTGGTAGTTTTACTATCAATAATAATGCCGGAAGTTTTAGCGTAACTCCTACTGCTGATAACAGTATTAATGAGGGTGCAGAAACTTTTCAAGCACAGGTTAGAATAAATGGTACTGGCGGTACTGTAAAAGCTACCAGCGCTACAATTACTATTAATGACACTTCGCAACTTCAAGCAAGTTATAATGTGACTGCATCACCACTTACAGTTAATGAGGGTAGCGGAACTACACTTACAGCAACTGTAGCTGGAGTACCATATGGAACTGTAGTTTACTGGATAGTTGGTGGCACTAACATAACTTTAAACGATATAGAGTACATTAATATTGACTACAATGATGGCAACGGTTTTCAGTATCAAGGGCAAATAGCTTCTGGCAGCTTTACTAACTATGGTGATGAAACAAACACTACTACAGTATATTTTCAAATATTTTTTAAGAACGATCAAATTACTGAAGGTACAGAAGTAATAGGCTTCTACTTAAAAAGTGGCAGTACTAGCGGCCCGGTAAAAGCTTATGTAGATATTACAATTAATGATACTAGTCAATATCCCGCAGCAGGAACTCCTAGTGGTGGACCATACTGTGGTACTGGTGCTAACCAGTATACTAAGTACCAGAACTACCATAATGGTACTGGCGGTACATATACTAGCGTACTAGAGTATAATAGTACATATTGCGGATATGTTGATTATAATGAGACTGTTATTATAACCAACCAAGATTCGTATAATAATGGTTTTGTAGACAATCGAGTATCCTTGTCAGAAGCAGCATATGTTATAATTAGTAACGCTAAACCTAATGAACCATTTGAATATTCAATTTTAAATGATGGTGACCCTCAACCAACAACATGGCCAGGTACTGGAGTAAGTACGGACGAGAACGGCAGCTTTATTAATCCTGGAGTTACTGGCAGCTCGTTTAGTAGTGACCAACGTACTAAACGATTGTGGATTAGATTTCCACATAATAATCACATAAGAAGTACTACAGTACAAGTATTTTGGGATTATGGCACAGCAAGTGGTGGACAGTATTGCAGTGGTGTTAACCTAATGCAAAACTACTGGAATGGTCGCGGCGGCACCTACAGCCAAACAGTGCAAAGTAATAGTCTTAGCTGCGGTTATGTACAACAGTATTATCCTTATGTATCCCCATCAGTTTACTATGATAATCAAGCAGCCTTACCATATGATAGTAATTTTTATGTTTACGATGCAAAACCAAATTCTAATATAACTTGGACTATTACTGCGGGCCCTGCCGCAGTAGGTGCTTCAGCAAATGGTACTATTGATGCATCAGGAATAGCTAGTTTTAACTTTGGAACAAACATTAGACCATATGTTCCAGAAGGTTATTATACTTTAACAGCAACATTTCCGGGTCAAGATGCCAGTTATCCTGCTAGTTATAGAACTCTTACATTCTATTACTATAAGTTTACAGACTACGGTGGTGGTGCATAGTTGAATATTATGCTTTAAAAATACCCTGTCCAAATTGGTGGGCAGGGTATTTTTTTGCATTGACAACACTCTGCCCTTATGGTATAATATATCAAATTGTACTGGCGGTCAGCAAAAATTATGAACAAGTCTGGAAGCCGCAGAAAGCATATAAAAGCCGAATATAACTTTGAAAAGTATTCGTATTACTGCTAATAGAGTAGATATGAACTATGGAGGTAAATAGCACTATGGCCTATGACGCTATTTTAATGATTGCATTAGCAGTAATAGTACTAGCATTTAGTATTAAAAAGCTAACACAAGATTGGCGCCTGTCTGAAACAGGCGACGGCATTATGAAACTAATGCACCAAGAGTTGGAACGCATGAGTGCGCAGAATACTGTGCTGAGCACTGAATTAAACAAACTGCAGCAAGAAATAATTCAATTAAATGCTCAACTTCGTCAGTTATGTATAGAAAATGATAAGCTACAAACTGAAGTTGTAGCACTAACTAATGAGTTAAATGCATTTAAAAAAGTTGCTGCTGTTAGAAAGATAAAGGTAACTCAGAATGCAACCAGCTAAGATTAATTACAAAATTTACCAGGGTAGCACATTTCAAGAAGTCTATAGATGGGAAACACAAACAAAAGTTTATGTACCCATACAGAATATTTCTAAAGCAGCACCTTGCGTAATCACTACCAGTCAAAATCATGTTATGCCAAATTTATGGCGATTTAAAGTGGTTGGTGCCGGTGGCATGAAGGAAATCAATACTCTAGGCGATAACTACCACGTAGCTACAGCAACCACTGCAAATACAATTACACTGAATCAAGTAAATAGCTTACAGTATACTCAGTATACTAGTGGTGGTGTAGTAGAGTATAATGATGCAGTAGATTTGAGCACCTACAGCGCCAGAATGCAGATTCGCGAAACTGTGGATAGTCCAACCACTATATACGAAGCAACTAGTGCAGCAGGACAAATTATTTTAGACAATACTTACAAAACAATCACAATTACCATCTTAGGAAATGTTACCAGTCAGTTTAACTTTACCACTGCAGTATACAGTCTAGAGTTATATAATGGCAACAATGTAGTACCATTTCTTGTTGGCAACTTAACACTAGTGCCGGAGATTACAAGATGACAGATGTAGTTGTAGTAGAGTCAAATAATAGCACCGTTGTACAACGGCAAGAAGTTCAAAATGTTGTAGTTGATGATAAAAAAGCGACAGTGGTAGTAACAGGCATGATGCCTCCACCAAGCGTTGCTAGCATAACTAATAGTGCTGATGTTGACTTAACACAACTACAAGATGGCGGGATACTGGTATATAATGTCAGTACTCAGAAATGGATAGCAACTAACTTGCTTGAAAAACAAATTTTTGAAGCAGGTCAGTTTTAAAGGGGACACGATATGGGTTCATTATTAAGAATTAAACGCAGTGAGTTAAGCGGTAATCCAGCGGTATTAGCTGCAGGTGAACTAGCTTATAGTGCTCTCTCCGATAATGGTTCGAATGGCGGTGACAGACTATACATTGGTATGGGTACTGAAACTGCTGGTAACGCAGTAAATCACATTATTATTGGTGGTAAGCGTTACACAGATATGGTAGATGCTGCCACTAATTTAAATGTAGTCGGCACACTAGTAAAGCGTGATACAAACGGCGATTTTACAGCACGCAATATTACTGCTGCACTAATCGGCAATGCCGATACTGCTACAAAGTGGCTCAATCCACGAAATTTGCAGTTAACTGGCGATGCTACAGCTACTCTGAGCAGTGTAGATGGTAGTCAGAATGTAAGCGCAGCATTAACTTTGGCCAACAGTGGAGTAACGGCCGGCAATTACGGCAGCGCAACAGAAATTCCTACTTTTACTGTGGATGCTAAAGGTAGATTAACAGCTGCTGGCACAGTAAACGTTGCAACAAATTTAAGTGTAGCAGGTAATACTGGTACTGATACAGTCAGTTTATTAACAGATACACTAACAGTCGCTGGTGGCGTAGGCGTACTAACCACAGTAACTAACAACACAATTACAATTAACTTACCACAAGCACTTGCACCAACCAGCAACGTTACATTTAACGACGTAACTGTTAACGGTGCACTGTACAGTAATGACATTACAGCAGCTAACATCAATATTGATGGTAATGCTAGTATCACAGGTAACCTAACAGTACTTGGCACAGTAACCACTGTAAATAGTACAACAGTTGCGATTGGTGATAAGAATATTGAGCTGGCCAAGGACGCTACTAGTGCAGCAATGGCTGATGGTGGTGGTTTGACAATTATGGGACCAGCAACGCCAGCTACTTTTACCTATAACAGTGGTGATGATCGTTGGTCAATGAACAAAGACCTAACAGTTGCACAAGTATTTGGTAACTTGCGTGGAAATGCAGATACTGCTACAAAGTGGCAAACAGCCCGTAACTTAAGCTTAACTGGTGATGCAACAGCAACACTAACAGCAGTTGATGGTAGTGCAAATGTTAGCGCAGCAATTACACTGGCAACTGTAAACAGCAATGTTGGCAGTTTTGGTGATAGCATAACAGTACCTACCCTAACAGTTAATGGCAAGGGTTTGGTTACTGCGGTAACACAAACAGTAATTCCAACAGCCACCACACTAATTAAAGGCCTAGCTAGTTTTGTAGCTACACAATTTACAGTTACAAATGGTAGTGTTGAGCTAACCCAAGTAGACTGTGGCACTTATTAATATTAGGAGGGCCTTATGGCAGAACCAGTACTTAAATTAAAACGTAGTGATGTGGCTGGCAAGGTCCCTCAACCACAAGACTTAGAGTTTGGCGAACTAGCAATTAACTATAAAGACGGTGCGCTATACTATAAAAAGCATGACGGCACCGTTAATAACATTACAGCTGGTGGTGGTGGTATTGATTCACTAATCAATACAATTGCTACAGAAAAGGCGATTGTAATGGCAATAGCACTGGGGTAAAATATGGCAACAGTATTTGTAAATGCAATATCACGTGCCGTTGGTACCACAGAAGTTATAAGTTTTACAGCGCCCGAAAAGTCTATTGTTATAGGTTGTAATCTAACCAACCTTACAAGTACAACAGTTCCAATTACCTTAGTACTTAGACGAGGTGTAACAGATACTTATGTACAGAAGAATAGGCGAGTAGATGCTGGTGAGCCTTTTGAGTTGATGAAGGGCAATAAGTTAGTACTCGATGCTGGCGATAAGTTAGTAGTAAGTGCTGCGGTTGACAGTAGTGTTGATGCAGTGTTTTCAATACTGCAAGGAGTAGCATAATGAGTGGCTTATACAGCGGAACAGATTTAGTCGACAAAGTGTTTTATGGATTTCGTCTAAATCCTGACACTGGCAATTTAGATATAGAGATTTTAGACGGGGACACCCCAGTTTCACTACCACAAGATGGTGTAATCGACAAGTACGACTACAAACAGTGGTTTTGGACAAAGGATACCGTAAGGTTCGAGTGGGGCAATAAAGGACACTTATTGATGAGGCTAATATAATATGAGTCAATTAATTGATCTAGGCAAATTACGCTTCCACTTCGCTGGTCAGTGGAGTTCCAGCACTACATACGAATCAAATGATATCGTTAAGTATGGTGGTAACGTATACGTATATACATACGCATTAAAAACAGCAGGAATCTTACCTACTGACACGGCTTATTGGGCCCTGATGGTAGAAGGTTTTAACTTCTTGGGTACTTTTAGCACAACCGGCAACTATAAAGTTGGTGACGGTGTTGCACACGGCGGCGTTGTGTATGTCGCTATAAAAGACTCTGTTAATATTACACCTCCTAATGCCACATACTGGTCACGTTTCTTGGATGGTATTCAGTACGAAGGTACATACTCTCCTACAACGTCTTATCAGAAAAATGACGTTGTTAAGTATGGTGGATCTATCTATGTTGCAAAACAAGACGGAACAAATAACTTACCAACAGTTACAGCATATTGGGATAGGTTTGTTGAGGGCGTTAGCCCTCGTAGCGTTTATAACGAAGCTACAGCCTATGTACCAAATGACTTAGTAGCCTACGGTGCTAACATTTATCGTGCCAAGACAGAAACTACCGGCAATGCTCCTAGTAATACAACTTACTGGGAACTATATGTTGGTGGTATTAAGTTTACTGGTAACTACAGTGCTGTAACAGAATATTATGTAAATGATATTGTTGTGTACGGTAACAATATCTATCGTTCAAAGTTAACACAGTCCAATACACTGCCTACAGTTGCAGCTAATTGGGAACTGTTAACTGCTGGTAATAGCTACAAGGGTACATACGTAAATGCTACCAACTACTACCAAGGCGATATTGTTAGCTACGGCGGCAATGTTTATATTGCACTTGGCGTAACAACAGGTAATTTACCTACTGATGCTACTAAGTGGCAAGTATACAGTAGCGGTTTTTCATACCAAGGCGTATGGTCTAGCGGTACTGAATATAAAATCAATGAGATTGTTGGTTATGGCGGTTCACTATATCGCTCAAAGGCTGACAATCAGGGTGTTAACCCAACAACTACAGCTACCTGGGACAAGGTTGTTGCAGGATTCAAATTACGTGGTACATGGGCAACTGCTACACAGTATGCAACTGATGAAGTTGTAACCTATGGCGGCAATACTTATATTTCCATTTTACCACACGCTTCCGTAGACTTTAACACTGACTTAGCTGCCAACAAGTGGCAGAAATTTAACAGTGGTATTCGTTGGATGGGTACTTGGAACAGTACAACACAATACTACAAAGATGATGTAGTAAAGGCTGGTGCTAGTTCTTTTATTGCTGCAGTTGATACAATTGGTGGCAGTAACCCAGCTGGTGGAACAAATGCAAATTGGGCCAGTTTTGCTACTGGTGCCGAAGGCTTCCTGTCTAAAGATGGTGATGCTATGCTTGGTATGCTTACACTGTATGCAGCACCAACAGATCCACTACACGCAGCTACAAAAGCTTATGTAGACCAGTTTATTAATGCAGCAGCAGGCGGAACCATCAGTGGTCCACTAGTTGCAAGCGGCGTAAATGCTAGCTATACAGCACAAAATGGTGCAACTATTAATATTAGTGGTGGTAGCTTAAATCTTACCAACGGCTCTACACTTAACACAGACGGTACTTCTACACTTGGTAATACTCGTGTCAGCGGTAACTTGGATGTAGACGGTGACTTGAATATTGATGGTGGCGATGTTACTGTTAGCGGTAACAACCTTAATCTTGCTAACACCACAGTAACTACAGTTAACGCATTTGGTGCAGCTACAAGTGTTAATATCGGTGCAACAACCGGTACAACACGCATTAAAAATAACTTAGATGTTGACGGTGACGTTAACATTGATGGCGGCGATGTTACAGTTAGTGCTGCAACACTAAACCTGGCTAATGAGAATGCTACCACAGTAACTGCATTTGGCGCAGCTAATAACTTAACACTGGGTAAAACAGGTGCTCTTACAACTGTAAAGAGCAATGTAACTGTTGACGGTGTACTTGATGTTATTAGTGGTTCTACTGTTACTAATACAACAATGGATCCAACTGGATTCGACAACGAGCACCCAGATACTCGCGGTGTTGTTGAGTACAGCGACAACGGTACACGCGTTTATAGCATCGACAAAACAGGTGCAGTAACTGTTCGCGAAAATGGCATATTTGCCAGCGGAACAGCCTACTCAACAAACGCAGCCGCAAGAACCTTAGTAGTATTCCCAGCTCCTGGACAAACAAAGTTTGTTTACTGGATTAACGGTGTACGCTATGAAAAGACTGCGCTAGTCTCTAGACAAAGCGCTACCATTGCTGGATACAACTACTTCTATTTTGAAGGCGGCACACTAACCAGCTCAGCAAATCGCACAGATGCTATACTGACCACAACGGCAAATGTAGCTGCAGTAAATGGCAGCAGCAACAATAGTCGTGCGCTAAGCGTTGAAGATCAGCGCCACGGCATTAGTATGGACGGTGCTACACTGGTCAGACTAAAGCGTGCTGAAAAGGCTAAAGTAATTAGTGGTTATGGTTTAACACCGATCAGTGCAGCCGTAGCAACATACACAAACACAAAAACTGGTGAATTACGTGATGCTGACTTAACATTTACAGCACCAGTAAAAACCGGTAACAAGTTCTTAACAAGAATAGGCTCTACCTGGAAACTTGCAGACTTTGACGACGCACAGTTCAGCTATAAGCTTGGCGTTCTTGGTGGCGTAACAGTTACCAGCCAGGGTAGCGGATATAGCGGTTTATCTACCACATTAAGCGTGCAGGGTGATGGTACTGGAGCAGTAGTTACACCTGTACTAGCAGGTGCACCACTACAAAGCATTACACTAACTAATGCTGGTTATAACTATGCCAATGACTCTACCATTACCCTAAGTGGTGACGGTACTGGAGCAACAGCGGCACTAGTAGTAGCACCAGGTAAAAACGTTGCAAGCGCAGCAATTACTAATGCAGGTAGCCGTTATACTAGTGTAACTGGTACAGTGGTAGGTGGAGGTGGCACAGGTGCCACAGTTGCAATTACGCTAAACACAGGTACACCGGTTGCACACGTGCACATGGATACATTGGGCAGCGGCTATACAAATGCAACTGCAACAATTACTGGTGACGGTACTGGTGCAACAGCAACAGTAACCATAGTTGCCGGAGCAGTTACTGACATTGACATTACTAATGGCGGTAGCGGCTATACTTACGCAAACGTAACAATTACTGGTAACGGTACTGGTGCTACAGCAACTGCGTATACTCTAAAGAGTTTTATTCAGGGCTATGAGATCACCAATGTGGGTAGTGGCTATACCAGTGCACCAACAGTTACCATTACTGGTGACGGACATGGTGCTACTGCAACTGCGCAAGTAACTGCTGGTGGTGTTACTGATGTGGTAATCACCAATGGTGGACATGGCTACACATACGCAACCATGACATTTAGTGGTGGTGGTGGTACTGGAGCAACAGTTAACCCTATACTGAGTGGTTACCCAATTGGCAGTGTAACAGTTACCAATCCAGGTAAAAACTACACAAGTACACCAACTGTTCAGCTAACTGCTAATCAATATGCACAAAACGGTGCAATTGCACTTACACTTGCTGAGGGTAATAGTATTGGCAGCGTGTCAATTACTAATCCTGGTACAAACTACACATACGCAACAGCCACAATTAACAGCAGTACCCCAGGTACTGGAGCCCAATTTACTATACAAGCTACACCAAGCGGTATTTTAGGCGTTACAATTGTTGACCCTGGCAAGCATTACAGCTATGCAAATATTATTGCAACAGATACTGGCGGTGCAACTGGCTTTGCGGCTACAACAACACTAACACCAGTTCCACAATATAATAACTATGTTAACGCCGGAACTGGATTTGACTTAAACAATATTCCTGCTAATAAGTTTACAAATACTTATTTTGTGGCAACAAATAGCACAGATCGTGTTATTAAAATACCTAGCAGCTACGTATTCAACAGTATACGCGAAGCTTTCCAGTATGCTACACAGGAAATAAAAGAACTAAAAGATTACGGACTACCATATAACAGCTATGAATTTGTAGGCTTCTCGGTGCTAAATAACACTGGTGAAGTTGTAGCAGTACCAAGTACAAATCAGGGTAATAATATCCTTTATTATGACCTACTAGCTAATCAGGTAAATGCTGCACCACTAAATGCTGGTGGCACAAAGGTTGGTAGATCCCCTACTATATCTTCGGCAGGTACAGCAGCACTGTGGCTTGGTGCTACAGAGTCTAGTAAAGTTTACTATGTTGCCCCACACGGTGTGGACACAGCAGTTAATGGTAGCAACTTAGCTACACCATTTGCAAGTATCAAGTATGCTTGCCAACAAGCTGAACCAGGTAGTACAATTTTTGTAAAAACTGGTACATACAGTGAGCAACTACCAATAACGGTACCAGCCAATGTAGCCATTGTTGGCGACAATCAGCGTACTACAATTGTACAGCCTGCAAGCGGTAACAGTGACGATGGCGTAACGCCAAACAATCAATCAACAATGTGGTTATTGAGCAATGGCAGCATTCTTAATAAAATGACGTTTGTTGGCATGACTGGCTGGGTTCCTGGTGCAACACCTGGCGATATTACAACTAGTACTATTCGTGGTGTTGTAGCAAGATTGAATCCTGCAAGCCCAATTACTACAAAATCTCCTTATGTACTGGAGTGCAGTGCAATTGGTAGTGGATTAATTGGTGCGCTAGTTGACGGTACTGTACACGCAACCGGTGCAAAAACCATGATCTTCCACGGCTTTACTGTTATCAGTGATAATGGTATTGGTTACTGGATGAAGGATGGTGGCAAGGCTGAGATTGTAAGTTGCTTTACCTACTACTGTTACTTTGGATACGCAAGTACTGGTGGTGGACATATTCGTGCACTAAATGGTAACAATAGTTATGGTACTTGGGGTGCTGTAAGTAGAGGATTCGATGTTAACGAAACAGCAGTAACAGGTGCGCTAATTGGTCAGCAACTAAACTTTGTTTATCAGGGCGGTACTATTAACGTTGGTGATACTTGTACAAGCAGCAGTGGTGCTACTGGTATAGTTACTAATGTACAGTACAGTGCCAATAAGGTGTACTTGAAAGCTACAACTGGTACTTTTGCACTTGGTAATACGCTGACATTTACTAGTGGTGGAACAGGTACTGTAAGTGCGGGTGCATTGGAAGGCCAAAAAGGTTTTGTACTTGTATTAAACAATCTAACAGCGGCACCGAAACCTGGTCAAAGTATTCAACTAGCTGGCGATGCAGTTGCTTATGTGGTACAAAGTGTAACCGGTACCTATGTAGATGCTACAAGTCAATTGGTAGTTGTGCTAGCACAAGAAAAACCAACTGGCAGTGCAAGTGGCACAGCAGTTACGCTACGCAGTAAGTATTCACAGATTCGTTTAACTGGTCATGACTTCTTGAGTATTGGTACAGGTGGTATTAGTACTACTAACTATCCAGGTACTCCAACACAAGCAGCTGCGCAGGGCAATGAAACAGACGAAGCATACCCAGGTCGCGTATTCTATGTAAGTACTGACCAAGACGGTAACTTCCGTGTAGGTGAATATTTCCGTATTGACCAGGCAACTGGACGTGCTACACTGAACGCTAACGCTTTCGACTTGGCTGGTTTGACTAGCTTGAAACTTGGTAGTATTGGTGCTCAACTTGGTGAAACTATTAACGAATTTAGTAGTGATGCAAGTATGAGTGGTAACAGTAATACTGCTGTACCTACTGAGTATGCTGTAAGAACTTATGTTAATACACTAACTAATACTAATGGCATAAGTGGAGCAAGTACAACTTATGATGCAAATGGTTATTTAACTGCCGCAACATGGGATGCTTATACTTACGCAGTTACATATAAAAATGTAACACTACCAGCAAATGCTGACGGAATACCGTACAGTCAGTTTATACCAGGATTTAGTGCTTGGTTAACAAGTAACAGTATAACAATACCTACTACTTCACCAACACTAACCTCAGGCCAAATTGCAACATATGTAAGTGCACCGATAAAGGTAATAGATAAGATTACTGAAACTCATGCGCAAGGATACAAAAATGGCACATATACTGTAAATTACAATAATAATTTACAGATTACTTCAGTAGTACTATCTTAAGGAGGCTGCAATAAATGTTTAATATAGTAGATTTAAATGGCAGTTTGTTAGCTGTCGGAACAAAAGCCAAGGCCGTTGCAACTAGTGCAATGGCCGAGGCTACTTTTACAGCAGCTGGTACTTTTACTTCAATTAAAAACGTGCTGGCTTGTCATGCCTGTAATCCAGAGTGTTGGAAATGTATTTTTCCGCACTTAACACAGTGTACTGGTACACTGCAAGTATGTGATACTAGTAGTTTTAAGCGATGTGGAGCTAGCTGCACTTGGACTGTTCCAAGCGGAGTTAGCTTTGCAAAGTTTGAAATCTGGGGCCCAGGGGCACAAGGTGGTGCTGGTATGTGTTGTGGCGGTGCACCATTTGGTGCAACAGGCGCATATGCTACCACAATAATTCCCGTAACCCCTGGCTGTCAGTATGTATTAACAGCCGGTTGTGCAGATGCAAACAGACTGTGCTGCACACTAAATGCTACATATCAAGGTAGCCCATCATCAGTAACAGGATATGGGCTAACCAATTTCTGTGCAAATGGTGGTTGTCACAATCTTATTCGCAGAATGTGTCAACAAAGAACACAGCTTTGCGGTACTAGTATGTGCTGCCGCTGGCAAAATCCTACTTGCACTAGCAGTGGTGGATGTATTTGTGGTACTAGTTATTATTGTAATGATAATAGTTGCGCAACTTGTGGCTGTATTCCAGTATTTAATGATACAGAAGTAACTTTTTATGGTACACCTTTTGGTCATAATAGTATACATGGAGCAACCTGCATGGATACCAATATCTATGGGTTCCATATTCACCCTCCACTAGTAAGTCCTGTGGACGGTAAGTCGCAAGTAGCTTGCTGCTGTCTTGTGTTTAATAATGGCCAAACTTGTAACCCGTTTTATCAAGCTGCTTGCTGTGGAGCTACAAATTCACAAAATGGTACGCCAATTTGGACATTCCCTGGTATGGGTGGCACGGCTAGTGTAGCATTTGGCGGCTGTACTTCACTATGTGGTGATTGGGGCCGTATGGGCATGGTTAAGGTTAGCTGGTGCTAATCTAAGATATAAATATATAATTTGGAGACAAAATGTCAAAAATTAATGATATTTTAGAGTTGGCCGTAAAGAAAAATATTAGAATTAATAATTCTAATGACTTTGGAGATGCTGACCTAAATACGCTAAAAACTCAAGTAGACAGTGCAACTACCAACGCAGCAGCAGCATTGTCTGCTGCTAATGGTGTGCGTCGTAACTGGACTACTTTTTATGGTGGGTACAATCTGCCTAGCCCAAATCAGTTGATGACTGGTGCCGCTGGAGTTATAACTGTTGGAGAAACTACGAATTACAGTACCGCTGGTGGTTGCTGCTGTTTATGGACAGTGCCAGCTGGCGTTACACAGGCACAGTTTCAAATTTGGGGTGCTGGCGGCAATGGTAGTGCGTGTAGCTGGGGCGCTTGTTGCTCTTTTGCACAAAGTGGTGGAAATGGCGAGTATACTTATGTATTAATGAATGTACAGGCTGGCCAGCAGTATACGCTATGTGCTGGTGGCGGTATAGCCACCACACAAAACAATTGTTATAGTTATTGTGCCTATGATGGTTGTAATAGCTTTGTGTGTGGCAGTAACGATACTTGTATACTAAGCTGTGGTGGTTTAACTGGATATGGTAATTTATGTGGTGTTGGTGCAAGATGCTACTACCCAAGCAACGGCCATCACTACGCAACTAGTCAATCTAATTTAATGGCGTGTACTGGTTATTTTCAGTGTAGTAATTACTTTAGTAAGCCTACATACAGATATGATGGCTTATGTGTGGGTGGAGTTACTTCCGGTAATGCTATAGCTGTAGAAGCAAAAATTCCTTCGTTGGTATGGGCAGTAGCGCAGTGTGGTAATAGCATTTGTTATATGTGTCAGTGGAACTATACTGTAATGCCAAATCATACAGTTTGCGCAATCAGTTGCGGATTTAGTGGATATGAATATAGCGGATGCTGTGCTAATGCCTATAATGTATTCCGCAAACCAGGACTGGGCGGCCCAGGTAATGTGTCTAGTTGTTATGAAGGCCCTAACTATGGCGCTTGTGGTAGCGCTGGACTAGTAATAGTAACATTTAAATAAGGAAATATAATGACAACAATTACTTATTTAATTGCAGACAAGCAAACAAAAACTTTTGATATAGACTTACCAGATACGCTTTATTGCAGAATGAACCTGGATAATAAGTTTGATCAAATTGCAATTGATGCAGAAGATTTTGTTAATGATCCTAAAAATATGTACTACTATCAGGAGCTAACAGTTGCTGATAGTCCACTATTTGCTTTTATTGCACTCTATCAACAAGATTTATTGCCTATTACGGACACTATGGATGCAATATTTGACGAAGTTATAACTTATAACGACCTAACTTCAGAGTACAGCGAGGAGCAGGCAAAGTTTGTATTTGACACAGAGTATATAGTTCAACCACCAAAAGTAGTTGCACCAGACTATGTACCACCAAATATACCTCCAGAGCCTGAACCAACGCCACCGCCACCAGCGGAAGTACCAGCAGAATAAGGTATTATATGGTTAAGCGTAGTTAAAAATACATTTTACTTTTTTAGTAACTTGTGGTATAATTTTATCTTTAACTACCAAAATAAACCATCAGAAACTATATGAAAAAAGCATTTTTTATTAATGGTGGAATAGGCAGAGTACTCTGTGCTATTCCAGCATTAGAGTGGTATAAGCAAAACATAGATCAAGACGTTGTTATTGTTGCAGAGGCCTGGAACGAAATATTTTTAGCTAGTCCTGTATTGCGTAATAATGTATGGCCAATGGGTCATAAAAGTCTTTTTGAAGAAAAATTAAAAGATAAAGAAATAATTAGTCCTGAACCTTATAGATTAAATGCATATTTTAATCAAAAGTGCAACTTAATCCAAGCATTTGATATATTGATAAATGATTTAAAAGATATTCCAGCAACCAAACCATTTAATCTACAGATAAATAAAGTTGACCAAGCGTATGGGCACACACTAGTATCACAAGTAAAGTCACAGTTAGGTAAACAAAAAGCTGTAGTATTTCAACCTTTTGGTAGCGGTGTACAAAAAGACGGTAATTTTATAATTGATTCCAGTGGTCGTAGTTTTGAGTTACGAGATGTATACAGAACAGTAGAAGAGCTCGGAAAACATTATGCTGTAATTATGATGTCCAATGTAGAAATACCAACAGATAAGCAAATGGCTGCAGCAATACCAAATGCGAATTTACTGCAGTGGATGGGTATAATTAATGCAGCAGATTATTTTTTAGGTTGTGATAGTGTTGGACAGCACTATGCTCATGCCTTAAGTAAACCAGCAACTGTTGTTATAGGTGCCACTTATCCTGAAAACATTAGTTATCCAGATAATAAGGATTTTACTATTATAGATAATGGTAAAGACAAGCGCATCTATAGTCCAATACGAATTACTATGGATTTTGTTAGTGATAGAACTAATGAGTACTTAATGGTTTTGGAAGATAAAACTTTTGATAAAATGATTAAGAGCGTTACTGATAAACTAGGTAAATCTAAACAAAAAGATTCTAAACCTGAGCTAGTTGCAACTAATCATGTACATACTGATAGCTGCCAGCACAACGCCTCCATACCACCATTTGCAAAGAAAACAAGTTTAGTATAATTATTTATGAATAAAACAGGATATATTTTAGGAATTGCTAGAGGGCACAATGCTGGTGCCTGTCTATTAAAAGACGGAAAAATTGTTTTTAGCTTAGAAGAAGAACGATTAAGTCGTCAAAAATATGATGGTGGTCCCTATGCCACCATGATGAAGGTAAAAGAGTATACTGATAAGCTTGATTTTATATTTGTATCGCACACACAATCACTGCATGATACCGCAGGCAAAGTAGACTATACTGGCGACGACGTTTATACTGGTTTAGCCAGAAAAATGGGATTTATAGATCGTAAAGCAGACTTACGAAATCATCCACAAGTAATTGATCTTAGCCATTCACACCATAAAATTCATGCAGCAATTGCATTTTATCGCAGTGGATTTAACGATGCTGTAGCAGTTATTGTTGACGGAGCTGGTACGATGTATCCAGCTATGTTTGATAATCAACAGGTTATATTGTGGGAAACAGAAACAGTATTTGATTGTAGCTATCCAGCAAACTTTAAAACTATTTACAAACACTTGGGTTGCAAAGAGCCAATTGTTGGTCACTACAACCACAGCGAAAATAGTGAAAAATTTGGTGAGCAAGGCACACATATAGAGTTTATAAGTGGAAATGCTGGTATTACTAAAGTATATGAAGCAGTAACAGAATATTGTGGGTTTAGTTCTATTGAAGCTGGAAAAACTATGGGATTATTTCCATATGGCAAATCAAACGAACAAATACCCAAGCTATTTATAGATTCACAAGTAGCCCCAATCAGTGACAGAAATGTTATTATACCTAGATATCCTAACGGTGCAATAGTTAATGCATCAATGTACTCCGAACTACAAACTATTACAGATCAGGATGTTACCAAGTGTCAAAATAGGCGAGATTTAGCATATACTTGTCAAACACAAACTCAAGCACAGGTACTACAGCTAATTAAGAGTGCAGTAGAATTAACAGGTAAAAAACAAGTAGTACTTAGTGGCGGATATGCCCTAAACTGTGTTGCAAACTACTACTACTTAAAAACACTGCGTGATGAAGGCGTTGAGCTGTATGTTGAGCCAGTTAGCAATGATGGCGGCACAGCAATTGGTGTTGCACTGTGGGGTTATCATCAACTTACACAGGCCACAGAAACACATCCACGAGAAATCTACTTAGGTCCAAAGTATGATTATACTGATCAAATAGAGGCTATTGCTGAGCAGTATGGTGGTACCGTAGAAACTTGCGATAATGCAAAAGTTGTAGAACTAATGCGTAAAAAGAATATTGTTGCAATGTTTCAAGGTCGCAGTGAAAACGGCCCCAGAGCACTGGGCAACCGCTCACTAATGTTTGACCCTACTTTTGTGGACGGAAAAGATTACGTAAACCGCATCAAGCACCGTGAATATTTTAGACCTTTTGCAGGTAGCATTTTAGAAGAAGATGTGCACCAGTGGTTTGATTTACGCGGCATGAACTCAAGCCCGCATATGATGTATGCGGTTAACTGCCAACCTGGAGTTGAGGATAAGATTCCTAGCATTATACATGTAGATGGAACTTGTCGTATTCAGACAGTTAACACTAATGAGAATCCTCATTATTACGCACTAATTAGTGAGTTCAAAAAGCAAACTGGAATACCAATTATATTCAATACTAGCTTTAACCTTGGTGGAGAGCCGCTGGTAGAAACATTGGAAGACGCACTGTGGACACTGCAACAAAGCGAAATTGAATATCTTTATCTACCAGAGTATGGTAAACTGGTAACAATAGCAAACCAATGAAAATATTTGTAAACGGCACTTTTGACGTTTTACATCCAAGTCACCTGAACTTGTTGCAGCACGCGGCAAGTTTAGGTACTTTTTTGCTTGTAGGTATCGACTCTGATGACAGGGTTGCAAAGTTAAAAGGTGCGGACAGACCACTAAATCCACAACAAAACAGAAAAAAACTATTAGAAAGTTTACGCTGGGTTGATGAAGTGGTTGTGTTCGACAGTGATGTAGAACTAACACAACTAGTAAAACAATATAGACCAGACATAATGATTGTAGGCAGTGACTATCGCAACAAGCCTGTAATCGGTTCAGAATATGCAAAACGACTTGAATTTTATAGCAGAACAACTACTGACTCAACAACGCAAATCTTGGAACATTTTATTAATCGGCGACGTTTGCGTTGATAAGTATGTTTTTGGAAGTATTAACAGGCTGAGCCCTGAAGCACCTGTGCCAGTATTTGTACCACAAACAGAGCTGGAAAAGCCGGGCATGGCTGCCAATGTTCGCGAGAACTTGCAGGCACTTGATTGCACAGTTGAGCTGCTTACACTGCCAGGCAGTGTTAAAACTAGATTTATTGACAGTAAAAGTGGTCAGCACATAATGCGCCTAGATCAAGACGCATACAGCAAGCCGCTGGAGCTGGAAACTAAAATACCTCCCATATATAACGCAATTGTGGTTAGTGATTACAACAAGGGCTGTGTAAGCTATGAGTTACTACACGAAATTATAGATCAAGCCACTTGTCCAGTATTCATAGATACCAAGAAAACAGACTTGCAACAGTTTGATAAGCCAAATGTGTTTATTAAAATTAATGAGCACGAACGCAATCAAGCACACACTGTAGGCAATAATATTATTGTTACACTGGGCGGCCGCGGTACTACATATCTGGGTGAGTACTTTTCCAGTGATCCAGTGCAAGTAGCCGACGTATGCGGAGCAGGCGATACATTTTTATCCGCACTAGTGTTTGAGTATTTGAATACAAACAGTATGCAACAGGCAATTAAGTTTGCTAACTTAGCAGCAGGCATAACAGTAAAACATGTTGGCGTATACGCGCCTAAACTGAAAGAAATAGATGAGATTAGAGGGATTAGTTAAAAAGGGCTGGGGCAGTGAATTGATATGGGCTACAAACGATCACTACTGCAGTAAGTTTTTAAACTTTAATCAAGGTGCTAAGTTTTCAATGCACTTTCATAGTAAAAAAGTGGAAACTTGGTATGTGTTAAGTGGTAGGTTCGAAATTGAAACTATTGACACCAACACAGCAGAAGTGCATAAGAAGATCATTGGCGAAGGCGGGGTACACCACAACGCCAAGCTAGTACCACACAGAATTATTTGTTTGGAGGCAGGCACTGTATTAGAGGTGAGCACTCCAGACAGCGTAGAGGATAATTACAGAGTTCAACCCGGCGACAGTCAGCGATGATTTACTATATTGATATTGACGGCACTATTTGCACAAACACAAACGGCAACTATAAGTTGGCCAGACCTTACACAAATCGTATTGAGCACATAAATCAGTTGTTTGATAGTGGGCATGAGATTCACTACTGGACTGCGCGTGGCGGTCACAGTGGCAAAGACTATACCAAACTTACACAACAGCAGCTTGAGGCGTGGGGTTGCAAATACACCAAATTACATATGAAAAAGCCTAGCTATGATGTATTCATAGACGATAAAGCGCTCAGTGACAAGGAATATTTTCAATGTATGTCGTAACAGGCGGTGCTGGTTTTATTGGTAGTAACTTGGTCAAGTTGCTTAATAAGCAAGGCATAGAAAATATATTAATTGTTGATGATTGTAGTGATGCCAGCAAGTTGATGACCCTAAAAACACTAAAGTTTTTGGCCTACCGTGATTTAGACAATATAAACTGGACTGAGTTGCTAAAGCTGGACATATGCAAGGTATTTCACTGTGGCGGGATTTCCAGCACCACAGAAACGGATGGCAAACGACTGCTTAACTATAACTATACCCATACCCTTAGCTGGTCAGAATTTTGTCAGCTGAAGCAAATACCTCTGGTATACACAAGCAGCGCTAGTGTATATGGCAATAGCGAAACATTCTGTGAAACTGACAAGCTAGATCCACTCAATCCGTATGCAGTGTCCAAACAGTTGAGTGAGGTGGTTGCCAGCATGCCAAATACCTGGGTATTCAGACCATTCAATGTCTACGGCAGTGGCGAACAGCACAAAGGTGCACAGCAAAGCCCAATCAGCAAGTTTAAAGAACAGGTTGAGCAGGAAGGTATAGTTACACTGTTTCATGGCAGTGAAAAAATACTACGAGACTTTGTGTGCGTTGACGATGTAGTAAACGTCATGGTTAATTATACCAACAAACACCCAGGCATCTACAATTTAGGGTCTGGTGTAGCTACAAGCTTTTTAGAAATTGCTAGACTGTACACAGATAACTCGCACAGGATTGATATGCCCAACGAGTTGCGCGGAAAGTATCAATACTATAGCAAAGCAGATTTAACAAAGCTGCGAACAAATCTTATAGGCGACTATAAATTTATACAACCACATGAGTATGTATGTCAACATTAAAAGAATTAACACATCACAACCACGAAATTGCAGAAAATCACAAGTTTACACAACTACTACTTGGTGGAAAAATTACTAGCGGCATATACGCCACTTACTTAGCAAATCAGTTGCTACAATATCAAGTACTAGAGCACTGTGCAGACCATTTGTTACAAGATTTGCCAGGCATACAACGCAGTGAGTACATACTGCAAGACTTACTGGAATTAGACGAGCCAGTAATTATATTTGACAGTACCGCAGAATACTGCAGACACGTAAAGTGTTTAACTGATCACGGTTTATGGGCACACATATATACCAAACATATGGGTGATTTATACGGTGGTCAGATAATAAAAAGCAAAGTACCTGGTAGCGGAGCAATGTACCAGTTTCAAAATCGTCAAGAATTAATACAACTATTAAGGACTAAATTGGATGTTAGCATGGCTAGTGAAGCAAATAAATGCTTTGAGTTAACCTTGCACCTGTTTAGCAGGATTGCAGATGAGTATAATCTTTAATAGGTTAAAGGCCCATGCGCTAGAACTTGAAAAAGTTTTAAGCTCACGGGCCTTTTTACTGCCTGAAACAAACACCTATAACTGGACTAACCAAGTTTATAGTAGTGCACTTGCAAGACGCATGCACTTAGACATAATAGACGCTACAGAAACAAAGAAACTGTGGATGATGCACCTATGTGTATTTCCGCATATTTTTGACGGTGCACCAATATTTGGTTTTGACCTTGTTGCTGGCCCAAATAAAGTTACAGGAGCTTTCTTAGACTTTAGCCCTGTTGATCCCGAGCACAAGTTTAATCAGTACTTTAGTGATAAAGTTAGCCGCTATGAGTGGTCAAAACCTAGAGTACTGCCAGACTGGGCTAAAAAGATATTTAGTGATAAGATGGTTGCAGCTGGTAACATTAATACTGAGTTTGAGTTAGTAGAAATATTAGACTTAAGTAAAGAGTTGTTGGTGTACTACTTGGATAATATAATGTATAGCAGACCACCTAAAAGTTATGATGACTTAGTGCGTGAGTATAACTACACCAAGCACCAAAATTTTTACTGTCAGCAACAAAAACAAAACCCGCACACACCTAAAGTGTTGCAGGCTTTAGGATTTACAGAGGAAATGGTACATGATTTTATACATAAAGACTTATTTCCAGAATTGGTGGAGTGACGTGGAAGAAATACTTTCAGTACTACCGGAGGCATTTTAGTGTGGATATTTAATTTTTTACCTTCGTGGATATTTCAATTAACTTTCTTTTTAGGCATTGTACTATATCTAGTGTCCAGTACACTAAAGGTTTTACCATATAGTAGCACTTTTAAGTGGGCGTCTATAGCCATAGTATTTTTAAGTGTGTACATGCTAGGAATGCAGGCCAATGATGATGCATGGCGTAAGCGTACACACGCCTTAGAACTACAAGTAAAAACTTTAGAAGCTAAAAGCGCTGAGGAAAATGTTAAAATAGTTGAAAAAGTAATCACTAAAAAACAAATCGTAAAAGAGCGTGGTGAAGACATTATAAAGTATATAGACCGTGAAGTTGTAAAAAATCAAGAAGTAGTCAAGTATATTGAACAATGTCCTAAATTACCTGATGAGGTAGTTACCACAATAAATAAGGCAGCAAAACCATGAAGTATATTGTCCTTATTTTATTACTACTAACTGGTTGCAGTACTACTGTGCCAGTTACTCAAAAATTTCCGCAAGCACCTGATGTGTTAATGCAACAATGCGAGCAGCTTAAAGAAGTAGCTAAAGAGGCCAGCTTAGTAGACTTAACAAAAGTAGTTGTAGAAAATTATACAAAACACTATCAGTGTAGTGTGTTAGTACATGGCTGGCAAGAGTGGTACAAAACACAACAAAATATTTACAAGGAGTTAAAGTAGTGGAATTAGAATTACAACACTTACAACAAATTATACCTAAAAATCAGTATACACAATATTGGTTCAATGCACTGGAACAATTGCTGCCGCAGTACCAAATTGACACTCCGCAACGATTAGCAGCTTTTTTAGCACAGTGTGCTCATGAGTCGGGTAATTTTGTTTTTATCAAAGAGAATCTAAACTATAAGTGGCAGTCCCTACGAAAAACTTTTCCCAAGTATTTTCAAACGGACGCATTGGCGCAGCAATACGAAAAGCAGCCACAAAGGATTGCTAACAGAGTATATGCTAATCGCATGGGCAATGGTGATGAGGCCAGCGGAGATGGTTGGAGGTTTTGTGGTCGCGGATTAATACAGGTAACTGGTCGTGACAATTACAGCTGGTTTGCAGCCAGTTTAGGCATTAGCCCTGAAGAAGCTAGTGAGTATATGGAAACTTTTGAGGGTGCAGCACAGAGTGCATGCTGGTTCTGGGAAACAAATAACCTAAATCAGTGGGCAGATCGTGGTGACATCGTAACATTAACAAAACGAATTAACGGCGGTACTATCGGATTAGAAGATAGACAAAAACACTACGAGCACGCGCTACACGTATTTGGTGCTTAAATAAAGGGGGCAGAAATGCAAGTAAAGAATTTGGTAATATTATTAACCTTTGCTGTAGGTTCTGCCTTAGCGCAAACTACAACTACCTATGATAACAAAACACTGGTAGATACTAACAGTACTAGCACTAGTACAAGTACTGTTAATAGTAATAACACAAGTACTAGTACTAGTACTAACACAAGTACTAGTACTGTTAATAGTACAAACACAAACAATAATAATAACACGAGTACAAGTACAAGTACTAATGTTAATACAAACAATAATATTAATAGTGGTACACAAACTATTAACAACAACAATGTTAATAGTGGTACAATGACTTATAATAACAACAATGTTAATACTGGCACAATGACCAACAATAACAATAATGTTAATACTAGTACAAGTACCAATGTTAATCAAAACAACAATGTTAATACTGGCGATATGACTAATCGCAATATTAATACTAGCACCAGTACTAGTACAAATACTAACTATAATGTTAATAGTGGTACAATGACTTATAATAACAATAATGTAAGTACAAGTACAAACACAAACAACAATATTAATACTGGTGATATGACATACAGAAATATTAATACCAGTAATTCTACTAGTACAAACAATAATATTAATACTGGCGATATGACTAATCGCAATATTAATACTAGTACGGCAACAAGTACTAATACTAATCAGAATACTAATACAAATATTAATACTGGTGATATGACTAATCGTAATATTAATACAAGCACTAGTACTAATAATAATGTAAACCAAAATACCAATGTTAATCAAAATATTAACAGTGGCACAGTTACCAATGTAAATCAAAATACTAGTGAGGTTACGCAGCGAGTAATACAACCACCAGCAACAGCAATTGCACCAAGTATGTTAAGTGGTGGTAATCAAGATCTATGTAGTACAGGTACTAGTGGCAGTGTACAAACACAAATATTTGGTGTTAGCAGTGGTGGAACAGTTCGTGATTTAAACTGCGAGCGACTAAAGTTGAGTAAAACCCTATTTGATATGGGTATGAAAGTAGCAGCAGTTGCTACTATGTGTCAAGATCGTCGTGTTTGGGATGCAATGATGGCAGCAGGTACTCCTTGTCCTTATGAAGGTAAAATCGGTGAACAAGCTAAGCTAGCATGGGAACAGAATCCAGAGAAAATTCCTAGCCCAGTAAAGGAGAAGTTAGATGACACTTATAAGAAAATGGGTCTTGGTGCTCTGCTTGGCATGGTTGCCTTCAAGCTATTCTAATTCACAAGAATTAGTACCTGGACAACAGTACACTACTGGTAATATAGTTCAACAAACGCAACAAGGTGGACCAAGTACTTGGACAAATGGCGTTTATCAGAACAGTCTAACATGCTGGACGTGGGGTGATCCTGGATATTGCGGACCAAATGCAATTGTGCGACCAGGTAATAATATAAATTTCTCTTTTGGCCAAACGGACCTATACCAAAGTCAAGCTGTAGCTAGTGTCCTGCCTTCAGCCACAGGTTTAAGAGTAAATGGTTATAATTTTAGTTTTACTGCTAAAAATGGTAACGGCTGGGATAATGGACAAACTGACTACTTGTATGCTTATACTCACTTTACTAATCAAAATAATCAAGTAGTTAGCTATAATACTTACAATTTAACTAATAAGTTTAATTGGACAACTTTTAATTTTAGTGAAACTTTTACAACACCTTTCATAGCCAACGACTTAAAAAATGTAACTTATGGTTTTGTTGGTCGTGACAGTAATGGTTGGGCAGGCCCATATGGTCCTGAAATAAACAATATTAACTTTAGCTTAAAGTACAGTGTTGATCCATGTGTAAGTAACTCACTGTACTCCCCAACTTGTCCCGGTTATTTAGATGCTTTTAATAAATTAATACCAAAAACTATTGCAATAGCGGACCCGACCCCGCAACAATCTACAGTAGTTGCAGAACCTGTGGTTACTAGTGCAGTAGGTCAACAACCAGTAACTACAACTACGGCTACTACTGCCACAGCTACAGTTACAGCTACTACTACTCCAGTAATGGCTGTAGTTACACCACAAGTTACTCAAAAACAAAGCTCTCAACCAAGCATTGGTACATTGTTAAGTATTATTACTGGCGTACAGTCCCAGGTTAGTAGAACAGAGCGTTCAGTAGTTCAACAAGCTATACAAGAAGCTACAAAACAAGCTGAAAAAGCAACACAAGATGCAGAATCTTTTAGTAGTAAACAAAATCAGCAACAACAAGAACAACAGCAAATTCAACAAAATTCGCAAAGTACTAGTGTACAACAAACTTTTGTAAATACAATTCGTCAAGATTTTTCCTTGCAGCCCAGCAATCAAAATCAGCGAAATAATACTAGTTTAGCAAGTACGGGCGGCAGTAATGTGGAAAGTTTTTCTCAGAATTTACCACAACCTGTGACGATAAAAAGTGTAGAACCTCAACAGGTAGTTAGTACAGTTATACTACCTGTTTTAGTAGATCAATCACAGCAGCAGCAAACTAGCAGTATTTATTCTTTAGTACCCCCGCCACAACAATTACAGCAATCAAGTATTGTTGTTCAATCTACATATGCTGCAACACCGCTGCAGCAAAAAATAGACCTATTGCCTGAAATAAACACTGAGCAAAAACAAGTAATAGGGCCGACCAATCCGCTAGAAAAATTTCTGGGCACAATACCTAACTTAGATAATGTTAGTAATCAATCACCACCGAAACCAATTAATCAAAAGGCACAGGATAGCGAATTAGCTGGCGGAGTTAGTATAGCAAGTATTGCTAGACAGCCGCAAGGTTTTGAAACCTATATGGCAATTTTACAAGACGTGCCCTTTTATAAGTCTACAGAAATTTATCGTGGTCAAACTACTGTAGACAATCAACGAGCTATGCGAGGGCTTAGCGGTGCCAGTGATGCTAGGCACAAAGAACTTGTAGATAGTCAATATAGGAGATAGTATGGCAGAAGATCTAAATAAGCAGGTAGATAAACTAGAGGCAGCTGCCAAACAGTATGCTAGTAAAGATACTGTTATTAGCATAGGTGGATACGAGTTTACACCAGCTAAATTAATGGTTGCATTTACAATAGTTAGCAGTGCCCTTGGTGGGTTGTACGGAACTTTTGAAATCTACAAAGACTATGTGGGAATGAAAAAGAAAATTGCTAGTTATGAAGCACCTGATCTCAGCGAGTTTGATAAACGACTAGCAGTTATTGAGCAAAATAGTTCTAAGGCGGCAGATTATACTCGCGATATTAAAACTGATTTAAAAAATGATATTCGCAGAAATGAATCAGTAACAGAACAAGTTGAGCGTAGTGTTAAATTAGCGCAACGTGAAACTGAACAAGAGATGCGACAAGCGCGAAAAGATATTCGTGAAGATTTGGATAAAGCTAGAGCGGAGGTAGTGTCCATAAGAAAAGAAATGGCAGATGCTCGTAAAGAAATCAGCAAAGAAGTGGACCAGCTTAAAAAAGAAGTTGATAGTAAAATACAAAAAGCTATAGACAATCCGCTGGCAGGTAAGTAATGTATGAAGTTATATTACTTATAGCCTTAACAAAACCTCCAAAACTACCAGAACCACCTATATACGAGTGTATTAAGTGGGCTTGGACGGGTGATGTATTTAATAGAAAAGTAATTTGTTTAGAGCGACGTGAGAAAAACTGTTCAAACAGATTATATAAAAGTATTTGTAGATTGGGGGTATAATGATAGATCCAATAACAGCGTTGGCAGGTATACAAGCAGCAGTTAGTTTTATAAAGAAGGTACAGCACACAGTAGATGATGTAGCCTCCTTAGGTCCTGCACTTGGTAAATACTTTGACGCTAAAAGTGTAGCAACAAAAGCCGTAGTAGAAGCTAAAAACAGCGGTAATAAAAGTGCAATGGGTGCAGCCATACAAATAGAAATGGCACTGGACCAAGCACAACAGTTTGAAAAACAACTACAGCTACTTTTTATGCAAGCTGGTAAGGTAGATGTTTGGAATAAGATTAAGTTGCGTGCTCAACAAATGGAACTTGAAGCTGCAAGAGAAGCTAAAAAGCAGCAATTGTTAGCCAAAAAGCGAAAACAGCAAATGCAAGAATATTTTGAATATGCACTTATTTTTGTTCTTACTATAGTTATGGCTAGTGGTGCGGTTTGGGGCACAGTTGAATTAATTAAATATTGCTCCCAAGTTGGTTGCAGTCGTTAAGGAGTACTAGATGATAGAAGAAAAGAAACCTCTTAGTAGAAGTGAACGAGAAGCAAAAATCAAAGATAAAGCCGGATGGGTTATCACTGTGCTTGCTGCTCTGCTGGCCATTAATACTTATATTAGTAGTGGCAATAGTAGTAAGGTGCTCAACAATACAATAAAAGCAAACGATACTTGGGCCTTTTATCAAGCAAAAAGTATTAAGCAAACACTAGCAGAGATGGCAAAAGAAGATGCTGAATTTCGCAAAGAACCTCAAAAAGTAGCTAAACTACAAGCCAAAATTGATAGATATGAGAGCGACCCACAAACTGGCGAGGGCAAAAAGGAATTAATGATTAAGGCTAGAGCCCTAGAAGCAGAGCGCGATGAAATTCGTAAAAAGAATCCGTGGTTAACTTTTGCAGGTAGTGCTTTTCAAATTAGTATTGTACTACTGAGTGCCAGTATTCTTGCAGTTAGTATGCCTCTTTACTGGGCTAGTATAGTGGTAGGAGGATTGGCTGCATTGTTAATGAGTCAGGGTGTATGGCTTTGGCTTCCACTATTATTATAAGGAAATTAAAATGATTGAAGCAATTTTTTGGTTAGCAGTAGGTGCACTTATTGGTTGGCACTTCCCAGAACCACAGTGGGCAAAGAATATAAAAGCTAAAGCACTAGGACTATTTAGTAAAAAGGATGTCTAATGGCAGAAGAAACAAAAGACGATAATAAACCAACCAAAGAAGAAGAAAGTTGGATTCAGAAGAAGTGGCGTCCAATGATGGCAGTTATGTACATGTGCGTATGTGCCAGTGATTTTATTCTTTTTCCTATAATGTTTACCATCGTACAATTTTGGGAAACAGCAGTACAAAATGATGCATTTCGTCAATGGGCACCATTAACACTGCAAGGTGGTGGATTATTCCATATGGCAATGGGTGCAGTATTAGGTATTACTGCTTGGAGCCGTGGACAAGAAAAAATGGCTGGTGTAGCCAATACTCCACAACCAGCTACAATTACAACTACAACTCAACAAGTACAATATCAACAGCCTCAGCCGATGGCTTATCAAGAACCTAGAAGCATGCAACCACAGGTTTCTACAGGTTTTGGTGGAAAACCGGCTCCACAACAATATTTTCCTGAAATTTAAAGGATACTTATGAAACTATTAACCACAATTTTATTGTGTTTTGGTATGGTAACAGCAGCAACAGCGGCAGAACCTGCAAAACCTGCAAGTGCACCAGAAACTAAAAAAGTCTGCATTGATAAAATCAAGGACGGTAAGCCAGTGTTAGGTAAAGACGGTAAGCCTCAACAAGACTGCAAAGAAGTCAAGCAACATAAAAAGCTTGAAGGTACTAAAGTAGAAGATGCTAAAAAAGAACCAGCCAAAAAATAATTTATAGTTGACACACGCTGGGTGGTCTGCTATAATATAGCTTAGCAGACCACTTTTCATTAATCCTTTGAGGAACTCTATGGCTAGTGGTAAAAAAGCAAGACGAGTAAATAATACACCAGATAATCCAGTTGAATATGGATTTCAAGAAGTAAAGCCTTTAAACTATATTCAGCACGAATATTTACGTGCAATACATGAAAATCAAATAATATTTGGTGTAGGTAGTGCAGGTACCGGTAAAACATATATAGCAGCACTTTATGCAGCAAGTGAATTATTTCACAGACGCATACAGAAGATTATACTAACTAGGCCAAATATAGAAACAGGTCGTGGTTTAGGATTTTTACCTGGTACACTTGAGGAAAAGTATGCTCCGTATTTAGAACCTTTTGACAATATTTTTACGAAAAGTCTTGGCAAAGGTTTTTACGAGTATGCACTTAAAAACAAAAACATAGAGCCTAAACCACTAGGGTTTATGCGCGGCACTACTTTTGATAATTGCGTAGTTTTGCTAGACGAAGCACAAAATGCTACACGAGAAGAGATGAAAATGATTTTATCACGCATTGGCAAAAATTGCAAAATGATTATCAGTGGTGATACAGATCAGTGTGATATACCCAACAGCGGTTTAACAGATGCCGTTAATAGATTAGGGTCTATACAAGGGGTAGATATTGTTAGATTTGTTGACGAAGATATTGTTCGCAGCAAGCTATGCAAAGAAATTATTTTAGCATATAGAAATTAGGAGATAAAATGGCTAAGACATATAAACCAACAAGTGGCATGGCCAGTGCTGCTAAACGAGCACTAAAATGGAAAGACGAAGGCAAACCTGGCGGCACACTTGTTGGCTTAGCCAGAGCAAATCAGCTAAAAGATCGTGATCCACTAACGGTATCAACTGTACTCAGAATGTATAGTTTTTTCAGTCGCCATGAAGTAGATAAGCGTGCAACTGGCTTTAACAGTGGAGAAGAGGGTTTTCCAAGTAAAGGTCGTGTAGCCTGGGACTTATGGGGCGGAGATGGTGGTTATAGTTGGAGCAGTGCAAAACGTAATCAAATTATGCGTGAGCGTGAAGGTAAGGCCTTAAAACTAGTACAAATTACTAAAAGTATTGTACCAGATATGTTACTACAAGCTGCTGCTCAAATGCTAGAAGACTATGCCAATCAAAGTATTCCAGAGTCAGACGATGCATTTGGACAGTTTATGTACCATGCACAGCTGCTACGAAATGGTCACTTAGATGTATATTTACTAGATCTACATATGGTAGATCCCGAGTATAGAGATATATTAATTACTGTGTTCAGCGAACTAGACATTAGTGAAGAAGGCAGTAGCGATACTGTGGATGAAGAAGATAGTAATTTAGATACACCAGTATGAAAAAAGCCCCGATAACTTGCGTTATCGGGGCTTTTTTATTTGTCTACTTCTTCTTGTGGAAGCTGTTGTTGTGCTTGTTTAACTATTTTGTTAGTTAATGGATTACATACTTTTGCAGGTAATTCTTGTAGCCCACTTAGTACAGTATTAATTTCCTCAACATTTAACTCAAGTTTAAGTACTTTCTGTTTTGGATCTTCTTGTGTCATTTTATTGGACAAGCTCCTGTTGCACAGTCTTCACCCATAATCTCGTCAAAGCTATTTGCCATTTCAAGATCTACTGGGCGTAAGTTTTGTACATACTCTCTATATGTTTGCTCATCAACAACTTCTTGTGGCAGATATAGATACCCTAAGTCTTTGGCTGTTTTAGTAGGATCAGTTCTGTAAATAAAACTAACGCCGACATAACAATCCCAGTTGTCTAATAGCCAGTCAATAATTTGTGGCACTTCGCTAGGATCATAACTAATAGTTACGCTAGTATTTTGCTGAGTCCAACTGGTTTGAATAAGTTTGTACTTCTCTAGCTGTTCGATTGCACTGTCTAAGTTAACTTCTTTACCAGCAACCTTATGGAATGGTACATCTGCCCACTCAACTGGAAAAGTAATCAATACGCCACTAGGGTCTGTTGGATGATTAATAACTTTATAACCTGCTTCACGAACAACTTCTACGATTGGGTCAAATCTGCTAAATTGTACGTTGTTGAATATATACTTGCCAAGCGGCTTGTGCACGCCTTCAGTTGTATCCATGATTTTACTCAATGTGCCGCTAGGTTTTACACAAGTAATATTCTTGGGACTTGGTAGCCCAAGTTCTTGTGCCATACCAACTGCCGCTGCGGTAGCTGTACGCTTAAGATATTCGTAATCATATCCAGTCATATCAGGACGCTTAGCAATACCCGTCAACCCCACTCCGCACAAACGCAAAAAGTAGTTGTTTAAGTGCCACGCTTCTTGTAGAATACCATCCTTTAGGTTAACACAAGTTTGACGATAGTTAGCACGAGCTGCAAGTCTGATTGCCTCATGTAATCCAGCTGTATCGCCCCTAAACTTAGCAATATCAGTTTCGGTAAGATTGCAGAACGATTTATTTCCGAGTAGAATTTCTACACAAGGATTAGCGCCTTTATACCAAGGTGCACGACGACGGGCTTCTACTGCATTGATAAAGCCCGGCTCACTACCGCCCGCCTCTAACATCAAGTTAAAAATCTTTTCTAAGTCGCCCTTAGTAGGTTTTTCTTGGAAAACTAGACTATTATTACTTTGTTGACGATGACTATTATTATATAACCACCAGTCTTTTTTAGCTACTGCAAACTCTTCCCACTCTGGTTGCCCGTAATCAAAAAGTGCTATTTCAGCACTTCTGCGGCTGCTAAGAATTGTCCCAAGATGATTAACAATATCCAGAATGTCCATCCGTGTGAGGAGACTATCAGCCCTGCCATTAAGAATGGTGGCAATAGCAGTATAAGCCACACTAATCGCCTCATCGCCGCTACTAATCCATCCATAGCCCTTTAACCTTTCCCCAGCAGGTCTAAGCTGTGAAAAATCAAGTACCAGAGTATCAGCAGGATACTTACCCGCAAGCAACTTGCCCACAGACTTTGCCCAAGCCTCTGCACTATCTCCGACCTGGATTGTCCAAATCTTGGTATCAGGCTCCCAATATTCCACATTTTCTTCATTGCCGCCCTTTGCAGTTCGTGTACTACGAACTACTTTTATATTTTTGATTGGTTTTGAAAAGCCATTTAATGTACCAACTACTGGCTTAAATCCTACTCCGCAACCTTGCAGCAATAGCCATAACACGTCGACAACATCATATACTGTTTCGACTTCAGTAAAGCTACAATTAAATTGGCTAGCTTCACGATGCTTAGCTACATCTGTACCGCCCAGCCACAGTGTTCTGCCACTCATGCTAACTTTTCTGTCTAGCATGAGCTGCTCTAGATCGTACAGTTCGCCATATTCGCTGTCATTTAGGTCACGGCCTACTGCTCGTTCCCACAACCACTGCTGATGATCAATAACTCGGGCAACAGTTTCTTGCCAGGTTTCAAATTGTTTACCGTCGTCTGAAACTGGTCTGTTATATGTTCGACGTGTGATGACTTGTGCTCTTGTAGAAACTGCCATATTATCCTTTAATTAAGTTCCTGTACTGCCGAAACCGCCAGTACCTCGTTGTGTGTCATTCCAAATATCAGTAAATGTTACTAGTTCTACTTTTTGGATTACCAGTTGTGCAATTCTATCGCCTAGTGTAATTTTGTAAGGGTCTTCACCCAAATTTTTCAAAATTACCTTAATAGTTCCACGATAGTCACTATCAATAATGCCTACACTGTGAGGGATTTGAATTCCCTTTTTACCTTGACTCGATCTATTATATACAAATCCAGCATAGCCTCTAGGAATTTTTACTGCTATACCAGTATCAATCATTTTTTGTTCACCAGGAAAAATTTCATATTCCTGTGTGTTGCCTTCAAACCAAGCAAATAAGTCTGCACCTGCGTCAGTGCTGTGTGCTCGTTGTGGCAGTTTAGCACCTGGGCTAACCAAGCAGCTAATACATGGGCCAAATGTAAAATTATTAAGATTTGAGGTAGCAATAGTATAAGTACCAGTATCAATCGTTGACATAAATTTCCAATATTTCGTCTATTTGTTTACAATTATCGCTACCCAGTGCTTCATGTGCATAGGTAACTAAATCCATTAATTTATAGTTGAGCAAGAGTTGCTCTTTTGATTCATTGAGTGCTTGAACATATTTGTATCGACTAGCAATAGGAATGCTAGCAATAATGTCGTAAGTACTACCATACTCAGCAACCAACTGCTGAGCACGTTTAGGCCCAATACCAGGCACACCAATGACATTGTCACCAGAATCGCCTGTAAGACACTTAATACTAATGTAGTCCTCAGGACTAAAGTCATAGTGTGTGCTCCAATTATCTACTGTAGTTTCTTTGCGTGTAACATAGCTAAATCTACTGACATTTGGTTGAATTAATAAATCCCAATCCTTGTCACTACTAATTAGCCAAATATTATCTACTTGCAAGTTTTGTTTATTGTTTACAATATACGCAGCAATATCGTCAGCCTCTACGCCTTGAAACTTTATAACAGGATAATCGGTATTTTGTTCAATATGTTCTAGCGTTTTTGTAAAATCTTCAAAGAAAATTTCAAACTGTGCTTTTTCGGCCTCAGTTTGTTCAGCAAATTTATCTTTACGATTTTGTTTGTATTCAGGATATATTTCTTTGCGATACTGACTACTGCCTTGATCGCAGGCAATTATAACCTTACTAGCTTTATATGATTTTTTAAGACTTTGCACAGTACGCAGGTAGTCCTCTGCAAAGTCAGTTGCTCCGCTGTGTTTGTATCGGAAAGCCAAGTTTAAAGCATCAACCACTAGTAGTGTATTTTCTGTTTGTTGCATTGTTTGAAAAGTTTTTGACATTGTTTAATCTTTTATTATACTACAAGTAGTTAAGAAAATCAAGACACAAATTGTGTTTTCTCGTGTTCAAGCCAATCTTCGAGTAGCGCCACAAAAAATTCATGCCCATCACAACTTACACACAAAAATCTATAATTACTAGTAGGTAAATCTTCAAACGCAACAAATAACTTAGATCTGTCAAATTTAAAGATTAGCAGTGGATGTTTATTTACTTGACAGGCTTGTCTATATGTCTGTTTCCAAAACTCAATAAGTTGTGGGTTTTTTGCTGTTAATACTTGGGATGTTAGGTGATCCTCGGCATAACCCTTTACTTCTACAGCAAATAAGTTTGTCATGCCAGGCACGTACAAGTCGCCCTTTAGCTGATGTTTAGGGTCAAGAGCACCACTTCCTGGCACTCTTTCCCAACTTAGCTTGGTATGTTTACGCAACATATCTCTAGCAACTGTTTCTGTGCGAGCACCTTTTGCTCTGCTATCTACCATTAATCGGCTTGTTCTGAGTTTTGGGCCTGCTCAGCGGCTAGTTTTAAAGCTTTTGCTTTTTCTTTAGCTGTTAGCTTTCGCTCAGGCGGTGCGGTAGGGGCCACCGATTCGCCATATGTGGGTTCAGTGGTTGCTGTGGCTTCGGTAATCTTGGTTTCGTTATTACTGTGCCTAAGTGCACTCCGTTCACAGATTTCCATTTCGTCTACACTGTACACAACTGTACCTGCTGTAACTTCGAGAGTTGCCAGTTCGTCATGTGTAATTAGGTGATGTAAGTATACTTCTCTGCGCTTACCGTCACGAATGTAAGTGGCTTTAGCACCATCTTTTAATTGTTCTATTTTAATCATATTATGCCTCTATACTAGAGATATTTCCACGCTTTACAACATTTACTTTTTCTAGCAATGGATGTGTAAATCCATGTGATACTAAAAATGTGTTAAGATGTTCTTCTTTTAGCAAAACTTCTACTAGTTTTTCTTTGCCATCTACATCAAGCGCTTCAACTGTTTCATCTAAAATAAGCAAATTAATTCTACTACTGCTAAGTGTTTGCATTAATTTACGTATTGCTAGTAGTGTGGCGACATTAACACGTGCTTTTTCGCCACCGCTTAGTGCGGCCATTTCAATGTCTTTGCCATTATCAGTAATAACTACATTTAGTTTATCACTGCTATTAACCTTGAAACTTATCTGAAACCTGCCATCACTTAGATCAACAAGATAATGATTAGTAATTGCTTCTAAGTCTTTTACTAAACACTCTATTTTATAAGCAACCAGACCTGTAGTACTAAAAGTTTTAGTAAGAATATTTACTATAGACATTCTTTCACTAAGTTTATGTAGTGATTCACTATAGGTTTCTAGCTCTTCAGTCATTTCTACTAACTGCTTGCCAATAGTATCTACTTTTGCATTATGCGTGTTAGCACTATTGTTATGAGCCTCTGCATCTTTGATTCGTTGCTTAGTCTGTTGAATACTACTCTGTAGACCAGTTAACTGCTGCTGTAGTTCGTCTTTATTCAACAATTCATCTGGCAGTGTCAAATCTATTAACTGATGGTATTTTTCCCAAGAATCTTGTGATTTCTGAGCATTTTCCCAATCTTTTTGCGCTTGTTGCAAGTCTTTTATTACTGCAGATAGTTCGCTTACTCTAGCTTTTGCAGTATCAATTTCTGTAGTCTTTTCGCTAATCATATCAGCTACTTTAGACTCATCAATCTGTGATAAACAAGTTGGACAAGTACCATTCAATACTTGCATCTTTTTAACAAAAGTATTTGCATCCTGAATTGTTTTGTCTAGTCTTACTTTTTCTGCCTGTACTGGCTCAATAGATTCAGTTGGCATTTCAGGAATTGGCACTAATTGTATATCGCCCTGTAGCTTTTTATAAGTATTATTTTGTCCAATCTTTTTGTTTGTACTATCAATACTTTTAAGACTAGACTCTAGTTCCGCTGCGCGCTGTACCAATTCTTCTTCTAGAACTGGTACTTCTATTAGTGGCTTTGGGGTTAAGTCTATCTTTTCGTACTTATCTAACCAGGCTTTTACAGTGTTAACTTGACCTTGTACTGAGCTTATATCTTTGCTTAAATCTCCAGCAACTTCCTTAAAAACTTCAGCTGCACGTGTATACTTAGTTAAATTTAATATTTCAATTAAGAACTTTTTACGGGCAGTGTCTGCAGCTGTTAAAAATTCTAGACTACTGGCATTGCTTTGATATACAATTTGTGAGAATCCCTTGTGATCAATACCTATAATATCTTCTATCATTTTATAGGTTGTGGTGGCCGTATGACCACTAATATCTTGACCATCTTTTAGCAGCTTAACTGTTTGTTGTGTGCCACGACTGCTCTTAATTGTATACTGTATGCCGTCTTTTTCTAAGTCAAGCTCAATAGTGTATGTCTTATCTTTTATATAGCGATTAAGAATATCCGCTTTTTTAATGCCCTTGCTATTTTTGTTAAATAGCACTTCTTCTAGGATTAGGGCTATACTGCTTTTGCCATGACCATTTTTACCAACTAACTGTGTTAGCGGTGCTGTAATAAAGTTTACACGATTATTTTGACCATAACTAAAGGCATTACTCCAACGTAATTCTTTAATAGTTATCATTTGTTTAGGTAGTTTGCTAGTTCAGGTAGACCGCCTAAATGTCGGCCATCTATAAATATTTGAGGAACACTTCTAGCACCAGGTAGCTTTATAATTAAATCTTCTAGTGTAGCATCAACTCCTAACATTCTTTCAGTATAAGGAATATTCTTAGAGTGTAGCATTCTTTTTGCACTTAAACAACCAGCACAGTCAGGTTGAGACCATATCTCTATAAGAGTATCACTGTTCGATTTTATCTGCATAATTCTGTAATTCCTGTAATGCTTGTTCAATAGTGCCGTCTGGTAATTGAAGTATGTATCGTAAATATTCGCTTACTTCTTCATTTAGACTCATATCTTTGTCTAGTAATAGCGCAGTATCTGTTTCTCGCTTTAATACTTTGCGATCAATTAATTCGCTATCCTCTAATCCACCCAATTCTTGCATATCACCTTCAACCTGATAGATTGTGTGATCGTAGTCAGTTGGCGGTTTAGGGTCACTTACACCTACTGTTTTTCTGATAAGTTGTGGTACTTTGAGTTTGATCCAAGTATGATCCATAGTATCGTTATCAAACAAGATAACTCCAGTGTCCACGGGATGCCTATGAAAGCTAGTGGTAACAGGACTGCCTGGATACAGAATATTAAGTTGCGAGTTTTCATAACTGTGAAGATCACCTGCTAGAACTACGTCCCAGTCTTTAAAAATATTCAAATCTACTTCTGCTTGAACGTGTGGCGGGATCTCGCCACGAACATGAGTACACAGTATTTGGCCGCCCTCTGGCCACGGATAGTTACCTTGCTCAAAGTCTTTTAGTTTGTTGTAAGGAACAAACTCTATGCCGTAGTCGCTATAATAGTCATCAATAACTATTACGTTTTTATTCATTTTGTTAGTGGCTTTTGCAAGATTAGACATGAAAGTCGTATTTTTCTTGATAGCTTCATGATTGCCACTATAAATTATAGTAGGAATAGTACAATGATTAATTAAATCAAAATATACTTCTAATTCCTCCATATTAGGTAGTTTGTCAAAAACATCACCACCTATAATAAACACATCTGCCTGTTCTTGGCAACGCTCAAACTCTTTCCACAATAAGTCATAGCGATTTTTTGCCCACTCCACTGGAACATTCTTCTGCCCCAGTTTTATGTGTATATCTGCTGTAAATAAAATTTTCATGCTTTCCTTTTACGAGACAAAAAAGCCCGCTAATGTTTAGACTTAGCGGGCTTTTATAATTTTAGCCTAATTCTTTTACAGCTTCTTGCTCTGAAGTATCAGCAGCATCGCTTTCTTCTGTATTAGTAGTAATCTTAGTTAAAAGCGCTAAAACCTCCTCTGGTGTTGGACGTACAAATTTCTCATCAATAGGTTGAGCTTTATCTGCCAATTCCCTTTCTTCAGGAGTTAATGAACGTGTTTTACAACGTAAAACTTGCAATGTATATTCTACATTGAAAGCTAATGGGCCTGTCTTAGTACGCTTAAATACTACGTCCCAGCCTGTATCGTAATCCGTAGGATCGCCCAAATCTTCAGCGGCTGTTAGAATTTGCTCAAACAGTTTCTTCTTAAGATTTAGTGCCTTAACTTTACCGTCCTTAGGGTCAATACAATTGACGCTATAGCTCCAGCTGCATTTTGCATCTGGAAAGAATTCCTGGACGTGATCTTTTTCTAAATTATCAAACTTTTCTTTTTCACGACTAAAAGCCAGGCACTCAACAGGAATATCCTTGTTATTAGTACCCTTCAGCCAATAGATGTATCGTGGTAGGACTCCGCCAATCAAACGAACTGTGTTTTCACCGTCTTTGTATTCGTATGCTTCAACTGTATTTTTGATTGCTTTGCCTTTGGTTTGTTTAAAACTAAGTGCCATTTTTAATTATTTCCTCGTATTTAAAATAAATTTTGTTTTCGGTTATCGTTAGTAGCGGTTTATGTTGTATTATTTTAACATTTATATCCAAAAAATAAGATAAATCTAAATGTTTATAACCATATAGTTTATAAAGTAAATAGTCTCTTCGCCCAGCTAGTTTGATGTATTGGGCTTTATAAGCTATATCAGTAGTTTTATCTTCGAAAAGTGCTTTTGCATTAAGTAAGAAACTAGTTCCAACAAGTTTATTAAGTGGTTTCACTAAATCTCTAGCGTTTTTTGGTGCTGTTTTACCTAAATAATGCAATCGCAAAACTTCGACTAATTTTACAGAATCACTCCGTGTTTTAGTCTCAAGAGTTTGTAAGTCAAAGAAAAGTGCCATAATCTAGAACTTATGTTATATTATAGCACACTGGCTATGTAGTTACAAGTTGAATTTTTTAAACCGTTACAACTTCCCAGCCTTTGCGTAGGTAAAGACCTAGCCTGTCAGTATTCTGCTTTTTATCTGCCCAGCCAGCAAACTGTATGTCAACAACTATAGGATCTATTTTACCCTCATGTGGACGCATTATTCTGCCTACAATCTGTTCTAGTAAACTATCATTACTCATAGGTACAGCTAATATAACACAACTTAAAATATTTATTGAGATTCCTTCTGCAAATATTTGGCGGGAACCAGCAATACACATTTTTTGTTTGTTAAGTATTTGTTCTTTGGCTCGTTGTCTTGCTTCAAAGTCCGTTTCGCCAGTAACCAACAAACACGTTTCTCCAACATATTCTTTTACCTTTTCTAAAAACTCTACTCTATCTGCTACAATGAGAACACTATGGCCTGAACTAATATGCATATTAGCCAAACCAGCAATAAACTTTCTATAATTGTCATTTTGGGTTAAATCATTAATTTTCTCAACCCAAGTTGCGCCAGGCTTTAATGTAAGCCCACTTTTGACTATGTGTACCGTAGGATTTATTGTATTTGCCTGTGGGGGCTTGTATACAGTGTGACCAAAGTAATCTTGAAACAGTATGTGCTTGCCATCTTTACGAGTCATTGTGCCGCTAAGGGCTATTCTGTATCTAGCATGAAATGCGTCTACAGTACCTGCAAAAGTGGTAGCTGGACAGTGATGTGCTTCGTCCAATATTAGTGTTCCAAATTCTTTGCACAAACTGTCAAGATTTTTAACTATGGTTTGTATATTACCCACTACTATAGCATGATCTTCAATATCGAACTTTCCACTACCTATCACTCCTGGAGAGATACCAAAAAGTGTTTCTACTTCTTCTATCCACTGATCTCGCAGAGCGGTTGTGTGGGTAATTACAAGAGTTTTTTGCCCTAGCTTTCTAGCAGCGTGTAGGGCGGTAAAAGTCTTACCCCAACCTACTAGAGCATTAATAAAACAAGTATCGGTAATTTGATTGTATATTATCTCTTGATCTTCTCTTAGTTCGAATTTTGGATTTGGAAAAGGTACTGGATGAAGTACCCTTTTATCTACAACTTCATATTCTTTCGGTATTAAATCTAGTCTGCCCTGTGGTACTGTTATGATACCATTTACAAGCGATTTATAATTTCTAATTGTTTCCACACTCACAAACTTTTTACTACCAGTATCCTTATGAATCTTGTATGTAAGAGTTTTGATTATGTGTTTTGTATGATCTCTGCCCGGATCATCCATATATATTCTATTAGATATTATTGCTTTAGGCATTATACTAGTCTCCAAGTGTCTTTTATCTGCGTCTCATAGAATCCATATAATATGTGACCACCAGATATTTCTAATAGTCCGGCATATTTTTGATATGCTTGAGGTGGCTGCATAGACTTGAATCTCTGAGACAGACCATCAACTTCTATTACACACCCTAAGGTACTTGCAGGTAAAACTTGTTTTATCTTCTTTGTTGTCAGCTTGGCGCGTGTGGATTTTTTATGTTGAAAAACCTGACCGGTGTTGTCCACAAACCAGGTTGTACTTTTTGCTAATTTTATTAAGTCTGCTAAAAAATAAATAGCCGAACCGATAGGAAATAACGAAACTTTTTGTGCTAGCATCAATCTTCGCAGCCCTAGGGTTGGCTTATCTATATTTTTATCATCAACTATTCTATAGTTACTGGAGTATTTTGCACTATCTTTATCACTATATTCGGCCATAAAGAAAGTTACTCCAGCATCTATAGTCGGTCTTTTTTCACCTAGTCTAAATACGGGAAAGCTTATTTCCTGTAATAGCATAGGTCTCGATGAATTTTCCAAAACTGTAATCATCTCCTATATCTTGGTCTACTCCGATAGGAGAGTCTGGAATAGAGCAGCCCCAATCGTGTTGAGTATTACGCTTTAGGATCTCACAGTAGTCTCCAACTTGATCTTCGCGTACTAAAGCAACAATGGAGTCGTGTACTAGCATAAAAATACTAGCATCTAGTCCACGCGCCTTAATCTCATTCGCTGTTCGCATAGCTCCAAGTAAGTTAACATCACTTGCGAGTGATTGAACTTCGGCATTGATTCCGCTGCGCACTTCGTGAGCCGCAATACCTTTATCTGAGCTAAATACATTAGGTAGTCTGCGTTTTCTGCCAAAGAATGAGTATGTGTAACCATTTTGTTCAATAAATGTTTTTCTAGTATCTAACCACTGCTTTAGTTTGCTAAATCTGCTGAAGTATTGCTTAATATCGTCACGGGCCTGTTCTACTGGATACTCTTCACCAGTGGCCTTGGTAACAGTTTGTGAGACTTTATTAGCGCCACTACCATATAGAATACCAAAGCTAATAGCTTTTGCGCTTTGACGCATAGCACCATACTGTTTCTTTACGTCCTCAACTTCGCCAGGTAAATTGAAAACCATTTTTGCAATTGTACTGTGAAAGTCACCGCCACTAGAGAATACTTTCTGCAGATTTTTGTCACCGCTCAGCACAGCAGCATAGTACATTTCTGCTGTCGTCAAGTCCTGCGATACGATTTTATAGCCCGCCGGAGCCTGAATACAACCTTTGATAATAGGGTCGTCACGAGGAATTTGCTGAGCGTTAAACTTACCAGAACTACTGAGACGACCGCTAGTGGTAAAAGTAAGATTAAAATTGGTACGAATTCTATTATCTCTATCAAGCTCTGGTAGAATTTTTTGAATGTAGGTATTCTGAATCTTGCCAAGCTGTCTCACTTTCAAAATTGCTGCTGGAAGTGGGTGCAACTCACTCAACTGCTCAAGGACTTCTGCGTCGGTTGAGATTGCTCCTGTTGCTGTCTTTTTTCCAGTAGGTTCCAAACCAAGATAATCGAACAAGACGACACGCAGCTGCATAACACTATTAGGATTAAAAATCTTACCAGTGTCTTGCTCAAACCGCTTAACTTCTTCAAAGGCATAGATGGCCTCTTTTGCTTTCTGTACTTCTTCATCCAAGTATAGATTAGCTGCTTCCATTCGCTCACGACTAATGGGGATGCCAACTTCTTCCATATCCATTAGGAATAATGTACCTGGAATTAGAATCTGCTTGTATACATGGAGCAGTTTATCGTTTTTCTGTACGATAGGCCAGAATTTCTGGAAAAGATCGTATGTAACGGCTGTGTCAATTGCAGCGTAACGGCTAATAACATCGAACGGAATAAGGTCATAAGTAAAGTCATCCTGTAGAATACCATTTTTAGCACAGTATTCTTTCTTAAAATCGTCAAGTTCACTGTCGTAGTCACCATAGTCGGTATACTTCAGCGCCAGCTGTTTTAGTCCGTGTGTATCTGCTTCATCAAGCACGTAGTGCATGACCATAGTGTCATGTACTTTATCACGATTGAAGTCTAAACCTAAATGATACTTAATCATTTTATAGTCAAACTTCATGTTGTGAAATACTATGCTAAAGTCGGCAACAATTCGCTCCAGCAAAGCCATACATTCTTCATCTAAACAGTCAGTAAGAATATATCGTCCATGCTTAGTTTTATAACTAATGGACAGTCCGAGAACATATCCATCACGAGGATATAGTGCTGTTGTTTCTGTATCTAGTGCTACATAGCCTTGTGCATTGTCAATGACTTCTTGCAAGAAAGCTGCTGCCTCTGCTGTGTCACTAATCCCTTTATAGTCTCCATCAGCAGTTGGTCGCAAAACCCCCTCAATATACTTGTGGATTTTATCAACTGCTCGCTGGAAGTCAGGCTTGCCCTCCGGCTTAAAAGCCAACATAGCAGGGTTACTGATAGGAATAAATTTATCATTTACTAGTTGTCCAGCATAGTTTGTTACTGAGGTAATTTTAGCGTATTCTTTGGCTGCTTCTGCACCGACCAAGATAACATAGTTGTATGGCTCTAGGTCTACCTCTAAATCTACATCTTTTTTGAGTAGTTTAGTGATAGGCTTACTACTCATGTGGTAGTGATCATACTCGAACTGAAAGTAATCACTATACCTAGTGCGATTTGGTGCTTTGTCAATTACTGCGATTTTCATGTGTTTAGTTCCTTTGTGATACTTTATTATAGCGTATCTTGGCTAAATATTCAAGACTATTTATCAATATACTCAGCAATGCTGCGTATATCTTCTTTATCTAATTCACCTGGGTCTGTACCATCAGGTAGGTTAATAACTTCTACTATAAAGCCTTCTTGTTCTATCAGCGGTTTTACTTGCTGTGATGCTTTACGACCAGCTTCGTCACCATCAAATAGTAAGTATATATGAGTTATGCCCTGAGCTTTAAAAGGCAATAACTTAGCTTTAGTTTCATTCTGTAAGGTATTTGTGCCAAATACTGCAACTACATTCTCTAGTCCATTGTCGTACAAGTTTAGCATATCAAATATGCCTTCTACTAGAACCATAGACTTATATCCACTCGGCAAGTAACTTGGAAATACAGGTATTCTAACTCCACTAGGATAGTTTACATATCTGGGGTTACCATTACTCATAGTATGACGAGCAACAAATACTGCAATTTTTCCAGTAATATCTTTAATAGGAAAAACTATACGATCTTGTAGTTTTTCAACTTGCGTTGTATAAAATGCACCAAAATGACGTAATGTTTGTGGACTGATGCCACGAAACTGTTTGGTGTAGGGTGTATGACCACTAGGCAAGTCTAGTCCAGTACCGCTAGTCTTTAACTCCGCTAGTTTTTCTTTTAGCGCAGCAATTCTAATTGGCACAGGATTGGTAAATACACCAAAAAATTTAAATATATTGGTTTTAAACCCACAACTAAAGCAGTGTGCAACTCCTGATACACGATCAATTCTAAAACTAGGATTGCTGTCGTCATGCTCAGGATTTAGACACTTAATTAAATAGTCACGGCCCGACACCGCAGGTGCCAGGCCATTCTTTTTTAATATGTCTAAAACTGGATCACTCATTTTAATTCCACGGTATGTCTGCGTTGCTATCGTCTTGCTTTAAATCCGGTTGTTCTTTCTTTTTACCAGTCTTTTTAATTGGTTCTTTAGCCTGGGGTCTGTCCACGGATTGCGGGCTAATCCGTAGGGTATCCCAGTCGATAGGGCATGTAAAAGCCATTTCTTTTCCTCCACGAATTTTTGTGGTCTCAAAGCTAACAGCATTTGTTTCTTTGTCATGGGCTTCCATTGTAAGAGCAATATCGGCCGCATCAAGAATACCCTTCGCAAATCGGGCTTCACCTGTTGCATCAATTTGATACGGTGAAACCATAACCACTTCGTATTTGCGTGCGAGGTTCTTAAGCTTTTTGGACACTTCAATCTGTGGTTTCCAATCATATTGATCCTGTCCTTCTAGTACAATTTGATTAATGTAGTCAACCACTACTACCTTTAACTTATCACCAAACTTTGCCTTGGCTTTGCCAATGTGCAAGTCGATACTGCTTAGGGTAAGATCGCGATCGTCTACAATAATCATTTGATTATCTACTTTTAATGTGTGATTTCGTACTAACTCTTCCTCGAACCTGTATCGGTCTCTGTGTCTTAAAAAGTTATGCACAGTTTCATCAGAAGCATCAAACATTCCTGCTCTAGCCCTAACTACTTTTAGTATTTCGTCATCTGTTAGTTTATTTTGTTTTAAATTTTGTAAGTTTACATTAGCTAATATAGATAAGTTGCGATGCATGACTTCTATCGCAGTCATCTCAATACTAAAGTAAATACTGCTATTACCAGACTCATATTGATTAACAAAAATATTGCTACTAGTAATAGATTTGCCAGATCCTCGCCGACCCCCAATGAGTACGAGCTCTTGCCTAGCCACGCCACCCAGCACAGCGTCAAAAGTATTATTAAGACCCAAATAAACACGCTCTTTCTCCAGATCGTCGGGATGTTGAAACATCATTAAATCGGCCATAGTGAAAACTTTTTCACTGGTGTGTGTCTTTTCTTCAATAGTTAGCGCAATATTTGCTAAACTATCTTTTATTTCGTTTGTATCGTAAAGCGGTAATTTATCTACAAATTTATCTAGTAATTTTACTGTTTCGTTTTGTGTATATTGATCTATTAGTGCGTCTAATGCGACTTCTGCTGAAACATCAGGAACCTCGGTCAACTTAAGGGTTGCTAACGTTTTTGACGCCGGACCCTCCCTTAAGGTTAGTTCTAGATCGTCAAACGATGGGATACCATTGTATTTTTCATAATACTTGTTAATGGCACCATAAAGGGAAGAGTACGCAGCGTCTAAGAATACTAACTTGAGCTTTGCCCAGATTTCTAGATTTCGCTCTGTTAATAATTTATTTAAGACTACTGCTGAAGTATCCAAGATTACCCTACTTTCGATTCATTGTCAATAATAACTTGGTCTATAATTTCAGTAACTTTGTACAGTATCTGTTCTCTGAGCTTTTTAATATCTTGTTGATATGTACCGCCTTGCTCAAAAAGTATGCTAAGTTGTTCGTGGGTAATAAGTTGCTGTAGACCAAAGTAGATGTGATCATATGCCATCATTGACTCGGGCATAATATCTACGCTAACAGCTTTACCATAATTGTGAACAGCTTGTTTGACAACTTCCTCCACGGTAAAAGATTCGTTGTCGTGGTATGTAATAGTGACTTTCATACTTCGACTCCGCAAAAGAAAAAAGGTCGGGAGCCGTTTAACCAACTCCCGACCTATAGGTATAATACCTGCTAGATTAGGCAGCAGCTTTTGCTTCTGCCTTAGCCTTCTTAGCAGCTCCGTCGTAATCGGCAACCTTGATGCCACGACGAGTTAGCAGAGTGCGAAGACCACGCTCAGTCTTGTCAACAGCCTTGGCAATTTCAGCCACGGTCATGCCGTGAATACGATCGCCTAGAGCAGTAACGGGGTCAACTTGTTCCTTAGCATGGCTAACGCGCTGTGCTGGAATCTTAGCGATTTGACCCTTACGAGTTAGGCTCAATGCCTTACCGCGAACACTGGCAACAGTCTTGTTAAGTGCGCTAGCAATATCTTCGATAAAGCTACCGGCTTCAGCCATCTGTACGAACTTGCTTTCTTCTGCATCGGTATAAGTACGAGCAACTTCAACCTTTTCGGCAGGCTTAACGCTACCAGTCAGTTCAAGGGCAAGCAATTTACCTTGGATTTGCTTGGCAGTAAACTTACCACCAGCAAACTGTTCAGCAATCTGCTTATATGTGAGATTGCCGTTGTTGCTGATAACGAACTCAGCAAGGCTAGCACCTTCATCTTCGGTGAATGCGCTTGTCTTTTCTTTAGCCATGCTAGTTACTTCAACTTCGAGTTGACGCAACTTGCTAGCAACGCTACGGGCAGTAAAGTCTGCGCCAAGTGCTTGTGCAGCACGTTCTACGGTTTCAGCGCTTACTGGACGCTGACTACCAATAACGCCCATCAATGTGTTAACAGCGGAATCGGACCACTTTTTAGCTTTTTCAGTCATTTCTAATTTCTTTCAAGAAAGTATTTAAGTTTGTGATTATTGTAATACCGAGAGACTCGGCTTTTTTGCGTTTTGCGCTACCTTTATCTTCTTCGTCTACTAAATAGTCTGTTGTTTTTGTTACAGACTCTACAGGTTTGAATCCTGCAGACTCCAATGCTTTGTGTGCTTCGGTTTTAGTTTTATAAGAATTTAATTTGCCAGTGATACAAACAGTTTTTGCATTGCTGTTTACACCACTAACTCTTTCACTACGAAACGAGAAAGGCAAGAACTCTCTCATCTCTTGGAAATCAGTCTCTAGCCAGGTGAGCAAGTTTTCTGTAACTTTGTCGCCCAACCCGGCCTGCTTGCAAGTCTCGAAACTGATCTCGTCTACAGATGCTACTACTTCACACAATTTCTTGCTTGCAGTTTGACCTACCAGTGGTATTGAAAATGAACTGAGTACAGTGGCTAGATCAGCACTGCGACTCTTATCAATTTCTTCGAGTAGCTTTGTGGCCACTTTCTCACTACTAAGCTGACTGGTAACTTCTTCGGGTTCGAGATAATACAGCTCTGTAATATCTGCTAAGCCGAGTTTTTCAATTGTGCGAGAACCCATACCCTTAATGCCAAGAGTCTTGCAGAAGTGCTCGACTTTTTTACTAAGCTGAGCACCGCAGGCTGTGTTGCGACAGTAGAGCTGATCATTGACCAGTTCTAATTTGTAACTACAGCAAGGACATTCAGTTGGTATTGTGATTCTCATAGTTGCTTTATCAATTTAAGATATAATTATACAGCATTAACTGCTCGTTGACAAGTTAAAATTTTGTTTGCCCATTAGCAAAATAAAATTTACGCGTCAACTTTGTGCAGGATACAAGGGATAATTTCACCGCTACGAATAACAGCTACTGTATCTCCGATCTGCAAGCCCAGGCTCTCAATAAATCCAGGATTGTTGAGAGTTGCTCGTGATACTAAGGCATCGCCGATCATGATAGGCTCTAGAATAGCAACAGGGGTAACCTTACCCGACTTGCCAACTTGCCACTCTACACCGATGAGTTTAGTCTCTACGTGCTCTGCGCGTTCTTTTTTGGCATATGCACCGCGCGGATGCTTTGCCGTATACCCCATTTCTACAAAGGTTTTGTTACAGTTTACACGGAACACAATACCATCGCAAGGGTAAATTTTGTCTAGCTCGGGTTCGTTAATTGTTCCAAATCCGCGCCGTTGTAGACACAGTAAGTCGTCATCGTACTTTAGTTCTAGGCTAGGCTGAACGCCATAGGCAAAGAAGCTAAGTGCACGAGTTTTGAACTCTTCTACATCTTTAAGGTTTAGTGAGCCTGCCGCATAGTTGCGGGCATTTTCAATATGCTTAGGTGCTACAATCTCACCAGTAATCTGATACACTCCTGGCAAGTTGATATTATTAGGCACTAAACCTTTATGTGCCAGAATCTTGTCTGTGATAATCTGACCCTCTACTCCATCACCACGAGTAAGTGCTCGCACTAGAACGCCATCTACATACAGTAAACTAACGGCTGCGCCGTCTAGTTTGGCAGTCATGCACAAGTCTTGAATACCTTCAAGCGGACGCTTGCCTTCATCTTCATAATACTTTTGAAGTGAATACATTTGGTATAGGTGACGCTCGGTTGGGCCAGTACTGCGTGCGCCAACAGCCGAGTAGCCACAGCTATCGGCAAGACGATCAAACTGATCGTCAGTGATGATTGGTTGGCCTGCATAGTATGCTCGGGCCGCTTTATTCAAGAATTGTTCTAGTTCAGTCATAGTATATATTATACAGGTTTAAGTTACTGAAATCAACTGTGAATTTTTTCAGCATAGCGACCAATGATTTCTTCGGCCTCGCCTTTGCTAACTATATCAAATAATCCGTCCAGCAGCGCATAGATGTTGTCTAGGCTTGCTTCCATACTGACACCTTCTTTACTAGGAACGAAATCGCCTTCATAACTTTGAAAGTATTTACGTATGTTGATATAGTGCTTGTCGCGAAATTCCGACACAGTAAGCATAAGCTGATAATACTTATCCTCATTGTGGTAAATCATTTTTTCGTAATGTAGTGTACCTTCGCTCATATTGTTACCCCTACTGCACGCAAGTGCTCTAGACTGGCCAATTCATACGCTGGCTGGTATGCGTTTTGTTGCCAGTTACCACGAAGCCACATTGAATAAATCCACCCATGTTTAGGGTCTTGTTTCTCGCTAGTAATCTTGGCTAGTGTGTCATATCTAGCACTGTACACTACCTCTCCAACTTTAAATCGGTCACGCACTGCACCTTCAGGAATTAGTTGCGGACTAAAGTAGCTGTGACCAGGTACACGAATTGGTACACTGTAGTCTTCCAAAACTTGTTTTACAAATCCTGGACTACGATAAATGCTTTTGCTAATACCATCAATAGGTTCGCCAGCTAGATACTCACTGATAATATAAGTTAGCTCGTCGTTGGTAAGCGGCTTGCCGCGTTTTTCAGCGCGAAACTTTTTATCGCGTGCTTGCTTATCTTTGTACTGTTGAATAATAGTTCCAAGACGAGTAGTATTATAACTCATACCCAGAATTTGACAAGCATCTTTTTTTGTAATAGGTTTTGCACCTTCTTCCACAGGTTCTAGTAGACGGATAACTCGTGCAATATTTGCATCTGTCATCAATTCTTCTTCTAGTTCGCTGCGTTTTCGTTTAGCCATTGTCATCTCCCATCATCTGTTGCACAAGATTTCGCAAGTCCATTATTTCTTGGGCAGCCTCGTCTAACAAGTCTGCAATTCTATCTGGCTTGTTTTCCTGGACACTTTTGCGACCAGGAATTTGTCGCCGTATACTAGCACGAATGCGTAGTCTGTCTACAATGTCTTGATCCATAATGTTGTCCATAAAAAAGAATAGGCGGCACTGGGCCGCCTATAATTAAGCCTTGATAACGCTAAGCAGGTATACGGCAGCTTTGCCAGTAAGTTTGCTTAGAATATCTTCATCAATAGGTGCGCCCTTGGCTTCAATAGCCGCACGTAGTTCTGCGATGCTAGACTCTTTGCTAACACGCTTGCTGCCTTCGCCACTAGGGGTCTTGGTCTTAGTGCCACCGGAACTAGCACCGGGGTCTTTCTTGACATATACGCCAGCTTGCACAAGCACCATGCGTACGCCATTGGGTGACATTTCGATTTCTTCAGCAATGTCTTTGATGATTTCAGTACTGGACTCGGGTGTAGGGCCTGCACCCTCATACATCTCAATAACCTTAGCCTTGAGTTCGTCAGTCCACTGTGTAGTTGTAGCCATTTGTTTCCTTAATGAGTGTTTTTAGTTTGTTTGATATTGCCTGACTTTACCAAGTCATATTCTATTAGTTTTTCGTATGCAGCATTATAAGCCATTGCTAGTAAGTATAACTTATCAGTTGGCATTAAACTGTCTGGCAGTTCTGATGGCGAGATGCCGTTGTCAATAGAAATTTCTTCTATTTTTTTACTTAGCTGTAAGCCTAATTTAGCGGCTTCTGCCAGTGCCGCACTATCCCATGTTCTAAATCGTTGTTTAGACATAATCGGCGGTTACTGCCTGCATTTGCTCAGGGATGAACCGACGATAGTTATGATTCAAGTCAAACTTATTCAAAACAGCCATAGTTTGCTCGTGTTGTTGTTGTTTGAGTTGACCGAACTCAAGACAGAACTGTGCAAATTCTTGCTCAGGCATCTGAGTAACATCAATACCTTCAACAAACTTACAGGGTTGCTGAAGCTCAATTACTGCTCTGGAACTTTGCGAGCCATCGGTTTTTGTGTAAGTAAATTCGATTAGTTTCATGTGTGTGGTTTCCTTGAGTTGTCAATATATTATTATACAAGTTTGACGGCTTAGGGTCAACTGTAAAATTTTTATTGTTTGTCAAATATGTTACTGTGCAGACCACGCCTAAACTGTTCTGCTTTTGACTCGAACAAAATAGGAAGTATTAAAAATGGGGCCATAATACAGCTAATTACTATAAAGATTAGTGCACTCATTACTGGATATTGAGTAAACTCATTGTCAATACCCGCTTCTCTTGCCTCACTGACTAATGGCCAAAAGAATAGAATGCAACACGTAAGACTTGTAGTTAGTGCAAATAAAATATATAATTCAATCAACCCCATACAAGATTACCAAGTTTATCGTGAGCACGTGCTCCTAGTGTAAAGCTAACACGGCCTTCGATCTTGGGATTCTGCCTATTACCGCGTAAATGTAGTGCAGCAGCACGAATTTTATCATTGCTACTAAATAAGTCATGGCTTGCCATGCCTGTAAAGAACTTAAACATTTTTGCAGTTTGAATATTGGTTTTAGACCACTGACCAGTAGTACCTGGAGTTCTGCGTCTATAAGTAATATTCTTTAGCGCTTCTCCAAGTTGTAGGTTGTTTGGCTGTTCACGCATTAACTTTTTAAGTTTACGCTCACGATTAGTTTTCCAACGACTATTAGCCTTGTAATTGCTATAATAGCCCTGTTTAGATTTACTTGCGCTTTTTGACATTATTCCTCGTCTGAGTAATCACTATCATTAACCAAAATATAGCCGTCTTCGGACTCTACAAAAGCTTCTTCATCACTTTCAATGCGATCTACCAAAGCTTGACCATGAGTAACGCTAGTATGATTGTTATAGCAGTAATTGAGAGCTTCTACAAGTTCTGGAATTTGATCAATGCTGATTGGAATACTACGATTACAACCATCAAAAATCCGTACTTCATCTAGGCCTCCTGGATTAGTGCCATGTTCTACGCCTTGATAAAACCAGTGAGTTTCTCCATTGCGCTCAATGGTAAACATACCATCATCACCAAACATACTCACATCATGAGGGTCGGCTTTGCCAAAATAAATCTTCATTATATATCCTTTACGTGGTTAAGAATCTAATATTATACTAAATTAATCACAACTTGTCAACAAAATAATTTTGCAACAAAAAATCACTTACTAAGTCTGTTCTCCACTAGTGATTACCTTCTCCTCGGCATCTAGTCCTTCAAAGATTAAGTTGTGTATAGTCAAGTAACCTGCTAGTTGTGCAAGCATGTAGCTTTGTGGACCAAAATCAAAAACATCATACAGAACATAGCGATAAGTGCCACGCTCTTCTACTTCGCCTTTGTAAATACGTCGTACTACAGAACAAAAAGCCATTAGTCTCTGGTCTTCGGTTAGACTATTCCAGTAAGTTTCTTGTTCTTGTTCCAAGGCCTGAACATACTTATCAAACTCTCTAGCAGTTTCATCTAGTTCTTTTTTAATTTCTGAATTTTCCATTTTGTGTCCTTGGTAGGCCGGGTGTGAGTCGAACACACCACCAACGGATTATGAGTCCGCTGCTCTAACCAGCATGAGCTACCGGCCCAGTAATTGTTTCATTATTTTTTCACGTTCTGCAGGGGTCATGTATGCCCAGCGCTGTATTTCTTCTATAGTCCGCTTACAGGCTATACACGCTTGTGTGTAGGGATTTAGTTTACATATTTTAATACAAGGTGTTTGCATAAATAAAAAATCCCCAAACCAGTATATATTATACTAAGTTTGGGGATATAAATCAAGTTAATAATTTGGTACCTGATGACGGGATCGAACCGCCGACCTACTCCGTGTAAAGGAGGCACTCTACCGCTGAGTTAATCAGGCATTAATCAAAGCTATACACTTCGTAATCTTCTTTGCCTACTCCACACTCTGGGCACTCAAAGTCATCAGGTAAGGTATCCCATTGACCTTCGACTTCTTCGTCATGTATATGACCACACACTATGCATACATATTCGCAGTTACTCATAGTGCCTCCAGCTTTTTCTTGTAAGCATTTGCATGCCGTTCCTCTACTTTAGCCAGTGCAGCAAATCGTGCTTCAGCTTTATATAGTAGTTCTTGAAACGCTTCTGCGTGCTCCTTAGATTCTTTAGCTTGCAATCTGGCTTCTAGCAAGGCATTTTCATCACCTTCTAGTTCAGCTTCTTCTTGAAACTTTGGATACATTTCTGTATACTCATAAGTCTCGCCCTTGATTGCTAGTTCCAAACATTCCCGCACACTGGGGTAGCCTACTAGTAGTTCTAGATGGCCCCAGGCGTGTTTAATTTCCTGATTTGCTGTATGCTCAAAGTGATCGGCAATATCGTCGTAGCCTGATTCACGAGCAATCTTTGCAAAGTATCGGTACTTGATGTGAGCCATGCTCTCGCCAGCGAGCGCACTCTCCAAGTTTTTAAGTGTATTACTCAACATTGTTTTCCTTTGTGTTGTGTGGTGCGGGGTAAGAGAATCGAACTCTTGACTGAAGGTTGGAAGCCTACCGTTTTGCCATTAAACTAACCACGCTTGGTGCGGGCGAGGGGATTCGAACCCCTGTCCACTGGTTGGCAACCAGCGATAATAACCAGGCTATACGACGCACGCGTTAATCTGATAAATCAATTAATTCTAAATCTAAAAAGCCATGCTCATCAATATACCAATGTATAAACTGCTTTGGAGGAAACATCATTATATACTGCATTTGCGCTCCATTAAAAAAAGTCTTCTTTTGCTCGTTGCTGATCTTGTTCAAAATTATCCCAATCATACACGGCTACATAGTACGCCCAATAACTTACACAAAATACTGCAAGAATTATTAGTAGAATATTTATTAACATAAAAACCTTTTTAATGGAGGAGGGATGGTAGAATCGAACTCCAACCTGTTTCCAAGTCCATCTGTGTTCAAAACAGTGCCAGGCCCAGCCTAGTTAACCCTCCATAACAAAACACACTACCTATGCTGGGTGCTCCCAGTTACCCGCGGAAGGCTACAGTCCGGAACAGCTCCGCATATATTGATTAAGTGGCAAGTAGTGTGTTTTGTTATGGTGCCGGATGTCGGGATCGAACTGACGACCTACCGCTTACAAGGCGGTTGCTCTACCACTGAGCTAAACCGGCATGGACTTGGTGACAGGATTCGAACCTGCATATAACGGATTTGCAATCCGCTCCCTAGCCGTTCGGGTCACACCAAGTTAGATTTGTTTATTACGAATGCACTGTTCAAAAGTAGCCCACAGCTTTTCAAACTTTACTTCATAAATCTGCTCTAGTCCAAGAATATAGTTTGCACGCTGATCTTCGTCCAGGTTTTCTTGAGCATAATAGAAGTTCTGAATGTCTTTGGTTACATTCCAGCACTCCATAATCTCTTGTTCCAAGTCAAAGCGGTCTTTTTGTTTAAATAGTGTCATTTTAGTTACTCAATACAAATTTAAGTCTATCGGCTGCGTAAGTTGCTGCAAATGCTTGTGGCTTTACTTGTGGATCAATATTGCACACTCCGCGAATGTATCCTACTGCTTGCTGTACAACCTGGCTACTGGCAAAGTGTTCTTGCGGATTTAAGTCTAGATGTACTTCAACGTGTCTGTCTTGTAATACCTCACTCAATTCGCTGAATAGATGTGCTACTTTGTAGACTTCGTTCATTAGTCTAAGAGCAGGCTTATTCTTTTTTTGATCCCAGTCCGGTTCGCGCTCTACATAACCAAACACCTTACAGCCGTGTCGTCCGTCTATATGCACTACTACAGCCATGGTATAGTCTACACACCACTTGCCACCAACATTTACGCGCTCACTGTCTGCGCCAAGATAAACTTTGGTTTCTAAAGATTGATTATATATAAATTCGCGAACTTGTTCAATATTAAATTTTTTCATGATGTTTTGGCTGGGGATGATGGACTCGAACCACCGAATGTCGGAATCAAAATCCGATGCCTTACCTGCTTGGCGAATCCCCAAGTGATTGTAGAAAATCTTTACAGGCTTGTATCCACAGCTGTGTAGTCAAATTATTTTTGCTTAGTGGGCAGTGCTCATACTGGGCAATAACCCACTCGCACATTTCCCTACTGCGGCCATGATATACTAACATAAATACTCCCAAATGGCTCCACTGGCTGGGATCGAACCAACGACCAATTGATTAACAGTCAACTGCTCTACCTCTGAGCTACAGTGGAATAACTATAAACTATAGCCCCGCTAGTGCAGGCTATAGTTTATAACTACTAATATGCTTTAGTATGGCGACCCTGAGGGGTAACGATCCCCTTCTTTATGCGTGACAGGCATACGTGCGTCCATGAACACTTCAGAGTCTATTAACTGTAATGACCACTTACTTGAGCCATTATATATTTATACACCTCAATTTTACGAGGTGTATGTAGCAAATCATCTGGTATTTCACCATCAAATGCTTTATTTGGTGTAGCCCACCAGCGCTCTACTAATTCTTGTGAGCCTAGTAATGCTAGTAAAATTTCATTCATAGTTTGTTTCATAGTGGTACCCCTGGCCAGAGTCGAACTGGCACGCCAAAAGCGGGAGATTTTAAGTCTCCTGTGTCTACCATTCCACCACAGGGGCGTATTGGTGGGTGTGGTTGGAGTCGAACCAACAGTGTTTACCCAGCGGGACAAGATTTACAGTCTTGGGATGCACACACCATAGCATCAACACACCCTATACTTCTACTATTCCGTTATCATACTGAATATATACTCTATCAGCCAAATCATGTAGCTGATCAATATCGCGTTTACTACAGTATGGGCCTCTATAGATTTGAAAATCCTTGCCGCTATTCCATGCACTCAATGCTTCTTGTTTAGTTTTATAGCTGCGACCATACGCAGGCAGTAAAAACATAGGACTAGAAACTTGTGCTAATAGATTCATGTAGTATTTCCTCTGATTAAAAATATATTGTAGCACTGTTAAGGAAATAATTCAAATTAAAATTTTGGCATCCCGCCAGGGACTCGAACCCCGACCAACAGTTTTGGAGACTGGTATGCTGCCATTACACTAGCGAGACACTACATTGTAACTATTTCTTTTGATTCTAATAATCTTCTACCAGGCTGCATACCTAATAGAATATATACTCTGCCATCAGCATCCATCATCACTACACACTGTCCAGCAGCGTTTGTAGTACCAGTTTTACTAACTAGTAGCTCACGGCCACTGCCAACTAACTTATTTGTGTTATATACAGTTGTAGTCTTTTTATTTTCTACTAGAGGATACTTTGCTGTACCACTAGCCTCCACAATTTGTGGGTAGTGACTAGCTTCTTTTACTAGTTTAATTAAGTCGGTTGCTGTACTAATATTCATTGGGCTTAAGCCCGTAGGCTCTATAAACTTTGTATTCTGCATACCAAGTTTACCAGCTTTTTCATTCATGTACTTTACACAAGCACTACGGCCACCAGGCATGCTGTTACACAGCACATCTGTAGCCCAATTATCTGACTTAATTAAACTAAGTTTTATTAGTTGCTCACGGGTATACTTGCCCAGCTTTTCAGCTAAGTTTTGCCCATGATCTAGCACTGCCATAACTGTCATCAGTTTAGTTATGCTAGCAATACTGCGCTGTTCTTCGTAGTTACTGCCAGTTTGTACACTACCCGTACTATCAGTTACTAACCAGCTTTTAGCCTTAATACTATGATTATCGGCAAAGCTGCTAGGCATAAATGCCATTAAGGTGGCTAGTAGACTAATTTTTAGCCTGTTCGTGTGCTTGTTGCGTTTCTTCGTTATTTCGTGACTCTCGTTCTTCACGCTCTTTAAACGCTTCAAGCATACAGTCTTCAGTTGAAAGTATGTCTTGAAAATCATTTGGTACATCCCTGCCAAATATAGCATCCCAGCGAGTTGACCACTCCTGTTGACTTACACTAAAAGGTCTGGGCTTACTGCCCTTACCGCCATCACTCATGTTTATTCCTTTGTTGCAAATAATAATAATGCTTAGATTTAATAGCCACTAGACTACTAAATCTAAGCATTAGCTTAGAGCCCACACTCTCTCGCTCTGACCGACTGACTACGGTCCCGGGTAGTGGTATAGTTTTTTATGTCAGGTACTAATCGACCCCGTGAGAGCAGCCCATCTTGTTTTCGCTTCAGCGGACGCAGGATGTTGTCTTTACACAACAATGGTTACAAGCCTGCAATTGGTTGCAGAGACAGGATTCGCACCTGTGATCTCCAGCTTATGAGACTGGCGGGGACGGCTAGACTCCCCTACTCTGCTATTTAATGCCAAAAACCTTGTTCTTTATGCTGTTGCCACAGGCGTTCTGCACGCTCTAGGTCAGCATGGTCTCGCGGCTTATAATCATTGATAAAATCTTCTAGAGAGTAAGGTTTTAACATGCTTTGTAAGTTAAGCCATAGTTCACTTAACATCTTTAACAAAACCATATAGTTCCTTTGCCTTACTAACAACTTCATCAAAGCCATACATTTTTGGCATATATTGATTGTAGTCGCTTTGTACTTTTTCGCCACTTTTGACTAGTTCGTCAAATGTACGCTTAGCAAACTCACTGTTGAGTTCAAACTGTTTCTGTAGGTAGTCTTGTGCCATTTCAAGCATTTGGGCACGAATTTCAAAAGGTGTCATAATATTTCCTATGTGTTGTGTGTATTAGTTGGCTTCTTTTTCTATTTTGTATGGAGCTCGTGAAGCTTGCTCCGTCTGCGGAAATAGTACCTTAGATACTGAATCTACAGAATATTTAGCAAGATCAATAGCATTGGTAGCCATCATCTTGGCAAAAGATGTTTGCGCGTCAATGTAGTTATGAGCAGCCTTGTTCAAAGTAGCATCTTTGAAAACTGCGTCTGTGATTACCTTTTTTGAAGTTTGAAAGGTATCAATAAAAAAATGTGGTCCGAACATAATATTTCCTATGTGTTGTGTGTTGTGGAAAGTTTATTTTAGCAGTTTAACTTTCCGGTACTGCCCCCGTAGAGCGTTAGATAATCGGGGATTACATCATTGGTTTCTTGCAAGGCATTATAGTGCTTCAATTTTGGTTAGTGTTTTAACTTTATGTCCTACAATAGTATCGGTTGGCTTGTAGCCATCACCGTCTTTTTGGTATACTCTGATAAGTGCACCTGGATCGTCTGGTGTGCCAGTAATCTTAAAACTACTGCCAGGTACCTGTTCTTCACCATTAGTGATTACTTTGGTAACCTTGCCACGAGCTGTACCACCGCTGCTATTCCAGCTAACGCTATCACCCCGTTTTACACTAGCAGCCTTTTCTTCAATTCGACGCAGCATTTCACTATACCGCTCGATTGTTTGTACATAAGTATTCATACTCAATCCTTGTTATTGGTGGAAGCGGTGGGATTCGAACCCACGAGCCGCATTTCTGCGACTGACGGCTTAGCAAGCCGCTGCCTTCGGCCACTCGGCCACACTTCCTATTATGGTAGCCCCGGAGGGACTCGAACCCCCACACTCTGCCTTATCTAGACAGCGCTATGCCGAGGTATAAGCTCGGTTCTTTAACCAATTAAGCTACGGGGCCTTCTATAAATGTACATTATACACTTATAGAAGACTCCTGTGTAAGCTTATTCAGTTGCTTGCGTAGTTGTTTGTTTGTCTTTCGGTGTGATCCCGCTTTCCGCTTCATGGCCAGTGCCACAAATGGGTTTCGTTGTTTCGGTTTCTGTAATTTCACAATCAATCCTTTTATATTCTATTGGTTTAAATTTTTCTCGTTTTGTATTATACCAAGCAGGTACAAATACAGCATTCAATGTATACTGACCCAATGAATTACGCCACATATTGTGCTCCTAGTGGGTGGAGGATGGGAGGATCGAACTCCCAACTCATGCTTGCAAAGCACGCGTGTTCCCATTAGCACTAATCCCCCATTTAGTTTGTGCGCTCTTTACTACCCTAGCCGCTAAGCCAGTGCCCTAAGTTTACCCAGTTCGCGACACTGGCCTATGCTTAGGGTCAAACCATACCCACAAACCTTCCTAGGTGTCTGTGGTCTCAGGATTGCAAAGCCCCGAACCGAATCGGTGTTCTAGCAACACACAAACTAAATGGTCGGGGTGGTGGGATTCGAACTCACGATCTCTGCGTCCCAAACGCAGCGACTTAAACCAGGCTAGCCTACACCCCGAAATTTAATTACAAAAGCTTGGCAAGCTCGCTGCTTGCCAAGTTCTTTTGTTTTGATTCACACATTATATCAGCTTTGTCTAAGAAAGTCAAGGCCCATTTATTTACTTCTGAGTTCCAGTAGTAGTCGCTGTGTGCGCGAAGTTTTGCACTGGTAAAGCCCATACGCTTGAGTTCTGCCAGATCGGGTTTTGTTGTTGGGTCGTGGTCGACCAAGCAATCTTCACGGCTGACAGAGTAGTGAATGGTAGGCCTAACTCCGCGCCAGCTATCCCAAATGGGTTGAAGTTTAGGATTGTCTGCACTTATATATTCTCCGGTATTAATCCAGTGGTGATGTATGTCAAGCACCAGTGCACAGTCTTGTGCAAGCTCTAGGCTAGCGTCAAGACCCCATGTGTACTCAGCATTTTCAATGGTGATAGTGTTTCGTGCTTCGCGACTCAGCTTTTTTAGAGCAGCTTTAATTCCGTCAGGTCCGCGCTTACCGCCGATGTGAACATTGCACTTAAAGTCTTGAAATGACTTACCAAAACCCATGTAGCGGATGAGGTCGCAATGATACTCAAACTCAGCCACGCTGTTATCAACAATTCCATCATGCTCCGATGCTAGTACGCAAAATTGGCCTGGGTGAAAGCTGGCCTTGATATCGTGTGTACGGATGAGTTCACCAATCTCGCCGTAGTGTTTTTCCATGTATCGCTGAACATCTGGTTCAAAGTACCACCATGTCCAGTCGTCGTGAGTATATGCAGGACACAGGTCACTGCTAAGTCGAAACATACGCTGACCCTTGGGCTGTTTCCCTACCCAGTTGAGTTGTTGCTTTAGTGCTTGAGCATTGTGCTCCATCACCATCCACAGTTTCTCAACAGCTTTGTCGCGTGTTTGGTTATTTAACCAAGTTAGTGTAGTTGTTTTTGTATTCAGTTTAGGGTCTGCTTTGTCGTGTTCACTTTGAATTTTACACGCAAAGCCGATCCGTTTAATTTGTTGATCGAACATTGTATTTTTCTTCTAGTATTTTAATATCTATATTTTCTTTGTTTTGCCAACTAGCTAGCATACTACGAGTTAAGCTAGTAAATCCGTGTGCTGCTTTATAACACACATAAACACTACCACTGTAGCCGTAAAACTCAAAGCGGTTATCAAACTCCTCGGTGTGAAGGATACCACTGTTAAGTTTCCAGTGATCGCTACCAGCGAATCCGCCGTACCAACCAGCTAGCACTTTATCAATAGTTTCACTGCCGTAAGTAATACGCAACACAACCCAACGATCTGGGGTATAGGTATTCATTTTATATAAACTCCGTGAAATTTTTTGTAGTCTGTGAATTCATTGATATCAGGCCACACAATTTCGTGTGGTCCGTAATACCAGGCGTCATTGACATTTTCTGCCATAAGCACAATGTTGACGTGCTCAGGCAAGTATACCCCGCCCTCGTAGCCACTAAGCACGACGGGCAGGGTAGGGTCAAATTGTTGTAGTTTGTTTATTAGTTCTTGTACTGTCATTATATACTAAATAGTATTGTGTGTCAAGTTAATTTTTATGGGTACTGCTGTCATTTTAAAGGCAATCGTGGGCGGCCTACCTTACAAGTGCATTATACGCTACACCAAGCTACCTAGCATTCCAAGCTAGCGTAATAAGGCAATTTTCTCCCTTAGCAGTTAGGGTGTGGAAGTCTTTTGCATTGACCCATAAAAATTAACTGGTGCCCCAGGCGAGACTCGAACTCGCACGCCTTTCGGCACTGGCTTCTAAGACCAGCGTGGCTACCATTACACCACCGGGGCTTGAAATTGTGGCGTCCCGTGCGAGATTCGAACTCGCGTGAATGCCGTGAAAGGGCACTATCCTTGGCCACTAGATGAACGGGACACTATATTTTAGCACAGCACTAGCCAGTTGAATACAGCCGACCAGTCTTCCTTATCAGTGAAGTGCTGTGCTAAAATATAGGCACAGTCCCTAAACTGTGCTATATTGTCTTGCTACTATTGGGCGACGGCCCGCAGGTCTAAAATATCCGCATACGCAGTCCACCATCACTCGTATGTTTTACCTATATGTGCCAGGCGGTCATATAGCGTCGCGGTGCACTGCTAACCACTAGGGACTGTGGCAACAAGTGGGACGGGACTTAATTTAAACTGTTTTATCAAACTTTGTGCCGACTGCTTCAGATTCTACTACTTTGGCTTGAGCATTATAGATTAGCGTATGGTATTCGTACCAGGTTTTGTGAGTTTTAGGATCAAGCATTTGTCGTTGTACTTCTACAACTTGCCTATCTCTTACCCAACGCCACAGGCGTCCAACACTTTCAACTATCATAGCTCAGCCTTGTATAGTCTGATAGCTTCGGCATCTAAGCTAGCGTATGTGCGAAACTTATCACGGCCAACTTTATCATAGAATGTGTTGGCTTGCAGTTCAAGACTTTCAAGCTGTTCAATAGTAATCAAACTACACTTGATAAATCTGCTCATGTAAGCAGCAACTAAAAATTCTTTTGTATAAGCAGCCATGTTATTTCTCCACAGAACAGACTATATTATATAATATAAAGATGAGTAAATCAACAAAATAATTTCTGGCCTGACTGGAGGGATTCGAACCCCCGACCAATAACTTAGAAGGTTATTGCTCTATCCTTCTGAGCTACAGTCAGTTTGAGCCAGCATTGAACAATTGCTGATTGAATATCTCTACTAGTTGTGGTTCCATATACTCAAACATATCAGGAATGTCCAGTACAACACTTTTAGTCACTAACTGATAGTGTAGGTCACCAACATCTTTGAATAGGTCTAGTGCTTGGTCGTAGTTATCACTGCACACAAAAATAATCTTTTGTGCCCAGTTAATCAAGTTTGCCGAAATAGGAATCAGCGCCCAGCCCACAGCACTGCCGCAACTACGAGCATTTATACCTTTTATGGTAGCAACCCTGGCACCGGTTGGGCTTCGCAGGAGGCCAGCACTGCACACAAAAAGCCAACGATGATCCAAACCTTGATAAAAGTTATCATAGGGTGCTGTTGTGCTAAATATTTGTGCATTTTTTGTGCCTTTCAAGAATGGTGTTGCCATGTTCATAACATTCTCCGACTAAAGATAATATTATACACTGATCAACTCAACATTTCAAGACAATATTTTTTTAATTAATCACAGTTAAGTCTGGCATCTGCTGTTTAATAGTTTCTTGTAAGCCATATTCCATATACACAAACGTGCTGGGAATATTTAATACTTGTGACTTTGATTGTAATGTGTTTAAAACATTACTATACGTAGATGTGTTTAGTAGCGCAACAGCTTGATCGTAACTAGTTTGATTTAAAAAGATTATTTTTTCTGCCCAGTTTATCAGTATAGGTGAAATTGGTTGAAGGCAGTTATTAAAGTCTGTGCCAACAACACGAGCATTTATACCAATACTAGCAGCCATTGTAGCTGCTGTGGCACTGCCTATGCGACCAGTTTCATCCACAAAAAGCCAGCGTCTAAAGTTGCCTTCTTGTGGTATGCTGTGTCTGGGTGGCTGTGTCATCCAGGTATAGTTTATTGTATCTGTAATTTTAGCCATGTTATAATCCACTTATACCTAAGCATACTTTGCAAATGGGATTGCCGTCTAGATCCAAAACAGGTTGCTTTGTCCAGATATCACAGTGTGTGCACTGCGTTATTTGTTTTTCTAGTGTGTATATGTCTACTTCGTCGTAGTCTATACCTAACTCGCGGCATACTTCCCACAGGGATTTACGAGTTCTGTCTAAATGCTTTACTAAACGTTTGTACATTACGGCTTATAACGATCGTCTAACTCAGGGTGAGTTTTTTGGAATTCTAACAGGAACATAATACAACACATAGCGTGTGCTAGGTGTGACAGTCCTGATTCTGGGTCGACATCTTCACCAGCATTAAATGCTGTAATATGTCTCATTGCGGCACTCATGGGACGGCTCCAAACAAAGCCCTTTCGCCAGTTGTGTTCTGCATACTTGTCTGCTCCGAACTTCAGCACAGCCGCTGTTTGATTAAGTGCTTCTGTGCTCAGCAAGTGCAGCGGCAGCTTGTCCATATCAAATTTCATGGCACTGCCCTGTGGACGGTGTTCACCGACCACAATGTTAAGTTCTAACTGTTCTGTTAATTGTTCGTCTAATTTAGGCATGATTAAAAAGGGCGGTCGTAGCCGCCCTAAGGTTAGTTAACTAATCTCAATCTGTTTGGGCTTCATAGCCTCTGGGACTTTGCGTTCTAGGTGAACCGCAAGAATACCGTGTTCTAGTTTTGCACCAGTAACTTCTACATATTCACTAAGTGCGATTTGCTTTACAAAGCTGCGCTTTGCTAAGCCATGATATACATAAGTACCAAACGACTCTTGTTCGCGTTGTCCGCGCACTACCAGTGTTTGATCAACTACTTCTAGTTGTACATCTTGTTTTTGAAATCCAGCTACTGCAAATTCTACAACATACTTGTCACCATGCTCGTCCAGTTTAATCACGTTATGTGGTGGATAGCTTGTAATGTTTTGTAGTTTAGCTTCTGCTTGCTGAAATAGTCTGTCAAATCCAATAAGATTGCGATTTAACTCTTGTAATCCAAATTTTGTCATTGCGTTTCCTTTTAGGCAAACTAGTGCGGCCCCATAGGGCACCGCGGTTTAGGGTCAATCAAGCCAACCACTATTGATTAGCTTGAGTGACCCTACCCTTAGGTAGGGTCGGTAGCACCCCACAGCAATGGGAATTACGCTACATTCATTCTAGCTGTCCCGCCGCAGCTTGCTGGCCTTGGCTTCGATGCAGAATTTTAAAGCAATTTGAGTTGTTTCTTGCAACTACTGCGGTTCAGGGTCAAAAGCTTAACACCCCGAATTTTTTTCTCGCAACAATGCTGCTACAGGTTTAGATCTTAACTTTAGCGAATATAACAAGTTTACTGGTATTCCAGATTCGTATATATTGAGTCCATTTTGTTTACAATACTGTTCATATACTGGTAATAAAGTCCTGGTAATTAAATTTTCCAGTTGTTGCGTGTATTCGTTAGATTCAGACATTTGTTGCTCCTGTCCAACTATTATAACACCGCGGCAAATAATTTTCAAGCCACAATTTTTTGTGTTTGGCGCCGACCCAGTTAAACTCCGACTTGAAATTTTTTACCCAGTGCTATATAATTGAGACTTATCAACTTTGTTTTAAGGAGCGTAGAAATGAGCGTGCTACTAACACTGCGCATAGCACTAGTAGCAACGGCATTAAGTTTTCCTATACATTTTGCAAAATCTACAGAACCAATAAAAGAATACTCACAAGAAACTTTAAAAGAACTTTATTGCTTAACTAAGAATATATACCACGAAGCTCGTGGGGAATCACAACTAGGAAAAATTGCTGTTGCACAGGTAACAATGAACCGAGCAAATCATAAAACTAAGTGGCCTAGTACAGTTTGCGATGTTGTTTATCAACAAGTAAAAGGTATACCACAGTTTAGTTGGACTACTATGGATACAAAGATAGTAGACAAAAAGGCTTGGCAAGAAGCCAAAGAGATTGCTTTTGGTGTGTTTACTGGAAAGTTATTTATCAAGAACTTTAACTTTACATACTTTCACAATAAAACTATAGAACATGGTCAAACAAAGATTAACCACAAAGTGATCGGCAATCACGTGTTCTACCATTAAACTGCAGGGGCTAGCACAGTCATAAATTTTGACTTGCTAGCCCTTTTTGTTTTTGATATAATATTATATAACTTTTAGGATTATCCATGAAAATCAGACTGCTCAGCGACCTACACCACGAGTTCAGGCCAGATACTTTTACACACCAGCAATTCCTGAAGCACAGTGGCGAAGATGTTACTGTGCTGGCCGGAGATATTGCCGTGGGTGCTAATAATGTGGCCAAAGTCTTGGATATGTTTTTGCTTGCAGGTCACAGGAAGATTGTGTATGTGCCTGGCAATCACGAGTTTTACGGCAACTATTATACAGAAGTAATGGCAGATCTAGAAATTATTTGTCATCATCGGGATGTAACATTACTGCGTCCAGGCACTAAATTGGTTAAAGACGGCGTAGTTTTCTTTGGTGGCACGCTGTGGACTAATTTTGGTGAAAATCCAAATATTGAGGATGTCTGCAAGATTTCTATTAGTGACTTCAGGGTAATTAAAGGGTTTAAGCCTGCGATGTGCAAAGCTTTGTACTACAATGACGAGGCTTGGATCAAGCGTGTTTATAAACAGTACCCTACTCACAAAAAAGTAATCGTTACTCACTTTTTGCCAGCTATGGAGTGTGTTCACCACAAGTATGCTGGCCAGGCATTAAATAAGTATTTTGCCAACGATCTTGGCAGCTGGATTGAAACTCTAGACAATACTGTGTGGATGTATGGTCACACACATGACGCAATGAATCATAAACTTGGTAGTACTAGACTTGTGTGTAACCCTATGGGTTATCCGAACGAGTACAATCATTTTGACCCATTTATGTCTATTGTTGTATGACACAAGAGCAATTTGTGAACAAACTGCGTGAGCTGTACGGCGAGGAATACCTGCAATCTTTGCACGAACATTATCCACAACAGCTCACGCACCTAATTAAAATCAATTTTTATTATTACTTTATTAATCATGCAAGTTAAACTTATTAGCTATAGTCAGCCAAGTGCTGAATTTATTGAGCAGGGGTTGCAGGACGCACAAGACCTAATTGCTTTCTGTGCTCGTGTTAGCAATCCCAGCAACCAACTAAATACTGAAACTAGTGAAAAGCTAATCAAGTACTTGGTTAAACACAAACACTGGTCTCCGCTGGAGATGGTCAGTGCTTGTTTAGAGATTACTACCACTCGCGATATTGCACGCCAAATCTTGCGACACCGAAGCTTTAGCTTTCAGGAGTTTTCGCAACGCTATGCTGATCCAACACAAGATCTAAACTTTGTGCTGCGGGAAGCTAGGATGCAAGACCCAAAGAATCGCCAAAATAGTGTGCACACAGACAATCTGCAATTACAAACATTTTGGCAAGAGCGCCAAAAACGTGTGATTCGTGAGGCTGGTGAAGCCTATGACTGGGCCGTTAAAAATGGCATTGCTAAGGAACAGGCCAGAGCCGTGTTGCCTGAGGGTCTTATGGAGTCGCGACTCTACATGAATGGTACACTGAGATCGTGGGTACACTTTATTGAATTGCGTAGTGCTAATGGCACACAACTTGAGCACCAGCTGGTAGCTAAAGAATGTGCTACCATTATCAGCAAAATCTTTCCACTTATGCAGGAGCTTACCAGTGAATAACTACCCAACCTTTGAGTCCTGGTTTCACGAGATTGAAAACTATGCTACTCGTGCAGAGCGCTGCTATGACGACTATGACATACACCACAGCATAGATAGATTTACAAATTTGCGTAAGTGGTTGGAGGCTGCGTTCTATGCAGCACGGATGCAACATAGCTATGTGCTACAGGTTGAGGGTACAGACGAAGAGCCACACATTACCTTTCCAGAAGAGTTCCTAAAAGCCCAAGGCTGGCAAGAAGGCACAGTTATTGAATGGCTGGACAACGGCGATGGCAGCTGGACACTTAAGGCGTCTAAACTATGAGAGTTGTACTATATACCAAAGATTTTGAGCCAATCACTGTGTTAGATATTCCGCTGTGGTTGTTGGAGCAGCTAGAAAAGCAAGGCACTATTAGGATTGCAGTTGCACCAACACTGAAAAGCATTGCTGAAGCAATGAATCAGGAAATCCCTGCAATGCCAGAGGTAATTGATATCTACTGTAGAAAGCTACGCTGGGAAGACGATACACTAAAGACAATTCTTATGACCAACAACGACGAACTTGCACTAGCGCTCCGTCCTGATTGGTTGCCTGGTCAACAGCAAGCAGTTAACTGGTATCAGCGAACAATCTTAGGTTTGGTTGAGCAACTGCAAAAAGCCATGAAGAACCGCTGACTTGACTTTTGAGTTGCCACAGTGTATAATATTATTTATAAATTACTAAAGGGTTAACTATGTTTTATTGTGTTCATTGTAGTGACGATGTTATGCCACAGCGTTGGCAACTAGGTTATCATACCTGCTTGCCTTGTGGCGACAAGCAAGCTCGTGAGCACAAGCATACCATTGTGCCTATGCATAAGTCAAACTACATTCCAGTATTCAATCGCCAAGACCTTGTTGGTATTAACAGCAAGGGCGGCAATCAACGTTATTTTGGAGTTTAACATGATAAGTATTACTGTACAATGTGAAGACTGGGATGAGGTGCGTATGCTGAGTAACGCCACTCAACTGCACCACTTGATGCAGGACTACCTAAACGCAATGCGTAATGCACGCAAGCATGGTACTGAACAAGATCAGCTTAAGGTGTTTGACCAGTTTGAGCAAGACTTCTACCGCGCACTAGATAACCACACCGGAGCCTATTAATGAATAAAACACTAGACGAACAGCTTGTCAACAAGTATCCTAAAATCTTTGCTAATCGCTATGCCAGCCCAGATAAAACAGCAATGTGCTGGGGCTTTGAGTGTGGTGATGGCTGGTATGACTTGATTGACCACCTGTGCAGTGAGATTCAGTGGCACCTAGATAAAAATGCCAAGCCTGGCACCACACAGTTTGTTGCGGTACAGGTTAAGGAGAAGTTTGGTACACTGAGATTTTACGGCGAAGGCGGGGACGAAAATATTCGTAACATGATTTGGTTTGCTGAGGGCTTTAGTGCTAAACTGTGTGAGCAGTGTGGTAAGCCTGGTACACAGACCCGTGGCGGCTGGATTCGTACACTGTGTAGCGAACATAGAGGTGATCATGATTGATAAAAAGTTTATTGAGTGGTTTTACCACGAAGTATACGCAGAGCCTAATCACAACCGCAACGGCTGGATGCGTGACCACGCTGATCTGCAAAAGCACGAATGTCGCGATTGGTGGATGCGTCAGGCATTTAAAGCAGGATATGAACAAGCACTAAAGGATAATAACGATGAGTAGACTACAGCTATACGGCAGGCCTTGGGCAGTATTTGATCCACACAACGAAGATCACCGCCGCTGGTTTGCAGAGTTTAATAAAACCAGAACCTGGGGCACTTGCCCAGTCAGATTCGTTGTCGACCAAGACTACGGCGACCTGCTAACACAAATCCAACGAGAGCTTATTCAATACTATGTCGACAGAGAATTCCACACCAATTAAAACCATTGAAGAATGGTTTCACAGGGTAAACCAACTAGCCAAGGAACTGGACGAGCACACTCCGCCAGCGACCTGGCCATATCCACCAACACCTTGGCCATTTCCCCCACCACTAGAAGGTGATGAACAAGAACCCATAACAGGACCACTACCATGAAAGTTATCATTGGACCCTACAAAACTTGGTGGGGGCCTTATCAAATTGCTGAACTACTGTGTTTTTGGAGTCCAAAAGTCAAGGACGAAGTGGGCTTTCCCAGACACAAAGACTGGGTGCACAACTTCGGCACTTGGCTAGCAGAGAACAAGGACGGCAGTGATAGCAAGCTTACCAAGTTCCTAAACTGGTTGGATAAGAAGCGTAAGCGCCAAGAGTATGTGCGTATTGACAAGTACGACACCTGGTCAATGGATCATACCCTGAGCATCATTATCCTGCCAATGCTCCGTCAACTGAAAGCTACCAAGCACGGCAGCCCTAAGGTAGACGACTTTGACTGTCCACAACACCTGTGGAGTACACACGCAAAGCCTAAGGAGAATGAGTGGGATACAGACGAGTTCTGGCACCAACGCTGGGAGTATGTTATCGACGAAATGATCTGGGCTTTTGAACAGCACCAAAACGCGGACAGTCAAGACCAGTTCTATGACCACAGTGAGGTTGACCCTAAAGCAGAGCTAAACCAGCAAATCTACCAGATCAAGCATGATAGTGAGGCTCACAACCACTGGGAACACAGAAAGCAACAAGGATTTAAACTGTTTGGCAAGTACTACCAGGCACTCTGGGATTAAAAAGCCGCACAAGCGGCTTTTTTCGTACCCACTAACCAATAAAATCAGTAACAACCTCCACATAAAAAATTAGCTTGCAGAGTATTTGCCTAGTGTGCTATAATATTGTATAAATTACAGAGACAGATACAAGTTGCACAGCCGTGGTTGTTGACCTAAACAACACAAAATGCTAGTAATAAGGGACGATACACGAGGGCCCCTTAATTACAGCAATTTTTGTAAGTTTAGGGTCAAAGACCAAAGGCTAAGTGCAACTAATAAGTAGGATAATTGCGTCTAAAATCAAACCACTAAATTTAAAAATGATATTAAAAAAGCAAGACATATTTGAACTGCCACTAAGCACAATAAATAGCATGAGTCAAGTAGAGCTGGAGCAATGGATCAAACAGGAGCATATTGCCCCACTTCACCAATGGTTGCTGCCACAGCTGGTTGCACACTTTGGCACCTGGAAGCTGGTCAAAGACTCTGGCGATCGTTGGGATATTTTAGCCACGCTCAAGCACAACGTTGGCCAGGACCCTAAACTGCAGGGGTTGTGGAAGCTCAGCAGGGTTACCAGGTCATTACTACTGCCCAGCCAAACACAACACCCCCAGTACGCACAGTTTACCCCACTTATACTAATGGGGTTTAAGCTCTACAAAGACGTACCTTATGGGAGCTGGCAGGGTCTAAAACACTTGGAGTACTTACTAGAACCTAAACTCTTGGAGGCAGTGAACTTGAGTGCGGAGCAACTGCAAGTTGTTGGCGATTTAGGGTCAGAGGAGTTGCTGGCAATCAGAAGTGAAGGCTTGATGAATAAATCGGGCAAGAAGGCAGGTGAATTGAAGCCTGCCGAAAGTACTTGGGCACTAACAGGCATTCAGCATACCAAGCTAGGCACACTCCCCAAGTTAACACAGTCGATGCTTACTCAAATCTGGATAGCACACCCCAGCAAGCGCACTAAATACATGATCTTAGATCCCATTAACTGGGATTTGATGCCCGAACCACTAGTTACTAGTGAGATTTTTACAGTACCTGAACAAACACAACCTAAACAAGATACATTTGCAATGCCATGGCTATGAAATACACAAAAGAAGTAACAGATAAATTGATCAAGGACTATAAAGGCGGTATACCAGTAACGCAGCTTGCAGTTGAGCTGGAAGTACCTGAACGTAGCATAATTGCTAAGCTGAGCAGTCTGGGCGTGTACCAGAAAAAACAGTACCTCAACAAGCGTGGTGAGCTGCCAGTGAAAAAATCGGAGCATATCGAACGCCTTGCTGAGCTTCTGGACGTCCCCAGCGACCAACTGGAGAGCTTGGAGAAGGTAAACAAAGGGGTGCTGGTTTTGTTGGAACGAAAACTGACCCTAAACCAAGGCAATTGCACTTAACTCACCCAATAACGCCAAAAGCCTACTTAGTTTTGCTAAGTAGGCTTTATTTTTTGCGGTTTAGGGTCAGTTTCAAGAAAATCCACTTGACAAACAAGGTTTAGCACTGTATAATTGGCGCAGCAGCGCTAAAATTTTGGACCCTAAATTGTAAAAACCAAAACAAAAGCCCCTACTACCTGCCGGTAGTAGGGGCTTTTGAACACGTCACAGTGATTTAGCTAAACAGCGTGTTTTTGTGGCTCGCGAGCCGCGCACGTTTCAGTCGCTACAGTTCCAGTGCTTGCGATATCCGTGCGGTAACATAGGTTGTCGCATTTGCTAGCGGTTTAGTGCAGTTGTCTCTGACTGGATATATTATACGCACCCTCCGCAGTTTAGGGTCGTTGTGGTATGTTCACACCATACCTAGCGCCAGCAAGACTCCAGACTTGCATTACCTCTGCCGAGGCTCTTGTGTTAGAAGATGGCTGTATTTTAAGGAGTTCTTTCTCCGGAGTACAATCCACTTGTATCCCGCCGACCGTGTTAAAGCGGTTGGGTATTACTATTACCAGCGGCCACAGGCCAATGTGCTGGGTTCATACCCTGACCCTAAGGTGCATCTAGGTGGCAGTTTTGAAGTCTGTCAGCAACTAGACACGATGCTTAGAGTTTCGGCCCATTGCAGGGCACTCATCAGAGGGTTTAGGGGGCTGGTGGTAGAGGCTTCGCCACCAATCAAGTTGTTATCTGGACAAATACGCCAGGCTCATAACACCCATAAACTGTAACGGGCTGTTGCTCGGCGATTAGCTTCCCAACAATTAAGTAGTATCACCGTGATTTGCTCGGTGACCGCTTACACCCTTCATCAAACTATAAATATATTATATAACAAAACAGCTTTATAGTTCAAGTAAAAAATTTCGCAATCGTTGTTAATAGCACTGGACTACTAAGATTTTATTAGGTTGAAGTAGTGGCTATAACAAACAGACTACTGGGATTAAAGAGACCATGAGCATTACAGGTGTGTCGACTAACAGTGACTGATTTGCGGTGTAATGGGTCTGGTTAATTTTGTTTATCTTTCCCGACTGCGATATATCTATTATATAGGATTTAGGGTCTCAATTCAAGTCAGAATTTTTTGACCCTAAACCGCGCTAGCTTACGCCAGCTTGGTAGCAAGTGCTTCCAGTACGTCCAAGTTAGCTTTTTCAAGCGACTCAAACTGTTCAGCCGGGACACCGCAAGCTTGTGCTAGCTTGTCGACCAGATCTGCCTTCTTAACACGAGGTTGAGCGGCTTTGGTTTTGGCTTGGTAAACGCCCTCGCGCGAGAGCTTGGCAACGATACTGCGAGTGGTTTTGCCCATTTCGCGAGCAATCATTTCCACGGGCATACCCGATTGGTACTTGCTAACTACTTCAAGCGTTTGCTCAGGTGTGTAGTTAACCTTGTTGACTTCGGCGGTCATAGTTTATTTCCTTTCTGTGTGTCTAAGAGTATATTATACTTCAACAAAGCTACCCTGTTCAACTTCAAAAAATTCGTCGTGTAGGTAGCACTCACAACAAATTTCATAAACCCATTGGTTAAGTTTTTCCAACTCCCACTGTGTCAATTCCAGGGGAAAAAGTTCAAGTTGCATCATGTTGGATTCCTTTCCGATTTAATAAATAAATTATAAATAGTTTTGACACTTGCGGCAAGTGACTATTTTTGCTGGTTATCGGCACGGCCGCTAAAAATACACTTGACAAGTAAAGGTTTTCCACTGTATAATGGGCGCGCCGGCACCTTCAAGTTTTTCCACTTGAGGTTTTGCACTGGCGCAGCGCGCTTAATGCACCCAAATGGTGGGTTGGTCAAATCGTAATGCGAATGCAAATGATAATGATTCGCATTTGCGTTGCTGGCGCGAAGTGAGCGCTCACTTCGCAAAATTGACCAAAAGTGTTGCGCCAGCGCAACACAGGGAAAACACCTATTGACACGCTCCCCAAAATTATGGTATAATTTTGGCGCAAACTGAAGTGAGCACTCACTTCAGTTCAGGATAATAAAAAATCCCCTTTCGGGGATTTAAACCGATTAAATCGGTTTTGAGTTTGCCAAAGCGTCAAAAATCGCTTTGAGGGCAGATTTGTTCGCCTTGGTGAGCGAATCAATATCATTTTCGGGCAATCGCAAAATTGCACCGATAGCGTCCGCGTGAACATCTTTTTTCACGGGCTTTTCACCAGTTTTGGAAACATAGGTTTTAGCCTGATATACTTTTTCGCGTGAGAGTTTTGCAACCACAGAGCGAACAGTTTTGCCCATGCTTTGGGCAATAGTTTCCACGGAAACACCGGCTTGATAATCTGCAACCATTTGCAGGGTTTGCTCGGGAGTATAGTTTACAGTTTTTGCAGTCATTTTAAATCGCCTTTCACAGTTAGGATTTATCGAATTAACAGAGTAGATTATACGGAAAACCCAATCCCCTGTCAACACTAGGGTTTTTGATGTTTTCGCAACATTAGGGTTTGTCCCTATTGACACCGGCCAAAATTATATGATATAATTTTGGCGCCAATAACCCTACCGGCAGTAGGGTTATTTTTATTTAAAAGCGTTATAAATTCCGATTATATTGGCTACAAAAAATGTAGTATTTAAAACCAAAAGCGAACGATTATTAGTTTTAAATGCAACATATAACCAACTGGCAGAGCCGAATATAAATGCAATATATCCAATTTGAATATATTGCATGGCAACCAAAAAACTGCCGAATATACTGGTAAATGTACCAAACCAACTTATAATATTAAGCATTTTAATCACCAATATAATCCATTAATTTGCTAATCCAAAATGGGCTAGAAAAATGAAAAGCCAAAAGGCTAAAACCAATAATATCTAAAATCATCTTAAAATCTCCATTGAATGATGAGGGTTAGCGGGTAATCCGTAGGTTTCCATTATAGCACACCAATTTTTACCATGTCCACATTTTTTCTCGCTTTCACCAAATAAATTATAATCTGCTTGGTGAATAATCTCATGCGGTAAAATAATATCTATCATTTCAGCATAATAATTTTGGTTTGCAATAAAAAATTTATAACCCAATTCTACAATATTTTGATCCTGTTGGCAATAACCCGCAGTGCGCCACAAACGATTATTCAGTTTAATAATGGGCGGATTATATCTAACCAATTTTGGATAACTTTCGCAAAGCCTACCCCAAACCCTGTCGGTTTGTCGGGTTAGGAATTGTTGCAATTTTGTTCTGTCCATGTCCTGTATTATACACGATTTTTAGACCACACAACCCCTAG